TGGATGCCATGTATCAGGCTGTGAGATGTCGTTCGTCGAATTGTTCGCCATCTCAAACCAGTTATTTCAACACACCTGAAAGCATTACCCAAATGAGGCTTAACGCAACAAGTTTAGCTAGGAATCTTAGCAGCAACTCAGACATGCTAATGCCAGCAGTTGTTTCTGGAGATACCACTCACAGGGTTGCTGCTGCTTTTGCGGCAGGTATGACACACAAGTCAGACGAAGTTCTTTTTACACTTTTGGAAGACAATGACCCACTTGTTTCACAAGCTGCTCGTGAAGCTTTAACACACATTGCTGTTGTAAAACTGAATAGGCGTGTTGATTTTGGACCTTACCCAAATTCAGACCCTGCCCATAAATCTGATTCGGCAAACTTGTGGAGGATTTTCTACTCCAGAAATCGTGTCCCCAATTCTCAATCTTCTCCTAATGAAGATGAAGATCAAAACTCAGCTAGTCGTCGTGGAACATCAAAGAAAACAGTTGAAGTAAAAGCCACATTGCCAACTAGAAGGATCACGGTTGAAAGTATTGATGATACAACGATACCCGGATTCAAAATCAAAAGAATCGAAACTAGAACAGTGCCAGATGACACTAACTGATAATCAGTAAAACATTAGGGCTATTGCCATGAAGCCAAGAACTGTTTTTCTCTATCCGGGATACATCACTAAAGGATTGAAAGGTCGAATGTTCTGGCATCCAAAAATGCCAGAACATGACATGGAATTAAATGATTGGAAAACTGATAAAGCAGTTGAAATTTCAAGCTGTATTCATGATCCTTGGCCTTTCATTGAAGGAGGAAAAGATTGTTTGATGGAAATTGGCACTCAACAATGATATATAATGCATGAGCAATTTCAGGTTGATTACTTTGGCCCTGATCACTCTGCTCTTCGCAGTAGAGGGAATTGTTTTATACAAAAAAAATGTATTGCAAAAAATTGCTGGAAAAATAATTAAAAACAAAGCTGAAAACTACGCCAAAGAAAAAATAGAAAAGATTGCTGAAAAAATTATCGATAAGTATTTACCTAAAAAAGTTTCAGATCTGCAAATCAGTGATGTAGCTCAAAATTATAAAAATCAAAGCGATATAATCAATCAACTTAAAAAGTGGAATAAAGAAGCTCCTGACTTTACTGATTTTGTTTCATATGGCAAAACAGCAAATGGCACAGAATGTAATTATTTCAGGATGGGTACAAAAGACAAACCAAAAGTTCTTATTCAGGCTGGTTTACATGGCGATGAAGAATATGCCATACTCGCCACAATGCATTTGATGGAAAAGATATTAAATGGATACGGCAAAAATGATGATATGACATGGGTTCTTGATAATCGTGATATTTACTTTATTCCTGTTATTTCTCCAGATACATATCTAAAATCTGATAAAATTGAAGGGTTCAATCCTTCAACAAGTTTTCCATATTCTCAAAGACCTAACAACCCTTCTCCTTCGCCAATTAAGCTTGCAATGTGTTTGATGAATCACATGAAATTCAAATCTGTAATCAATATGCATACGTTTGGCGAATCGATTTATGCTCCTGAGATTTGCCAAAAGGAAGATGGCAATAAAATCAACGATCTTATAAACAAAATGGTTGGAATGAATGGATATAAAACTGAAAGACTTGAAAACGCACATGGATCAGGGACAGACACAGATTGGTTTTACTCAGCTGGATCTTGTAGTATCAAAATGATGTGGGGCAAAAAAAGCCGCCAATTTGTTGAATACGCAGAAGTAGGACCATCTGTAGAAAAAAGCTTATCTGCAATTCTTTTGTTCATAAAAGAATCAACAGATTTAGAATTAAACCCAACTCCTCTTCGCACAGTTTATTATCAAGAAGTAGAATAATTATTTCAAATTCTTAAGCTTATAAATAAGATGATAAACTTCGGTAGAAATTTCATCTAATTGATTATGGATAAATGTGTCTTTCTTATCAATCATATCATGAGAGCCTTCTACAAATTTAGCGAATGATTCAAAATAAGATATTACATCCTGATTAGTTGGTACAGAATTCATTTTGAATGAAAGAAGTCCATATTTCCCAGAATATGTTTCAAACATCGTATCAGCCAAATCAACAATTGATTCATAAAAGCCACCAAGTGCTTTGTGCTGGCTATAAGACTTTGATTGCAAATGTGCATAATGAGCAAAATCACGAGATTCAAAAATTTTACTGAAAAGAATTGATATTGATTTTTCACCCGATGATGCTGCTTCGTTATATCCAATAGGTGGCATCAGGTTGTTATTGCTCATTTTCGTTGCCTTTTTTATAGTTTTCACAATACAATATATGTATCTGTCAACAAAAATATTTTGGTCAAATTATGAAAGCAAATCAAGCATATTGGCGCAGTCAACAGCCTCATCCCCTTAATCCTAACACGCATGATGCAAAAATATATAAAGAATATATGTTAGATGGATCTACATTGCTTCTTGGATGCACAAGAAAGCTGGTTTGCATATCAGATTATCAGATGGATTTAGATCCTTGGCTCAAAGGTCCAAATGTCATAAAAGGTGATTGGATAGATAACAATCAAGATTTTGTCAATATTATCGGCGATGGAGTTATGAATCTCACCAAAGATTTAGCAAATGGTCTTTTGAAAATGGCAAAAAAACATTCTAAAAACTTAGTCGTCAGAAGTTTCAAAAGAAAAGAATCTTGGATGAGAGTTGCAGATTATTTTCCCGAAGCTAAAGATTTTAAGATAACTCCATATATCTCAAGACAACTAATTGATTATAATTTTTATGTTTGGAGATTCTAATGCAGAATCCTAATGTTGATGTTAAGAATATAATAGACAAATTTGAAAAAAGTCAATGGATTTATAGTCCAAATTTAGATTCAATTAAGCATTTGCCTATTATCACAAGAGAAGAATTAAGAAATATGCCAATGGAAAAAGGCATGTTTGCCTGTAGCACTTCAGGTTCAACGGGCGAATCTCTTAAAGTACAAAAAAGTTATGCAGATTATGTTTGGTATATGGCTACGAATGTAAGGGAAATGATCTGGAGGAAATGGGATTTCACAAAAAATATTGCTGTTATAAGGCCAGATTCAAAACTAAGAGACCTGAGTGGGTGGGGCATTCCACAAAATATTGCTCCAATACAAGGGAACACATACCAAATTAATTTTGCGCCTATTTCTCAAATCCAATCTTGGCTTGAGGAAAAGAATCCTCACTACATTCACAGCAGACCATCTATTCTTGCTGAACTAGATTTGACTAAAATACCAAACCTTATTGATGTTAAAAGTACAGGCGAACTCGGTGGAACCATGTTTAGCAGTGAAGAATGTGGGACTATTTCAATTCAATGCCCTGACAATCCTTCTGTCCATCATGTGATGGAAAATCAAATTGTTGAAGTGGATGAATCTGGAAACATGATCATCACAACCATGACAAATAAATATGTAAAAAGATATAAAAACGGAGATTGCATTGAACTTGGAGAATGTAGTTGCGGCAGAAAATTACAAACAATTAAAAAAATAAATGGTCGTGTAAGGAATATGTTCGTTCTACCAAATGGCGACAAGAAGTGGCCATTGATAGGAAGCAAAGTCTATTATGAACAATTTGGTATCAAAAAGTATAAAGTAATTCAAAAATCAATCGAAGAATTAGAGCTTCATATTATTGCGGAAAATCTTGGAGAAAGAGAAAAAGAACTTCAAGCCGTTGTTAAAAAATGGCTTGAAGCAGAAGTTAATGTGACAATTAAATATGTAGAATCATTCCCAAATTACAAGCATGAAGAATTCATCAGCTTAGTCAACTATCTCTAAAATTTTTGGTAATTTACCAATATATTGCTGACTGCACTTAATTGCTTTTTGCCCATACAAAGTAAATGTATCACCATGCTTCAAAGGCTTATCGACATAAGGAACATAAACAGTTTGATTTTCAAGATTAAGAATAATATGTTCTAGACTGTCTGGAAGATTTTGACTGACTATAGATGTGTAATCTATAACATTGACTCTAAATGTAATTGTTGGATTTATATAAGTTAGTCCTTTTGAGCCTTCATCAGCAGCGACATCTAAAAATGCTTGAGCAATAATTTGACGCTCAGAAGATCCCATGTATTCGGGATCTTGCTTGGAAATTACTATAAAATAAATTTCATCAATTCCAGTTAAATTTTGCAAACAATGATCGTCAAACTCATTGCCAGTATCATAAAGATGAACAATTCCACTTCCGTTTCCGGGCACAAAAATAAAATGATTAATTGAAGGATCGCCAGAGTCATAAACTTGCTTATTAAAGCATGTAAATTGGCGACCTTTACTTGTCAAGGTGAACACATTAACTTCATAACTACCACTGTCATCAGCACCAATATCCCCTGTGATTGAAAATTCTTCAATATCAATACCAGTTGCTACCATTACAAACATGTCTGGATACATATTTGTAAAATATTGACTTCCAGCACCAAAATATGAACTGCCATCGGCAATTATTCCATCCATGGGGGGATTGGTGTAATCTCCGTTTCCTTCTGAGCCAGAAACACTGTGAGTGTAGGGAATAGAATTAGCACGGGCAGTATCATTGTCAGAACCATCATTATCTACATTAACATAAAGCTGAGTTAGATTTGTATTCAGGCAATTTCCACCATCATACATATCGTCTCCACCATCCTCAATGTTGGTGTTGACTCCCTCATCATCTGGTTCATCACTAAAATAATATGGATTGATAATGTTTTCGGTAATTGTTTCATATCCAAGATTTAATTTTGTCAAAACTGCTTCAATACCCATAATGTTCCTTTTTCAATGTGATTTACAAATTCACTGTCTCAATATTTTTTGCAAGCATGAATAATTTATGATATTAGTCAACTATCTCTAATATTTTTGGCAATTTGCCAATATATTGCTGATAACATTTAATTGCTTTTTGTCCATACAAAGTAAATGTATCGCCATGCTTCAAAGGTTTATCAACATAAGAAACATAAACAGTTTGATTTTCAAGATTAAGAATAATATGTTCTAGACTGTCTGGAATATTTTGACTGAATATAGATGTGTAATCTATAACATTAACTCTAAATGTGTAAACTGGCAATGGATAATTTATAGTAATTTCATCCGTTATGGCTTGAATATTACTTCCACCTAAGGAAAAAAAGTTCCATTTTTTGTCTGAAGCAATTTGTAATGGAGAAGATCTGTCATTAGTGGTTACATCTCCTAATACGCCAGCATAATTATTACCCCATCCCCATAAAGTACCATTGGATTTCAATGCGACAACATTGCCAATTCCAGCATAGGCACTTGCCCAATTAGAATCAGTTCCGACTTGAACTGGAGATGATATTGTTGCCGTATAGCCATTTCCTAATGCTCCAGAGTCTCCTTCTCCCCACGCCCATAGAGTTCCATTTGTTTTTAATGCTACTACATTGGAGGCAGTAGAAGAAACACTTGACCAATCACTTGAGCTTCCTACTTGAGCAGGCGAAGACAAATCAATCGTGTCGTTATTTCCTAAAACACCAAAACTACCATTTCCCCAAGACCAAAGAGTTCCATTGTTTTTAATTGCAAATGAAGATGAAGAAGAATTAGAGACTTGTTTCCAATCACTATCTGTTGTTATTTGAACTGGTGAGGAGTAATCAAGTATGTCGTTTTGTCCCAATTCTCCATCACTTCCTTCTCCCCATCCCCAGAGTGTTCCATCTGTTTTTATTGCCAAAGTGTGTGCAAGTGCTTTTGAAATTTGCTCCCAATTATTATCAGATCCCACTTGAACTGGAGAAGATCTTGAATTTTCATCATTTAGTCCAAGAATTCCAAAAAAATTGCTACCCCATGTCCACAATGTACCATCTGATCGAATAGCAGAATTACTAAAAACCCCTGCTGAAACTTCTTTCCATAAAAGATTACCTATCTGAACTGGAGATGACTGTGCGTTAGTAGTGCCATTTCCGATTGATCCATTGCTACCTTCACCCCATGCCCATAGAGTTCCATCTTTTTTAATGGCAAGAGAATGAGTGCCACTGGTAGAAACTTTTTCCCAAACGCTTCCAGATATTATGTTTTGTACTGGAGAAGATCTATCAATTGTGTCGTTATCTCCTAATACACCGTAACCGTTACTTCCCCACGCCCAAAGTTCATTGCCTGCCATAACACTACTTTCCACAAAGTGTAAATTTATGTAATTATTATTTACCCCACAAAAACTACCAAAATTAAAACATAATATTTATGTTTTTGACTTAAAACTTAAAAATTTTTAAGTCGAAATAAGTAGTTAATACTTAAAAGAAGATAATGTTAATTCACTTTATTTTCTTGAAAACAGAATATGGATAATTTTCATTGGATTTCATATTGTCTTTTTCAAATTTGGCGAATTTTCCACTATCATTTTTTAATGATAATGGTTCAAAAGAATCAGCAACACTTGTATCTGTCATCTTGAAATTTGAATTATAAATTACAAAATAACCATCTTTGTTGAGCTTATTGGACAATTCAACAACAGATTCCTCAAATTTAGAGAAAGGATAAATTTCACTACAATCTTTTCTGTTTTGCAATTGCGGATATCGACAGAAAACAGACAAAGCAAAAATAAAATCAAATGTACCATGGCCTTCAGCCGTTGTATCATAAGATATTTTATCACTATTTTTCATATAGTTGGCTATTTTTATAAACCTTTCATTAATATCAATTCCAACAATTTCTGATTCAGGAAAATAATTTACTAGAGTCTTGCATTCTAGTCCAATTGAACATCCGAAAGACATAATTCGGATATTCCCTGTTTTTAATTTTGAACAGTAATCGAAAAGATCAGGATAACGATTCTTTCTTGTTATACCGCTATATTGATGTAATTTATTTTTATCCATAATACTCCTTAAAAAAGTCTTGAATTGCAAACTGTGATAGCTGGTACAAATAAATTTTTTAATTTATGCTTTAACATTAAATGTATATCAAAAATCATCTATGTATTTATAAAATTTTTACCAAATTTAATTTGACAACATCATTGATTGGTAATATTTTATCTATATGGTTATTTATTTTTAATCAGAGGCAGTTATGAATAATTCTGATTGTGTTCATGAAAAAATTAAATTCTTTCACCATGCCAGCTTCGATGATATCAATCAGCGTAATAAAATCATGGAAAGAATTCCAGAATACAAAGAATTTCAGAAAAGTCTAAGCAAAGTCCAAAAAATTAAAACCGATAAAATAAACCCAGAAATGCTTCCTTGCTACCAATCTGCTCTCCTCAATTTCCAACAAGAACAACATCTCTTCAAAAAGCTTAATTTTTTGAAATATCGTGCAAAAAATTTATTTTCCAATGTCAATTGCAAACATTTAGAAGCAAAACATAAACTTGCCAATCACTTATACCGAAAAGCTCTTGCTGTCAGGAACCAAATCGCTGAATGCAATTTCCGACTAGCAACTCAAATCATGAAACATAAAAATGTAATGCAAGATGGAAACAGCACTGAACAAATGTTAAGCGATGCTTATTTCGATGTTTTGAAGGCTGTTGACTATTTCAACTGGACACTTGGACATAGATTCAGCACATATGCAACTTGGGTCGTGAAGAAGAATTTCTTCAGAGACGCTAAGACCAAGATGAATCAATCTGAAAAAGTTTCATTTCTTGATGATTCTCGTGCAGAAATGATCGAAGATAGAGGCACTGGAGAGGCTGATGAAAAGGACCATGAATCAAGACAATGTCTGATTAAGAGACTGATTGGAATGCTCGTCCGTGAGAATATAGGCACTGATCGAGTAAGGCAAGCATATGTACTCGAAAAATATTTCGGCGTAAATGGACGTGACAAAATGACACTCGAACAAATCAGTGATGAGGTGGGAGTGACGAAAGAAAGAGTCCGACAACTCAAGGAAAAAGGGTTGGAATGGATCAGGGAAAAAGTCGAAGAATTAGGACTTTCCATTGATGATTAGATTTTTGCTTTACATTCAATAAAAAGACGAGTATACTCACTTTGCTGACGCAAACGATGTGGTCCTGACTCACAATGTGTGGTAAGTCAGGTCAACCTTCACAAAGTATGTGCCAGCAAAGGGTTAGATAACATGTCAACTAAGCGTGCTGTTTCTTCGCAACAGATTTCCTCTACTGTTGCCTCTGTGGGTGTCAAGAAAACTGGTTTGGCTGGTCTTGCCAAAATTGCCAGTAAGTCATCGTCGCCAAACAACAAGCCCCAGAAATGGGAAATGCCTTTGACTCCTGAGTCTCAATTGCAGGCTCAAAGATGGATTGCTGCCAAGACTGTCCTCGAACCAGTGATGGCTCGTGTCGAGAACAGCAAGGATGAATTCGTCCAATATGCTATGAGCGTCATGGCCCAGAAGCTGTTTGATAACAAGAGCAAACCTTCAAACCCCCTTGTTGTCCTCCGCAAAGAGGATGGGAGCATCGATAGCACTTTTCAGTTCTTGATGACAGACAAGTTCAAGGTGAAGCTACCAGAAGCTCCAGTTGATGAAGATGCAGCAGAATTTTACGCTACCATATTTTCTGATTTAGGTTTGCATCCTCATGACGCAAACAATTTGGTTGAAAGCGAACTCGATCTTTCGCCAAGCATCGAATTCCGCAGTCCCAAGGAATTGACTTCGGGCCGTTACGGTGAAAACAGGGAGTGGATTGAGTCCACTCCAGCAGAAAAGTTAGCAGGTGAAAAAATGACTGCACTTGTCCTTTGGAACGGACAAGGGAAGGCTCCTGCTGCTCTAACGGACGAAGAGAAGGCCTTGGTGGTTGTGAGTTCAGCTTCTGTGAAAATCAAGGCTGGATTCTATGATCGTCTATCCACCTATTGCCGTTCTGTGGAGCAGGTTGTGGCCGTTTTAGGCTTGATTCAACCTGTAGTCTATCCAGCCTACGCAAAGTTCGCCACAAATGATTCTGTGACAGTACAGGCTCAGCGAAAAATCGCAGCGGCTGCGGAAATTTTGGGTGGATAATAAAACCTAAAGTTGTTAATATAAGGGGGAAGGCTCAATGCTTTCCCCCTTTTTTTAGGTGCAATGATAAAATGTTAGAATCTTTAATTGCTGCCACATCAATAAAAGAAAAAGTTGCTATTATTTGCGACTTTTATAAATCAAAAAGGCTCGACAACAATCTTGAGCCGATGTGGATTCATAGAGCTTATGAAATCGCACAACATTATCTTGATGATAAATTGCCAAAAGAAGAAATGGGCATTCTTCATGAAGTTATTCGTAGTCATTTAATGCCAGATGGAACTGAAGTTCTGTCCATGCCTAATGTGCCGAAAAGTCCAATTCGTATTATGCATCAAGGATGGAAGATTGGAACTCCGACATGGATATTCATGGGAAGAAAAGAACCTGATGCTGTGACTGATTTAGGAAACAAATGGGTTGCGGTAAAAAGAACAGTTCCTCCAGATCTTTACAAATCATTTGACCCCAAAATACCAGATACGATTTGGTTAGCTTATAACTTGGAAAAACAATTTGGTCTAGATTCAAAAAATTGTATTGGACCAGCTTTGTATCTCAATCAGTTAGTCGAGATCGTAGAAGAACAACCACGATGAGGGCATCATGGAAAACAACAGATGGAGTCAAGAAATGACTGAGATTTGCAACGATGATATTCTTGACTATTTCGATAAAGGCAAGTCTATACTTGTTTCTTATAAATTTTTATATGATGGTTTAGAAAAAATTCGTTTTGTAAGAATAAACGAAAAAAATCACTTTGTGAAAAAAGTCAAAAAAAATTAAAAACAGAATTTTAATTATTGTCCATTGATTTGTGCTGAAGAAAATTTAATCAGCATGATTCCTATGAACATCATGCTGATTCCGATTAAACCAATTTTATTGAATTTGATTCCAAATATTAATATTGGTAAAAAATAATAGACTAAAACCAAAGTGAAGTCATACATCATGCTAAAGGCATATATTTCCTTTTGCTCTGAAATTACTTTTGTGCCGCTAAACCAAAGATAGTTGCAAACACTTCCTACTAATATTCCAAGTGGGACATACCACCAGAAAGCATGTAATTCTTTCTTGTAACTGATAAAACATGATATAGCATTAAACAATGCTGCTACAAGAAGAATTAAATATTGCATTGTTTCTCAAATCAAGAATGATTTTTAGATCTACACTTCTTATTATATTATTTTTTCCTAAATTCGTAAAGATGCAGAATTAAATTTCTCTGAGCAAAAAACCTATAATTTGCCTGATACTTATTTTTTTCTTAAACTTTAATGGAGGAAAAATTATGAAACTTGATTTTTTGTCTAATCTTTTGACTAATGAAGATGTGAATGTGAGTTTCCTTTTGCCTTCTGGCAAGTATGTGAGTCCTCATTTTCATGTCACGGAAGTTGCCAAGGTGCAGAAGGCATTTACTGATTGTGGTGGCGTAAAAAGAAGCAAGGAATATGTAACTCTTCAGTTGTGGCATGGTGATGATTTCGATCATCGTTTAACGACAAATACTCTTTCCAAAATTATTGGTCATTTGGATGATAAATCCGCAATAAATTTAGAAGTTCTCGTTGAGTTGGAGGAAAGTACAATTGGACTATATGAAATTGAAGAAGCTATAGTTTATGGAGGCTTTAATTCCATGAAAAGTCAGGCTATTGTTTTCCAGTTGAAGAGGACTTCGACTAATTGTCTTGCCCCTGATAAGTGTGGTCTAAAGCCACAAAAATGTGGAACAAACTGCTGCTAAAGGAGGATTGAACTGATGTTTTGTGAATTACCTATTGTGCAACCTGAAACTTGTTTTGCGATTGAGGGTGAGTGCGTCAATCAAGACGACACAGCCCTAGTCAAGAAGCTTTACAAGCAAATAAAGAGGAAGAACCCAATAGTTGCGGTATGGATCAGAGAATGGTCTAAAAAGACAAAAGACAAGATGGGAGCGATGGCATGCGCTCTTATTGTTTATCGTCTTATTGAAAGTCAGTTTGAAGCAGATTTCATGAATGAGATGCTTTGATTTTTCTTGGTTAGAGATGCTAAATATATCATCTCTAACCAAGGATCATGATGGAACAAGATTGCCGTACCTTGGGCGAAAAAGTCAGTGATGCAGTTGCCAAGTTCGGAGGTTCTTGGAATTTCATTCTATCTGGTTTTTTTATAATCCTAATTTGGGTTATATCTAACAACATTTATTTATTCTACCACTGGGACGAATATCCATTTATTCTTCTCAACCTGTTTCTTTCCTTGATTGCAGCTTTTCAAGCGCCATTCATCATGATGGCTCAAAGAAGAGTTGAAGTAAAGCAGGACGCAATTTACAGGGCTCTATTCAGAGAAATCAAGGAACTGGTAGAAATAGACCTTAATCTCGAACACGAGGTTTTGGAAACAAATAAAAAACTAGAACAGGAAATTCAACTAATAAAACAAATTCTAGAGAAGCCTCAGGCCGAAGAGACATTATGAAATACAGGGCAACCTGCACAATTATATTTAACTTTGAATCTGATTTGCCTTATGAACAAGCTTTGGAACTAGCAAAACAACATCTAGACGATATTCCCACGAAAGAGGGAATCGATGACATCAGAACAATTCTCCAACTCGATAAGTTAAAATCAAAGGTTGAAAAAATAAAACTTGGAGAATTTACGCTTGATGAAGTAATGCCTTTCATAACAAATGATCCAGAAAGAAAAGAATACCAAGTCAAGAATACGATCTATCAAGTAAAAATGAATACAGACAGATATCATGTATTCAAAAATAACATGTTTTGTGTTTCATGTGGATTGGAAGGGAAAAAACTATTACTTGAATGTTATCCTGCTGATATGATCCCACATTTTAATCTTTATGGCGAAGAAGACAACAAACTTGTTCTTTTCACAAAAGACCACATCACAGCAAAAGCTTTTGGAGGAGAAGACACTCTCGATAACTTCCAGACCATGTGCAGCACTTGCAATACTTTGAAGGCTCACAGCAATCTCACAGTTGATTCAGTGGCTAAACTACGAAGAACATATGACGAGAATAGAAAAAAAATAGGTAAAAAGAAACTTCATGTTCTTATAGAAAATGAAAGATTGAAACTTGAACAGCCATGGCCTCATTTAATTTATAAAAATAATTCCAAACCAGCAAATGCAGTCCAATGCCTTTTTAACATGGTCATATTTGAAGATGGGGACGAAATGATTGCAGTTCCAGAAAAAGAATTACCAAAATCTATTGTTGCAAGAGGATGCATTGAAAAAGATACATATCTCGAAGAAATTCTAGAAATAAACAATAAGAGCGCATGTAAATTATCTGACTTGGTAGTGATTATCGCCAAAGAGTATCTTACAAAATGAAAAAACAAACACTAAATACTTTAGTTAAATTAAAGGAGTGCTATGGAACTAGAAGATTGGGAGAAAGAACTTAGAAATGAGTATGGGAGTCCTGAAGTTAAGGCTGAACCTACACCATCAGCCCAATCCACTCCAGTTCCTGTGCAAGAACCAAAAGTAGAAGAACCAAAAGTAGAAATCAAACCTGTAGATGACAAATCTAAAGATAGCGGCACATGGCTATTCCTTGTTCTTTTTTTAATTCTTGGAATTACAATAGTTTGGATCTATGATGACAAAACTGGTGGCAAAATAAAGTCTTCAATCATGTCCACGTTCCATAGCAAAGAAAATGTTCAGCCTGAAGAAAAAGAATTGATATCTGATGCTGAAGTTGGCAAATTAAAAAATGAATTAGAAAAATTTAGATCAGAAAATAAAACAGCTATTGATGCAATTCAAGCAAAATTAAATTCAAACTCATCAAAAATTGGGTTAATGGGTTTACTTATAAACGAAAATTTCACTATGATCATGAACGGCAAAGATGCAAGTGATTTCATTTTCTTTAATCGTGATTGGACATTGGACAGAATGCCAAAATACATCGAAATGACAGAAGATGATAAAGAATATCTTAAAAAATTTATAAGAAAAAATCAGTAAGATCTGTAGACTTCGGTTCCAGTATAACCATTTGATGTAGACAAATCCATGATTGCATTAGCAATGTAATCTGCCGTAATAAGTGCTAATTCCTTATCATGTCTTAAATCATAAACAACCTCAACCTGCATTGAACTAACATTTGGATCATAATCCCATTTACGAAAATACTGATTGAGGTTGTTTCTAGACCAACCACTCATTTGCCCACCAGCTTTACCTTCGTAAGAAGTTATTCCTGATTGATTCATAAAATGCAAGAAAAGATTTTTCTGCCACACATCACATGAATAACTATTTGGCTTACCAGATCCATATCCAACTACAACATCAAGATAAGGATCTTTTGATATTATCCTATGTCTATTTCCCATGCCGTGAATATAAAAAACATATGCTATTTGATTAGTTTTGAGAATTTTGTTTTTGAATCTAATGATTGGATCTAAAAACTCTTCACGAACAACATCTTCTTGACAATGATAGATGTTGTTGCAATCTGCAATATCTTTGAAGATATCTACAGTTTCTCCTCTTTCCCATCCTCTGTTAATCACTGCATAAGAGCCAATAGTGGAAGCAATGGCTTCAACCATCACATCAGTATTTTCATCGTCTCCCTTATAGCCATGAGGAGCGACTACGATAACTGGAATATTACCTTCGATAATACTGACTCTTTCCATAATTTAATTATAGTTCCTTTTGTATTGAAAAATATTTCCAAAATAATACATAACATTTGTGCTTGAAAAGGCAAGCACAAAAAACAAGGGTTTTGATGATTATAGACAATAAACTGGACTTATCCTCCAAAAAAACAGATGAAATTAAAAAATATCTTGAAGCCATTCTAGCCATAAAATATAAGTTTGGTATTCCATCAAAAGAAAACGGATTTCTTAAAGTAACTATAAGCCGCCTTCAAAGAAGGTCAGATTGCTTAAACCCATCAAATTAAGACAGGTCTAAGCAATCACAGACCTAATTTTTTACTCGACAATTCCGGGAACAGGTCCAACATTTTCCAAAATCCACTCTCTGCCCTTTACCTTGCAAAGCTTAACGAAAAGTAAAAATTCAAACAAGTTGTTATTTTGACTGAGATGATTCTTTCTATCTTTCGCCGACATGAAAGCTAACTTCTTGGCAAGTTCCAAAGCTTTCTTGTACTCATCTCTAGCCCTTTTTCTTTCCTCACGAGGACTGATCTTTTTCTTCTCGATTTTTATATCTTTCCATTCTGGAAACTTTCGGTCAATTGTTAATGTTGCCAATTCCTTAGAGTAATTGTGGAATCTCACGAGGTTATAGATATACATCTTCCTCCTTTCCACTTTAATCTCATTTGAAAAATTCAATTTATGACCACTGCTGATAGAAGCATTCTCTTCAGCAAGATAAGCTGGCTGACCTGAAAGAGTGTTTTGTAACTTCCCAACAATAAAATTGGCAAATTCTAAATCGTCAGGAACGTCATATAAGTCAAAAAAACCAAAACGACAGACAGCAGCATGATGCATTTCTGTCAGATATTCATGCCTTTCGGCATTATATCTCTTGCTTTCTGAATGGAAATGCCCCAAAAACCTTTTATTTTCAACAAGCTTCTCAATGACCCAAGAAGATGGATCTTTACCCATATCGCTGCACAAAAGGATGCACTTGTCACCTTCAACAGTAGGCTTGATGAAAGGGTACTTTTTGAGAATTATTCTGGCTACATGTGCAGTTTTAGCGGCATCGAAACGATGGATGTAAAACCAAACTTTCTTGACGTTCATTCCCAGTTCTCCGTCTGTGACTCTGATCTCCACATCTCTTATTCGCATCGAATCTCAGTTATTTCAGAAAACTCTTCAGATAAAAAATCAAACTTTTTTCAAGCATACTATTGGCTGTTTGGTATCACGATGTACAACAAATATGTCATTCTTGGAAACATAAGCAATATGCTTCTTCCTGCAAAGCTTAACCTTGCTGCATATTTCTTCTTGACTTGGACTTGCAATTTTCAAGACTGAATCCGTTGCAGAAATCTTATCAATCATCCATTCGTCCAATTCATTGTCATATGTGCTATCGACCACACATAGTCTAAGATCGACGTTTTTGCCTAATGGGTTTTTCATCTCATCGATTCCTTTCAAAAATTTGCTTTATCCTATAATAACTTATAGAATTTAAGGTAATTTGTAAACAGAGAATAAAAAAAAATTATGATATATTGTGATTTAGATGGTGTTCTTGTTGATTTAGCTGGAAAACTAAGTGATATATATGGATTTCATCTTAGCAACGGAGAAACATTCATAGACTACTTCAACAGTTATATCGACAAGCTCACAAGCAAAGAAAAAATTGAATTTTGGGCAAATCTACCTGAAACAAAAGACTGTCAAATCCTATGGGATTTTATCAAAGAATATAAACCTTATATCCTGACATCATGTTCAGAGTCAAAAGAAGCATGTGAAGGTAAAAATATATGGTGCCAGAATCATATTGGCGTTTCTGGAAATAGAATTATCTGTGTTGAGAAAAGCAAGTTGAAAAAATATTACGCTAGTTCAGGAAAAATACTAATAGACGATCTCCCCAGTAACATCCAAGAATGGCATGACTGGGGAGGAACTGGAATATTACACGTTGATGCTGAGAGAACAATCAATGAGCTTAGAAAGGCATTCTAATCAATCTACTGGCAAAATATTGTTGAAAGAACAAGCAATACTGTGAAGGTGTTTCACATATTTTCCTGTGTCGTAATAAGCTTCATTATTTATGAAGAAACAAAATCTTGGGAATGGATTCTTTCTTGATTGACCAACAAGTCTTGTTGTTGCGTTAAGCAAACCTATTCTTTGACCATGATCAGAATAAATTTGTGCAATTTCAAGAAGATGTTCGTTTCTTTCTGGGCAAAATGGCTCTGCCTGCATCAATAATGAAATAGCAGCCTCATCATCTTTGATTATTCTTTGGCACTCTGCCATGAAAACTAGAACCATGTAGGCCATTTCATCCATGTGCTTCGGCTTTTTAGTTTCTGAGTATTGATGAACAACATTCAAATATTGCTCAAAAAAGAATATAGCTCTTCTTGCACATTCATGTAAATGATTTGTTCCAAAAGGCCACTTTGTTCTTGGATCAAGAACTGCATCTCTATAGCTTTTGCCAATATAGAAAAGATGATATGTGTCATTAGACATCTTACTGTCAGACAAAAGATCCTTCTCTATCTCTAAAGCATCGGAATAAAACTTAGTGGGATTGAACCAAGTCCTGCCGTCACCCATGATTAAGTGTTTGAATTTTGGAGAAAGAGAAACCCTCTGGAATCCTTCGCCTATATTATCTTTGTCCATATAAATGGTTTCATGACGCTTATCATGCTTGAATTTCCAAGGAAGCTTAGAGTTCCATAGCCAACAGCGTTGATAACTGCATTGACCTTGCAGCGCAACTATATTGAAGCTTTCGATAGTTGTATCGTTGATTAGCTTCCAATCAAGTTCATCATCGACCTGCAAAATCTCATCAGCGTCGATTCTCAATATCCAATCACAGTTGTGTGAAGCTTGCAAAGCTGTTTGTAAAGCATGATCACGATTATATCCGGGATACTGCCAAGAAATTTCATAAAGAAATCCGGGTATGTTCTTATCCTGAAAGAAGTTACGAATTATTTCTTGTGTTCCGTCAGTGGAGCCATTGTCCTGAATAATCCAATAGTCAATATAATTATAACAAGATTCAAGCATCCTTTTGATTACATGGGCTTCATTGGCGACCATAGTATTCAAGCAGATTCTAGACCTTTTGGGTTCCATCTTAACCTCTTAAAGCGACAAATGATGATTACCGTTGTGATCCGTCTTCTGTCGAAGGAACATCTATTGCAGGTAATTCTGGGACTGACATACCTTTATTTTTCATTTCTCTGAAAATAAGGGTTGTGGCCAGATGCAAAAGATTAACGCTATCATAAGGCTTGAAGCTATTCAACTCAATTTTCATTCCCATTTCTTCTTTGCTGGACATTGGCATTAAGAGAATATAAGAATTGTTTGGTCTATTGCGAAATTCAGTCAAAAGTTGTTCTTTAGTTGCTAATTCGAGATCTTCAAGCAAATATTGAGATTGAATTAATTTAATGTGTCTCAGCATATAGATGCGATAAAACAAAAATATAAATGTAGCTAAAGTAAATCCTGCGATGAATATTGATAAGAGAAAGAGATAATCCATAAAATTCCTTACTTTCTATGCCAAAAAGATCCACAGCATGCCGCTCCATTTATCGGCTGTTTGTACAAATAAGCATAAGCTTTATTTTCTTGTACATCATTCCAAACTGTTTTGTCAATAGGCAAACGACTAAGAGTAAACTCTTCGATATTTATGGTTGATCTTTCAAACAAATTAATTTCTACGCCTTCTATTTTATCCAATCTTACAAGACAATCCTCATCAACTTCCCAAATTTCACCAAAAATAGATTTATCTGCCTTGATATTATTTTGTTCGGCAAGTTTTTTATTGAGAAGGGCGGGATATCCTCCTGTTGCATGCATGCTATATTCAGGCTTTGTTTTAGCAGTTCCCAAATAGATCTGTCCCTGCAAAGCATAATTTCTAGTAAACCCTATTTTTAGAGTTCCGTAAACAAAAAGCAATACGCTCATTCATCTTCCTTAATTCTTGTTGTCTCATCTTCATTAGTTCTTGTAATAGCAATAATGAAAGTGCAAATTACAAAAGCACTTAGCATAAAAAACACAAAAGAACCTAAATGAGATAGTGTGCTGTAAATCATTTTAAGAGTAATCCTTTATTTGTAAAGAAAAAGAATTAGCGAAGGAAACAAAGAAATTCAAGACAAGATCATCGCTTTGCACAGAACCTTGTAGATATCCTCTTTCAAAGAGGTAGGCCTTGCAACCAAAAAATCCATTCCAAAAATCATATGTTCCAAGCATATAATCGCTAGACAAGTATTTGCCATGTACATTTTCAATTTTCTGCTTCAAAGATTCTATCATTGCAGCCCTGTCATATAAATTGACTACAGACTGAGTCAAATCCTGCACATTAAAAGAACTTAATCCACAAATCAAATCAGATTCTCCGTCAACAGATGACGTATTTCTAGAATAAATTCCAGCTTTAGGCAAAATCTCAGGCTGAGTCCAAAGACATCTTTGATTTTTTTCTAAATTTTGAACCAAAGTGTAATCCACATTACAATCTGTCTTGAATTTATTCAAAACAGGAACATAACGAAAATTAAGTTCAGCAATCTTTGTGATTGCTTCTTCTGGCAAATCTTTGCCTATAATTAGAGCATCGAGTGATGCAGATTTGGTATTACGGACCCAATTGAGGCCAAACTTATTCCAACTGTTCTCATTGAAAAAAGTAGAAACAATATAACTCATTTAGCTCAACCCTCTTGGCATGTGAAGTCTCTCAAAACAAGAAAATTAGTTTTCATTTATTATGATAGTTACATTGACAGCCAAAAAGACAATATTTTAGCTGATATTCATCGAAACATCACACCCTCCGCCCTCCGCCCTCCGCCCTCCGTTTCATCAACGGAAGGCGGATTTCCAAAATAATGATAATCCTAATGAACCAAAAGGTCAATAGATCTTAAAAATTTAAGCTGCTAGGCTTTTTTGAAAAAGAGCAGTTTGACCCAAAACGACATCCTTGGTAACTACTACTGTTTCTCCACCATGATCTGTCAAATGGTACATGATGTCAATCATGAATTCTTCCATGACAGTCCTTAGTCCACGAGCTCCAGTTCCAACACTCAAGGCTTTCTTGGCAATTTCTCGTAAAGCTTCGTCAGTGAATGACAACTTTACATTATCTTGCCAACACATTTTCTGATATTGTTTCACGAGAGCATCTTTAGGATCGGTAAGAATCTTCATAAGGCTTTCTTCGTCAAGACCTTTCAAAGGTGTCACAACAGGAAGACGACCAACTAGTTCTGGGATCATTCCAAACTCGATAAGGTCATCCTGAGTGACATGCTGAAGAATCCATTCTTCATCAAGATTCGATGAAGCACTTCCGAACCCCATTTGATTTTTACCTATTCTACGCTTAATAATGTCTTCTAGGCCATTAAAAGCACCACCACAGATGAATAGTACGTTAGTAGTATCAACCTGAAGGAACTGCTGCTCTGGATGTTTACGGCCACCACCGGGAGGCACATTGCAAACAGTACCTTCAAGCATTTTCAGTAGAGCCTGTTGAACTCCTTCCCCTGATACATCACGAGTGATACTAACACTTTGGCTTGTCTTACCAATCTTATCGATCTCATCAAGGAAAATAATTCCAGTCTGAGCCAATTCAATGTTAAAATCAGCTTCCCTTACAATCTTAAGAATTAAATTCTCGACATCTTCTCCAACATACCCAGCTTCTGTAAGGGTTGTTGCATCGCCAATTGCGAATGGAACTTCAAGAATCTTTGCAAGAGTCCTAGCCAAAGAAGTCTTTCCTGATCCAGTTGGCCCTATCAACAGGATATTTGACTTTTCGATATTAACATCAGAGAATGGATTATCATCAGTGATGCAAAAATTCTGAGTCAATCTTTTATAATGATTAGTGACAGCAACTGCCAAACAACGCTTGGCCTTATCTTGGCCAATGATGCTCTTGTCAAGATGTTCAACAATTTGCTTTGGAGAAGGAATCATCTTTTTTGCACTCATGTTTGCAGCTTTGCTGTTCTTACTCACCATGGTTTGACAAATTTCGATGCACTCTGCACATATGTAAACCTTGCTCCCAGCAGGTCTACCATTCTGTTCACGGCTGATATTTGGACCTTCAACTAACATCCCTGCCTGAGAACTAGACATTCCACAGTAGTCACAGAAAGGACCCTTCTTTTTCGCCATGAATCAAACTCCTTAGTTTCAACTTGCCAAAATCATTATACAGTAATTCTTGATTAATTTAACAAGAAACAACTATTATATATTAATGGCTGGTCAGATAATGGAGGTCGTTTTCACACTTTCCTGACCCGGTATCTGTTTATGCAGAAGCAAAGATTAAGTGTTGTCCGCTATGCAACAGCCATCAAAATCAAAAAACCCCGTTCGTATGTGAACGGGGTGTGCTAAATCAAGTTTATTGTTTCAAATCGTAAAAACTAGTCAATCTTGCCAGAAAACTGATATTCACGGGTCATATCATTTTTCGTGAAAACGCCCTTCTTGCAAAGTTTCTGCAAACACTGATAAACCATGTTGCTCAAATTACCACTGTTAGTCTTATAGCCGGTTTCAAGAACGAGTTCAGCAATTTTCTCATACCTCATGAAATGAGGATGCTGCTGACCAATTGTTTCCAAAAGATTGGGCAGTTTCATTGACTTACCGCTGGAAACAGGAGAAGCAATACGAGTGCGACGAACCTTAACAGAGTTGTCACCACGAAAAATTACTGGGTCTTCATGACTGGTCGGAATATCTGTATCAATAGTATGCTCTTCTTCGAGCCTGACAAGCTCCTCGATACAGTTAATCTTCTTAGCAATCTTATCTTGCTGTGCCTTAAGTGCTACCAATTCGTTTGCCCAAGATGTCTTCACGTCTTTGCTCCTTAATATACTGGCGTGTTAGTAAATGAAAGCCAGTAAGTAATTAATATACGAATTTTTTTTTGTTGTAAAGCCATGTTGCAGAAAAAAAAGTAAAAATTGTAAAATTTCAGCAAACTTACTCGCTTAATATTGTGTCAGAGGACACATGGAAAGCAAAGAAAGGAAGTTAAATGCTGGTACTTAGTCGCAAGAAGGACGAACAGATCATTCTACAGGTCCCCGGTATGCAGGACATAGTCCTGACGGTTGTGAGGATCGATAACCGCAACAAGGTCAGGATCGGGATTGAAGCCAATAAGAGTGTGACAGTGCTGCGTAAGGAACTCGCAGCAAACGCCATGGAAATTGACCCCCGTGCCCCCAAAGGCCAGATCTCAGCAATAACTGATGATACTAAATAGAAAATTCAGTATTTTATATAAGATTTGTTGGCAACACCCAACTTTTTAAGAACTTGCAGGAATTCTTGATGTGAATATTCATTGTCAGCAACATATGCCAAAACAAGAATAATCATGTCTTCATCAAGCTTTGTATGCCATTTCAATTGCTCATGATTGAAATGGTTTTTTCTGACAAGCCATCCAGCCGAAAGCAACTGGTTGATATCACTTGAATCAAAAACTTGACTACAGATAGAACAAGAAATCAACCCATCTGAAAGTTGCTCTTGTAGTTCGTGACCGCAAAAAGGGCATAAATGAATCATTAATGTATTTATGCACGAAAAAATAAAACCGTCCCATATTTTGTATGGGACGGCTTTAATTTCATAAATCAAGCTGAATAATGACGTTTCAAAGTGCTAATCCAATCAGGGTTATTCACAAGAATGTTGTCATTAAATATTTTCACTACCAACTTCAAGGCATCAACATGAGCAGTGAAGTCATCTCCCTCACCATTATTCCTCACCAAATTGGCAAAGAAATCACGTCCCTCAATGATTTTTGACTCTCTCATCTTTCTAGGTCCACCCTTGGGACCACGCTTGTTTGAAGTTCGAGGTATTTCGCCAGCAATTTGCTGACTTGCTTCCCTAATTTCCCTCGTAGTCGTAACAGGATTAGTGGTTTCCTCTATCTTGCGACGAACTGCACGAGATTCTACTTCCGCTCTGGCCAAATTGCTTCTGGCTTGATCCTGCTGTTGAGGGCTTTGAGCCAACACAACTTCGCCCTTAGCAATGTCTTCATTCGCCTCAGCCTGCTCTGCACGTCGAACAAGCCTTGCAATACGACGACCAGATGTTTCATTTGCAGATTCATGCGCTGCAACTCTTACCTGATTACGGACCTTCTCGTCCTCAATTGCTGCCAACTCGACAGCAGAGTTGCGATCCAATCTGCCTTCAATCAAATCAGCAAGTGTATGAGAATCCAAAGAAGCAATCAGACGGTCAGTGTCGGAAAGCCATTTTGAATCCTGTTGCAGGACTTCCATGATCTTTGCGTCACTGGCCCCATTGTCACGAAGCTGAATTACTTCAACTATCTCATGACCATCTGTCAGATTGATGCGAGTCTTGTTTTCTGCCCATGCCAAAACAAGAGCGTCAAGATCGTCTCTGCACATGAAAATTTGACAAGGAACAAATTCATAAGCTTCATCAGCAGAAGCAGTTCTGCTGATAAATTCGCCCTTTTCATTGACCTTAGGAGTCCTTGGGTCAGCAACCATTTCCTTCTTGCGAATCAAGAAATCAAGAGAACGATAACGCCTGTCTCCACCTACAACCATCGGAAGGAATTTGTCTCCATCCTTTACCCACCTACAGACTAAAGGGTTGAGAAGAGTGTTCTTCTTGATGCTCTCACGGAGTTGAGATGACAAGTTCTTGTCAACAATGTCAGACTGACCACGTTCAGTCAAAAGACGTGGATTGTTCTTAGGAGCAATAATACTTGAAAAAGGAACCATAAAAAGGTTCCCAGTCAAATGCCTACTTCCTTCTGGCAAACCACTCATCACCAAGTCTTGTGTCTTCACTGACATGTCTTAACCTCATTCCGTCAAAGAGTAACTTGTTTCCAAAAAAGCAGAAGCACAAATAAAGTAAGCAGACTCAGTTAAAATGTCAACACCACTAAACCAAAAGGTCAAAACAATGAATGACGAAGAAAGAAATTTCATCAAATCCGAAAGAATCAAAGAAGAATTTGAAGAATACAAGAAATTTGCTTACAAGAAAAATTTCTTTGTCATGGCCTTAGCTCTTGTTCTAGCAACTCAAACACAAAAGTTTGCTTCTTCTATGACAGAGTCACTTGTTATGCCAATCATCAATTACTTGATATCAGCAACTAATGGCAACTGGCGCAATCTAGTTTTTACGCCAACAAAAGGACTTGAACTTGAAATTGGAAATCTAGTCAACGCCTTCCTTGAATTCACGATTGTTACAGCAATGCTATACTTGATCTTTCAAAAAATCATCAAAAGATTTGATCCTAATGCAGAACTGGAAATTCCTCATGCTAATCATACCGTCAACGCCGGACGGATTTCTCTAGGAATCATAGACGAAAAAAACCCAAAAATCAACTAATCCAAAAGATCAAAAAAATCAATCATACAAAGGAGAAACACAATTAAACTTTGTTTTACACCTATCGCAAATTATATCTGGGGCATTACTTCCATCTGGTCGGCGACCTGATCTGATACTATTGTGAGGAGGAGGACAAGAACATTCGTATTTCAAGAAGAAAATTTTTGATGGTTTCAAATTATTGATTGCTAAAACTAAAGACTTTTCGTTCTCATTCAATAATTCATTATCAATATGTATGTTAGAAATAATTGACTTGAGATTTTGATTTTTATCAAGTTCAATCTTAAAATCTTTAGTCGAAAAACTGTTATCAATTTCCAATGTTGTGTTTGACCAACCTTGATTCTTATCTTTATAAACAACCAAACCGCACTTTACGGCAAGCTTCATAAATTTTGAGTTATGATACTGATTATCATTAACATCTATAACTTTATTTTTATAATTTGATAAATGTATCATTTCATGAAGCAAGTTGACGCAAATAATTTCTTTATTTATATTTACAAAACCAGAACCCATAACAATAATATTTTCGTCAGATTGCCACCTTAATGAAACTTTTTTACTCACATCAACAATAATCTCTGGAGCAGAGAGATTGGAATCAAAAAACAATCTGTTGAAAATGGAAAAAACACTGTTGATGCTGGCAATCATGACCTGATCTCCAAATTAGGAAAGATCATCATAACAATCAGAAAGAAATTTGTCAACCAACGAAAAAGGCTGGCAATCAGCCAGCCTTCCTGAATTAAATTAAATTAAATTAATAGAGACGTAAGTTACAAACTGTTATTGCTGGAACCCAAGCGCCAGAAACACCAGAACAGATTCCAAGAGCCTGCTGGTTCTTAGTACACTGAGCGGTAAAAAATTTCCAAGTAGTAGTTGTATAAGTGTTATCGACATTTTTGCAACGAAAGCCCATAAAACCTCCTTATTGTACACAAATTATATATTATACCTGTTGATTATTTTTATAAATTTCGTCGAACTGACTTCGTACATTTCGCAATATTTCTTGTGCTTTCTTATTTTTGTCTAATTGTTTCAAAGTGCCTCTTCCTTCATGTTGAACCCAGCTTTTCCCACAAACTCCCTGTTTATAGCCACTTTTTGCCATTCTGATTGCAAATTCTTCTGTCTCTACACCTGCATAAGGACATTCATGCAAAAATCCAACTCTATTAAATAATTCACGATTTGCCAAAACACAATACATCGGCAAGAAACCATCTTCTAATATTTTATCTTCTCTTGTTTGGCCCTTTTGGGCCTTTAGATCAGAAGAATCAACTGTTGGATTATCTGTCATCGCTGAAACCATTTTTACATTATTCTCTTTCATAATTGCAAGAGATTGACCAAGATTAAAAAGCCAATTTTGATCCTGAACACGAACATCGGAATGTAAAATAGCAACGAAAGGAATGTCTTTACGAAAAGGATTCTTCAGCGCATTATTGACCGATGCTCCAAATCCCTTGCACTTATCATTCTTCAAAAACCTCAATCCTTCTACCTTTTTCTTCTGCAATTGCTCTACAAAACTTTTATTCACAGAACCATCATCGACAAGAGTAATAAGATACCTGTTCTTTTGAACAGTATTGAAAATATCATTTACCAAATTGATAACTTTTGCTTGTTCGTTATAAAATGGAATAATTATTTCTACAGATGAAAGATAAAATGGTTTTGCCTCAATAGTTTTATTTAGGAAAATTTTTTCTTCCATTTCACACCCCGATTTCTGTCAAGGCAGAATTAAATTCATCCATGTTGTTGGAGCTTAAGAAGATGCCGTTGTTTTCATTTACCATATCTTTAAGCAATGAAAAATCACAATGATCACCTATTGCAATTACTCCAACTTTATATTCATAATTTTTATTCTTCTTGGCATCAAACAAAGCTCTATAGTGACCTTTGAATTTCCCGTTAAAACGATCAGTAATAATAACTATGTACTTATCAGAGTCCTCAACTGAATCTCCAACAACAGAAGCAATTCTTCGAGTTGCTTCTCCTATCCTGAAATCAACAGGATCTATATAAGAATCAATTTGATGTATTCCTCCGCCACACATTCTTGGTACTTTATTATCAGCATCACTTACAACAACAAGAAGATTCTCATCAGAAGAAGCAATTCTTGAAACAAGTTGCTTTTTAACCATATCAATTATTCTTCCGCCTTGCTTGTCATGTCTAATAGATAGATCGAAAACAATGCCAAGTAACTTTTTTCTACCGAAATCAAATTTTTCCATATGTTCACCTTGGCAACAATTTCTTAAGTCCATAAAGATCAAAATCCAAGAATTGCTGCCAATCCTTTTTTTCACATTTAGCGTTGCTGTGCTGCTCATTCACCCAATCAAGAACATCATTCCACTTATGTCCGTAATTGCCAAATATCTCTTCGTCTTGCTCAACATCCCTTAAAAACCAATAAAAAGCCTTACCATGATGTATACTTGTCTGAGGATACTGATCTCCAACATATCTTATTTCCACACTTTGAATCGCAACATCATCAGTGTGATTTACAATCCCAGCATATCCAAGAGGCAAAATAAGATAGTCGCCAATGTTCACAAGATCATTTTTTACTTTTATACTTGCTGCAAATTTATATGAGTTAAAAAAATATGTACACTCATCAGCAGTAGAACCTCTTTTAACCATAACCCCAGTTATTGGTAAAAATTCATCCTTTTTAATTTTTCTTTTGGCAAATAATCCCTTACCGGCCAATTTCATAGTTGATTCTTTAATATAAAATCTGTCATCGTTTTCTTCAATGGTAATCATTCAATATTTCCTTTAACAATTGCCTCATTAAGTTCTTGTAAAGTTACTGTCCTTCCCAAGAAATCTGAAAAACTTTCAAGAAAATGATTTATTATAGAAAGAGCCACTGATTCAGCAAGCTCTTGATGATTCAATATGTTTTTTCTAGCTTGTTCAAAACTTTCTAAATCCAAACCCCAATCAAAAACCTCGCCTTCAACCTTAAGGACTTTTATCATTCCAATTTCATCGTCAAAAGCCTCTATTACTTCTAATTTTTTCATATAAACACTCATATAAAATGTTAACCAAATTAAATGAGTTTGAAAAATGCAATTTAATAATCAAAATACACAAAACGAAATTATGACAATTAAAAGTTTCATGATGACACTTGATTCTATGAAAATGTTCATGCAAAGATTGCTTGATCAGGAAAATGCAATTTTTGAAGCACCTAAAAATTCAAATGATAAAATTCGTGAAATTACCGATTTAAGACTTCTTGCAAAAAGCGACCACTGGCCCGAATCTTTACGTCCAGAAGACATTGTCTCCACAGAGGAAGAGAAACTTCATGAAGCTGCAATGATTATAAGCAACTTGATCACAACCGATATTGTAGACAAAAAGATATTGGTATTTGGATGCAAGGAAGGACATATTGGTTTTGTGTCAAGTCAACTGTTCGGACCCAAAAAAGTTGTGTGTTATGATATCGAAGACAATAACTGGGATCATTTTGAAAAAGATAAAAATTTAATTTACACAAAAAATTGGGATGAAGTAGTATCAAACGGTTCTTATGATATAGTTGTTATCAATGATATTATCGATCATTCACAAGAATTTGAAAAGAGTCTTCAAAAAATAATTAAATTAAAATCAGATAGTTGTAGAATATTCGTCAGATGCCATCCATGGTGCAGTCGTGACGGATGCCACATCCACTCAACTCTCAATAAAGCATATCTACATCTTGTACATACTGAAGACGAACTTTTCGCAATGGGGATAAAACCAGTTAAAACAGTTGCTCTTCTTAATCCAATTGCCAGTTATAGAAGAATGTTTCAAGCTGCTGGCCTTTCTATTATTCGAGAAAACATAGCAAAAAGAGATGTAGAACTATTCTTCACTCAAAATCCAATACTATTGAGACGAATTAAAGAAAGATGGAAAAACAGCGAAATTCCAGAATATGCCAATGGAACAGCTTTCCCAAGAGAACATCTTGAAATCCAATATGTAGATTTTACTTTGATGTGATTATATTCTCAGCAGTAAACCAATCGTCTCTGTCGTTTCCGGGCAAGTTAGATGCAATTCTACGCCGATAAATATTTTCAGCAATTCTATTGATTTGAGTACAATCAATATTTTTCCCTAATTTTAGCATAGCTTCTTTGAAAGTCAGTCCTTGATCTTGGTACTCCTTAATCCGATAGATTTGATCCAAATTCATTCCTGCTGTCAAATCAGCCCAATCTTCTCCCAATATCCTGCTCCTAGCCTCAAAAGATGGATTGTCAAAATGCTTGACGAATTTGAAACGACTCGGTCTATCCTTCAAAGCATCATCAACCTTGTCAATATCATTAACAGTCATAATGAAAACGACTTTATCATAAGTGTTGTAAACACCATCTAAACCATTAAGAATTATATCAAAAGTAAATTTAATATAATTCCTGTCATTGCCCATAGTGCATTGTCTTTTATCAAAATAATTATCAAAATCTTCCATAAGAACTATGCATTTTGATGGAATGTTTGAAAACATAAACAAAAGGTCATGGTTGTTCCACTCTGGGTTCAAAGTGAAAATCATAATCGGCAATTCATATTTCGTTGACAAATATTTGACTAAAGATGTCTTGCCAGTTCCGGGCAAACCATGAAGAAGAGCACTTGTCTTGATCCTCTTGCCAGAAACCATTTCTCCAACTTCATTGTCGAAGTCACGCCACAAAACAGGATCTATCATTGGCTCATTCATTCTTATTTTCAAAGAACCAATCTTATCCGTTCCAAAAGGCAAAAGAAGTCTTATTGGAACACCACTAGTTCTGAAACTGGCATCTTTCAAACCAACATTCAAAAAAATCTTGAATCTATTATAATCCCACCTGAAACAGGTGATCACTGTTAAGTAATCTTTGCTTTGCCAGCCAGCTTGAAAAAGACGCTCATTACGAGTTAGGAAAAAACATGGAATTGACTTTGGAAAACAAAAAACAGAATAGAAAACAGGATATTGAGCTTCTGAAGTGAATTCCTCATACAAGACAAATTTATTGTCATTCTTGAAATAATCATAAAGAGTCTTGAATGTGTTCCCGTCTACTCTTATTTCAATAAAAACAACATATTTACAAAAAGCCCATATTCCAAAAAAAGATGCTGCTAAAGTCAAAATAGTGGAAAACATCTTTGATGTCTCGTCTTTTCCCTCCGCCCACCAACTGATGAACGGATTTCTCTAGGAATCATAGACGAAAAAACCCAAAAATCAACAAGAATCCAATCACTTTTTGACAGACTTGGTCTTGGCCTTGACAGCCTTGATTTCTACAGGAGGTGCAATCTGATCATTAAGCCATTTTTCTACAAGATCTGCATCTGGACCTTGTACAAATGTTCGATCCTGACCACCTGTTTTTGTAGAATAAAAAGTGGCTATCTTAGTATTGCCTTCAACCTTAAATTCAACTCTGACAATATGAGACATATTAATCCATTGATTCGACAATTTCAACCACATATAAAAACTGCTTTCCCGTCAACAGACGACGAATTTCTTTGAAGAAATAAAAATTAACGAACAAATCAATTGTAGTCAAAATAAGAATTTAATCAAGCAACATCTTCTGCGACAAGAAAATGAACCCAAGATTCAACCCTTGAATCATCCAGATATAAATTGGACAAAGGCTTTCTAGGCTCACGGAGAAGTTTCATGCCTGCTTGTTTTGGAGTCCTGCCAGCTTTTTGGGAATTGCAACCAACACAGGCAACAACAATGTTTTCCCAATTAGTTTTGCCTCCCTGACAACGAGGAACAATATGGTCTAAAGATAATTCATCACTCTTTTTTTTCTCGCCACAATATTGGCAAGTGCTATTGTCTCTTCTGTAAATGCTTCTTCTGTTGAACTGGGCCTTGGTGCATGGGACTTTATCATACTTCGTATATTGTATGACCTCAGGAACTCTGTAAGAGGCACTTACAGTCCTAATCTTCAATTCATCATCACTTGGCATGATCTGTGACCACTCATGCCATTCAAACATCATAAAATCATTGCTAGGATCAATAATTTTTGCTTTTGGTGTTCCATCATCATATGTCGAGAAAACCTTGCTAAGGGCCTTCTCAAGAGTAATAATCGCAATAGCACGCCATGATTTGTTAAGGACAAGAACTTTTCTCTCGGCCAACACAAGCACCTCCGCTTAATCTATCTAAGATATTGAAGGCGAACTATTTTTAGATGTTTGATGCCTACAGAAACATTTTTCCCAAAAGCACTATTCTTCATCATTTTCAATATCATTATTTTCAGGTGATGCGCTGCTGTTGAAAGATTCCTTAAAAATCGTAGCTTGAAGTTCTCGAACAAGCTTCAGAGCTTCATCACGCTGGAATCCAGCATTAACCAAATCCTTATGATACGAATAAAGGAAATTAGCAAAGATATTGAGAAATGCTCCAACCTGTTCAAATGCAGCAATTGTGCGAATATGCTTATCGTTCATAGTTTTTCCCCTTAAATCAATTATTGGGGAATTATAAATCAAAGTCAAATTGGTGGCAAATTTGAATATTCAGGACTTATACATTTGATCTTAGTCACAAGCCTTAAAAATCCCTTATATGGCACTTCTTTACCGGGAACATCATGATCTAATGGTTCTTTAGATTTACCGGGAACCATATTAATATCCCATGGATCGCCTTCGCCATTATTTATTTTATCGCCATATTGCTTATGTCCGGGTAGATGTGTGATGTCCCAAGGTGCTCCATCTCCATTACACCATAACCTCTCATCCTGCGATACATATAGAATGGCATCAGCAGCTTGAGGAAGATAGTGAGCAGGAGGATAATTACCCAGCCCACCATAAGAAAGTGGGTAAAGCAAAGACTTCAATGCCGTGCGGCTATTACCTTCTTTAAGCAAAAAAAAATCATTAAAAGAACATAGTCTTTCCATGAAGTTATATATAAATGTAAATCAAATAATTACCAAGGAAACAAATATGGTCAAAAACTTCATTCTGGAAAAATTTGAAAAAGAAAAAAATAATGGAACAGATATAAATCAGCATTTAGAAACAATTAAAAAATACGCATCAGAATGTGAACATGTAACTGAGATGGGAGTCAGAGGAATAATATCTACTTGGGCTTTGCTCGCAGCCAAACCAAAAAAAATTGTTTGTTACGATGTGTCAAACATTAATGTTTCTGAACCTAAGAAAGCCGCCGAAGAAGATGGAATTGAATTTATTTTCATTAACGCAGATGTTCTTACACTCTCAATCGAAAAAACAGATTTACTTTTCATCGATACACTTCACAGATATTTACAATTGAAAAAAGAACTAGAAGCTCATGCATCAAATGTAAATAAATATATAATAATGCACGACACAACTACATTTGGAACAATAGATGAACCCATTTATCAACCAAATTGCAAGTTAATTAACATTAATTCAGAAAAACAAGGACTAGTTCCTGCTTTAGAAGAATTTATGATAAGCGAAGAAGGTAAAAATTGGACGATTAAAGAAGTTTTCACTAACAACAACGGACTTACAATAATTGAAAGAAAAAAATGCCAAATAGCCTTAAACTAAATTTTCTCAAAAGAATTCTTACAGATAGCGCCAATGATGAAAAAATAAGAGAAAAGTTTTTTGAAAATGGCGAATATCCATCTAAGGATGAAATGCAAAAAGTTATTTCAAGCCCAATAGACAAAATTCGTGAAACAGGATTTGACTGGCCTGAAAGAGCACACACGATGATAGGCATGATTCGACTCAACAATTTACATAAATGTCTTGACGAAATAAGAGAGAAAAAAATTGATGGAGACATCATTGAAACAGGAGTTTGGCGTGGAGGGGCTTGTATTTTTATGAAAAAATATCTTGACCTTTATGAAATGAATAAAAAAGTGTTTATAGCCGATTCATTCGCAGGATTGCCAAAACCTGAACATCCTGAAGATGAGGGAGATCATCATCACGGAGTAGCTATTCTAAGAGTTGGCTTAGAAGAAGTAAAAAACAATTTTTCAATATATCGTGCTTTAGATGAAAATGTCATATTCCTTAAAGGATGGTTTTCCGATACACTTCCAAACAATAAAGAAATTGAAAAACTTTGCATATTACGCATGGATGGAGACATGTATAAATCAACAATGGATGTCTATGAATCTTGTTGGGAAAAACTTGTCAAAGGAGGATTTGCAATTGTTGATGATTGGTGCTTAAAAGGAGCACAAAAAGCAACAGTTGATTTTAGAAATAGAAAGAATATTAATGATCAAATCATAACAATAGATGGATGTGGGGTTTTCTGGAAAAAATCATAACCACTCTTTAATAAGAGAGTGAATTATTGTATATAATTATATTCATAAATCATTTTAATATATTGTGAAAGATAAAACAATGGCATATTCAAGCAACAATCCTCCAAAAAATAAACCACCACAGCAACCACTTGAAAATCAATCAATGGCTTCAAATGGTCCAGCTTTTCAACAAGCTATGGAAAAAGCACTCAAAGACAATGAAAGTGTTGTTTTAGACGTAGGATCAAACATAGGAGTAATGGCTCATTCTTTTCTTCTACTAGGATATTCAAAAGTTCATTTATTTGAGCCATCTCCATGTATGATCGAAAGCAGTAAAAAATTATTGGAATCATTTGGAGATAAATGTGTTTATAATCAAGTTGGAATTAGCGATTCAAAGAGTTCTCTTAAAAATGTTAAATTGCTCAATTCATGGGTAATGTGTGGAGATGGACAAGAAATAAATCTTCCAGTAAGTCCCGGTGCTCTTGAATTGCAACCAACTGTTTTTGATACAGAATTAATTACACTTGACGATTACTGTAAGGATCTAAATCGTGTAGATTTATTGAAAATTGATGTTGAAGGTTATGAATACAAAGTACTTCTCGGCGCAAAAGAAACAATTCATAAATTTAAGCCAATCATTCTCTTAGAACTTTCTCTCTACATTGATCATATTGAAAATGGAGATATACCTTTATTTATTGATCACATATATCAACTTGGTTACGATGTTTTTGATCAAAAAAATCTCCCTATATCTAAAGAAAGAATGATTAAGCAATATCCTTACCATAGTTCTTGTGATGTAATACTTTATCCTAGAACTAATCTTTAGCTATTGGGAAATTAAATATTCTTCCTGTAAAGAAAATCAAAAAAATCATTCCTGTGCTTTGCCAGTAATTTATTTCTTTACAACAAGTCAAAACTTCAACGCAAATATTATTCCAAGCATATTGAAAAGGGAAAGCCATAATACAAGCCATACAGAAAACAGCAATAATGCCAATTACAAAAGATCCTGCTGGAGTAAGAATCTTTTCAATCTTATCGTCTTCATCCATGTCTTTTTTCATCGTGTCACCAGAATAGGTTGGTAATATGATCTAAAATAATACCCCCGGTTGGATTCAAACCAACGACTTGCGCTTTAGAAAAACGCTACTCTATTCACCTGAGTTACGGGGGCAACACATTCAATTTTACAAAGAATTATTGGCCATGTCAATTGAATGTGGCTATAATTTTACATGAAATCCTCAACTCTCCACAAATGTGTTTGCCTCATGTTAGAGGATTGGGACGAAGACAAAAGCCGTTCTGGTTTTCACTATGCATTTGCAATAAGAAAAAATAGAATCATAGAAATGGGAAAAAACAATCCTGTTATGATGTCAGCGAAAGCATATAAATTAGCTCAAAAATTTAATATTGCACACTGGAAAAAATATCCATTCCTTCATGCTGAAGCAGACCTTCTCCTCAAACTTGATGAAAAGTTTTATAACAGGAAAACAACAATACTAAGCATGAAAATAAATAGACATGGAAAATTTAGAATGGCAAAACCATGTTACAAATGCGAAATCGCATTGCAAAAATCTAATTTGATGAATGTTGTTTGGAGTCTAAATGACAATACAAATTTAATATTACCAATTCTTGGAAACTATCAAGAAAAGACCGCCTCGACCAGCTTGTTTAGCACCGAAGTGCAAACAATTTAAGAATCCTCAAACTGGTTGTCATTGGCGTGTCGAAGCACGAATGCTCTGAAATATTTATAAATGTAACTTTAATATTTGATGGAATCAAAAATTATAAATTCAGATTGCATCGAAGGATTAAAACAAATCGAGCGCAATAGTGTACAAACATGCATAACATCTCCTCCTTACTGGCAATTAAGAGATTATGGCCAGAAAGATCAACTCGGAACAGAGAAGACCCCAGAAGAGTTCGTCGCAAGAATGGTACAGATATTCAGAGAAGTTCGTGATGTTCTCCGTGATGACGGAACAATCTGGATCAATCTTGGTGATACATTTTGTGGAGGAGGAGGATATTGTCCTACAGCACCATCAAATCAAGCTGGAAGTAAACAATCCACTAATCGTGGAGTCAAAGCAAAGCCAAGACCAGTTCCTCCCGGATTCAAAGCTAAAGATTTAGTTGGCATACCTTGGATGGTAGCAATGGCTTTAAGATCAGAAGGTTGGTATCTCAGAGCTGATATTATTTGGGAAAAATCCAATGGAATGCCTGAAGCAGTCAAAGATAGACCTACAAGATGCCATGAATATGTTTTTTTACTTACTAAAAATCCACATTATTTTTATAATTCTGAAGCCATAAAAGAAGAAAAAACAGAAGGAGCCAACAAAAGAAATAAAAGATCAGTTTGGAAAATAAATCAAAAACCATACGCAGGAGCTCACTTTGCCGTGTTCCCAGAAGAACTAGTCAAAACTTGCATGCTGGCAGGAAGCAAAGAAGGTGATCTTGTTTTAGACCCATTTGTCGGCTCAGGGACAACAGGAGCAGTTGCAAATAAACTTAAAAGAAATTTTATTGGGATAGATCTTAATCCTGATTATTGCATCATGGCAGAAGAAAGAATTAAAAAAGAAAATCCGCCTTGCGAAGGCGGATTACAACAATTCAAAATCGATTAAAATCAGCCATTGATTGCAAGCCAAGGATTTGCGCTCATTACCTTGAATGACCTGCAAATATGATAGTTGTTATCTACACCAGTAACGCCATAAATTCCAATATAACTACCACCGGGAATCCACACACCGCCAAAAAGATACATGTTGTATCTTAGGACTTTAACATTATTCATATAAACATGAAGATATTGTTCGGTTGCAGAAGCATATTCGTAAATAACTTCCCAAACTCTAAAAGTCGCATCATCAAGTTCTTGATTGGTTAAGATTGCGTCTTCAATTAAAGAGCCATTTTTATAAACCTTAACATCATCATCTTCATCATCGATGTATACAGATATTGAGCCATTACTGCCACCTCCAGCACTGCTTGATCCCATAAAAATTGTAATGTTGTCTGCGCCATCCCCTTCACCAGAATAAGTTGTAGCCCTTATGTAGACATTTTTATTGTAATCATAATTTTTTTCCCAATAAAGATATCCAAGCTGTTCATCAACATTTTCTGTTAATACAACACCATTATTTATAGTGTCATAAAAAGCATCGTCAGATATAGTTGCACCAGCAACAATGGATGGATCTCCCTGATCGGCACACCAGTTGATTGTGCTATCACCAATGCTAACATTTGAAACTGGTCTTGCGTGAATCAAAGTTGCTTGAGCAACTACCTTGCCATCGATTATTTCTTTGGCTTTTTCAAAATCAACTTTTTTGTTGAATTTCAAAGTGGTAGTCAAACCGTCAGAACTTTTACCGACTATTCGATGATGAACATTAGCGCCGTTGAAAAGCTTTTTCAAATCTGCAAGTTTATCCGTTGATACATCAAGATTTAACATTTCACTCCTCAAGATTGCAAAATAGACTCAAGCAAACTTAGCCAACCACCATCTTCGCCACCTAGCGGAGAAGCATCATACCAATCCCAACCAAGGACATATATTTTTCCAGAACCATATGGAATCATTGTCACTACAGATTCATTCGCACCACTTCCTTCGTAAATTGTCACAGACTCTGCTGGCAAAGTAGAGGTTTCCAAATAACTAGTATTATTTGAATTTGGAATAGTAGGGCTTTCACTTGGGAAAAGAGCAGAACCAGCGACTGTGAGACTTATTGGCTCACTAACGCCACCCTCTCCACCACTGATGATACTAAAGCTAAATATATCGTTCAAGAAAGGAATCACATCTCCATTGTCAGGGGCAAACATTAACAGTCTGCCGCCATTAGAAACAAAATTATTTACTGCACTTTTAGCGCCTGCACTCATGTCTGGCAAAATGTCAGCCTTTTCAATTTCGGGAATAACAACATAGCCATAACTGATTTCATAAACCACACTATTCCATCCAGATTCTGATATATCTGAAAATGTTTCATAAGCGATGGTGTTAGCATCCAAGTATGCCATAATATTATTGGCTTCATAAGCATTACCGCCCATAGGATCAGCAACATAGTCAACATAAGTGTCATTGATGAGTATGTAAATTCCATCTCTTTTCTTTAGAATTTTTGGTACATTTATTGTCAGCCAAGGAATTGCGCTTCTTACTTCAAAAGACTTGCAATAATGAATATTGGTTAAAACTGCTGTGTTGGCAAATACTCCAATATTAGCATCAGTGATATATCCGCCACCAATATCTACTCTGCAAATATGTTTTCCGTTCATTAAAACTGTTACATATCTCACATCGCTTGTCTTGTATTCATAAATAACTTCAAAAGTACGCCAAGTGGCATCGCCAAGAATATCACCAGAAACATAACCCTCGCTAGTAAATTCACTTGTTTCTACATATATGGAATTATCTGTGTCATTAAAATAAACATAAACGCCGCAGAAATAAATTCCACAATTATTGCCACCAGTTCCAAGTCCAGCTAGAAATGTTCCTTTAATATAAACATCTTTTGTCAGATCATATGGTCTATTCCAGTAAACCGTACCAGATTGGTCGGCACTATTAGGAGTAAGAATTAAACCTGTATTATGATCATCGTATGATGCATCTCCTTGAGAGAATGCATCCGAAGGAGCGCCTTGGCAAGCATTCCAAAATATTTTTGGTGCTCCAATATTGACAGAAAGAAGCGGATCACGATTGCTTTTTCCACTGCGATGACCAATTCTGCCGCCTTGAGCAGTGACTTCTTGATTATTTTCCATAATTTATTCCTTTATCGAATTATCTATTTAGTTTTAGCCAAGGAGTTGCGCTTTTCACATCAAATGATTTGCATAGGTGTTCATTATCTGCTGTACCACACCAACCGCTTGCGCCGACATATGTTCCTGCGTCACCTACCCAAGACCCAACATCAACACGACAAACATATACATTATCTATTTGGACTTGAACAAAGGCGCTTGAATCACTTACATATTCATAAATAATTTCAAATTTTCTCCACTGAAGATCATCTAACGTCAAATTTGTGTAAAATGTTGTGTCAATCAAGACTCCATTTTTGTATACTTTAACAACATCGTCATTAAATTCATCAAAAAATACAGCTATTCCATTTGTTGCATCACTTGAAACTGTTAGACTATCATCTACACCAAAAAAAACAGTTATTCCGTCTCCATCAGTCTCTACTGATCCTTCTCCTCCAGCAAGAAATGTACCAGAAATATAAATGTTTTTGGTATAATCAAAATCTTTATCCCAATAAAGGGAGCCTTTTGTATCAGCCGTGGCTTCTGTTAAATAAACACCATTATTTATGGAATCATAATATGCAGTAAAATTATCGCCATCAAATTCGGCATTTACAACTGCTGTGGGATCGCCCATGCAACTATCCCATTTAATTGGCGTGTCTCCAATGCTCTGATCTGCTAATGTGTCAGAATGAATTAGTTCAACTTGTGCAATGACTTCTTCTTTATTTTCCACGAAAACTCCTCTACGGAAAATTTTATCTTATATTATATATGATAAAAAAAATATCTCTCCGCAAAGAGAGATATTTTAATATAAAAATATTACCAAAAGCTTTACTTAACAGTAAAGAAGAAAAGTTGAACCATTCTTGCTTTGTCAACAACATCACTTTGAAGTCCTTCATAGGTACTTGCTGAGTGAATCATCTTTGCGTCCCAAATTGCCAATCTGTTATAAATGGCTCCAACCTTATCAACTAATTCCCAGTTATCTGGATGTAGGATGTTGTAGTCATTATAAATTTCTTCATTAGCCGCTCTGCGTTGTTCATCGTTTTGGAATCTATCAAATTCCAAAGGATGATTTGTTGGGCGACGAGAATGATATTTATTGTCTCTCCAGAAGCTTGTGCCAGCAGATGGTGGCGCAAATGGAGTCAAGTAAATTGCTGCTGCATAGCTTTGAGCATCGCTGTGATAGACAAGTGGATCATTATAGCCTGTTATTTGGAAGCAACCATTGGCAGGCTGATTGAGCCAATCGACAATTGGTCTTCCTAAAACACGCTCAAATTCTTCTTTAACGAAAGGCCAAAGGAATCTTTCTTTAGTTCTCTTGCCCTTATAAAATCTATTATCAGCAACAAAATCTTGTTCCATAGCAAAAGCACGAATTTCATCAGGATTTTTATAAAAATCATCGACAATAATTAAATGAGGTGTTCTCCTGTTGAAGTTGAGAGGTGGCGATCCTTTCGGAATTCCCTCGCTCAAGTCCTTTTCAAGAATCCACATTGTGAGTTCAGCTTCTCCAACTTGACAGTAATATTTATTTGTACCATCAGAATTTGCAATGTGAGATAGAATAACAGCATTCTGGTTTTGAAATACAACTCTCTGATTAACAAAAAATCTAGGTTCCATTTTTTCTCCCTTTGACCAACATGATAATATAGTGGGAGAAAAAAGAAACCGGAACAATTACTGTTCCGGTTTCAAATTAATTATTATTGATATAGATCAATAGCGGCAGCAAGCATACCACATGCCATTAGATCCTTGTGCGACACCATGATCACGAACTGGGTACTGGCCGTAATAGCAGCAGTTGCGAATAGCAGCTTGAGGACTAGAAGCCATGCCTACTCCTTCTTTGCCGCTGTTTCCGCCAAAATGCCCTATTCTTCCTATTGAGGCCATATGGTTGGCGACTCCCTGTGCGCTTCCCAAAAATGCATTGACAATAGGACGATTGGTTGTTGTGGCTGGACGACTATTTGTTTTACGGCTAAAAACGCCGAAAGGTCCAGCTTCAACACTTGAACCAACAACCAAGACAAGAACCAAAACAATCAAGTTCCTAGACATGTGGCATTTCCTTACCAGAAAGTTGCGAGTATCAGGATCGCAACAACCCTGTGCTTTTGAAGCACGCTCAGAATCCTACATGGAAAAAATGTGAATGTAAAGTCCAAACAAATTATATTTTTATAGCATCTTATACATTGCTTTTCTTGCAGACCAAGATGTCAATTTGTCTTGCATATATTTTCTGATGTCATTCATGTTCCATGGTGTTCCAAAAGGAACATTCTTACGAATATGATCGACTCCAACATCAAGAGTCAGATCTATGCCTTTTGTCGAAGATGAGACTGCAAGCAAATCCTCAACAATTTTTTGATTTTTGATTCCATATCTTTTCAATACTGAGGAAAATCCTTCTGTATAAACTTTTTCATCATATCTTGAAAGCATTCCATGATCTTCGTTGTAAAAACCATTATGAACATGACCGTAAAGCATCCATGATCCACGATTAGCCTTATTCCATGATCTTGCCGGATAATGACTTGTAAAAATATTTTGTCCATTGATATTGAAAAGATAATTTTCGTAACAGGCAGTAAAAAAATCAGAACATTCTTTTCTTTCATCGTGATTGCCAAGAATCAAATAAACATTCTTACATTTAATTCTTTCACGATAATCCTTAATTTCTTTCTTGTCAGAATTACATGTGAAGTCACCAAGGATGACAAGATTATCATTTTTTTCGACAACAGCATTGATGTTGTGAATTATGGTTGCGTCCATAAGATCAACAGATGACTTACTTACCTTGAAATCTGTATGAGGTATAGTTCCATGATTAATCATTTCGCAAACATTCATTTCTTCTTCTGAAAGGAATGGTCTTTTGCAATACTTAATTATGTTGGAATGACCAAAATGGGGATCTGCAATAAAGTGCCACATTTTTTGATTGCCTCTAATTCCAAATAGATTCAGATCCGACTATGTTAGAAGATTTCTTGACTCCATCAGGCAATACAAGTCTGTTTTTTATTTCTGCTTCATCGAGCTTATGAAATTCTTCTTTCCATCCATGTTTCATTATATTTGCTTGTCCAATAACTGGACTTATACCTGTGTATTTTGTGAAACCGAACATAAACCTCATGACAGCAGGTTTTGTCTCTATCATTAAATTTGATTCTTTATGTTGATATCCAAAAAGAGCATCATCGAAATTATCATCTTTGATTGAATAGTTTTGTCCACAGCGCAATACCAAAGTAAACAATGATCTTTTGAAAAAACAATCTTTCCAAAAATTTGATGGTTCAATGTATAAAATATGGGGAACAGATGTCAAGCCAAAATCAGAGAATTTCAGGTTTGGACAAGTCTTGCTTTTTTGAACAATGTTTTCAAACTTATGAACAAATGCAACAACATCTTCTGCTTTTTCGGCCTTGTGTGAAAAATAAAAACCAACTATTTTATCATCAAATTTTGTGGCAAACTGTTCACGACAATGATCCCATTGTGTCAATTTATTCTTTTCTTTTTCAACAGCAAAGCTTCCAACAGGAGGGCTGCAATAAATCAAAGTTATATCTTTAGTAGGCAAGAATATATCTTTGTCTTGTTTCTTCATTTTTCTGACACCTTTGACAATAAGACATTGCATCCTGATTCTAAAACATTCGATTCTATCTTCTCAATCACAACAGAAGAACGAAGGCATTGTTTTGCTTGTTTTCTACCAATTGTATTATTATTCGCAAATGGTATTCTTGGCAAAAGCAAAGCTTTATAAATTGAACTTTTACCACGCCAACTACATGTAATTTTTAGGATTGATCTTTCATTATTTGAATTAACAAAAAGTATATGACCACCATCATGTTTTGCATAAGGTAAATCAGAAAGATAATTAATGCTTTTGCGATCAAATCTAAAACGAAAAAAATGTTCTATTGATGGCTTTTCACCACATCCTTCAGAACAAATGTTCTTACTGCCTCTAGTGTAATGTTGAAGCATTTCAACGCAAATATCTTTTCCTGATGGATAAGCGTTCCATCTTTCATTCATGCTGCCATAAAAGACTACATCAAGAACCTGATCGGGTGTAATGTTGCATGTAATGTTACGAGGATTGATGACTCTAAGATAATCATTATTTTCATTATTGCTGACAACACAAAGAGAAGCTTTGTGTTGATTTTTACCATCAAATAAATTCACTCCTCCAAGGTAAAGAGTGCTTTCAAAATACTTGATAATCTCTGTTTTTTGGGCTACGGAAACCATCCATCCATCAGGAACCTCTGTTACTTCTTCGACTGACAAGAATGAACCACTCAGATCAAGTTTGTAATCTTGAAAAGATTTATCATTAAATATGACGTGCATTTTTTGACCCGCAAGAAGGCGAACCAAAGAATTTTTTGAATTAGGATTTTTAATCCTTATTGGGCAATAGTTCTTTTGCATGTTTATCAATTATATTCACAAGCCAATTTGAATGATTCTGCACCTTATTTAACACTTCATTCTTCCAGTTCCGTAAGACCATAGGGCTAAAACAAGAAAATTTCCTTAATATTTCAGAAATATATGCAATTCTTGTTTCATTTGAATTTTCATCATCGAGTGTTTGAAATAAAAGATATTTTATATCTCCACTTTGTTTTTGTAAAAAACTATCATATGAACTTACAAACATTTCCCATCCTGTGATAAAAGCTAAATCTTTATCACGAATAAGATTGACTGAAGTTAATTTTTTACAAAAATGATAAACGAAACTTTCGTATTCGCTCCATCTTATTGTTGTGATATGATGAATTCCAAAAACCTGATCTTTTACATGACCATCAGGAATTTGATAATGTATTGCAGCCTCATAATGACCCGGATGATGATCACTATAAACCCATTTTACTTCAAATATGCCAAAAGATGGAGTTGCGTTACTTGCAGTATAAAATGAAGGTTGGCCAAGAATATCTGACCAAATATGATTATCTCTACATTTGAAAAAAACACAAGAATTTGCATTATGATGTACCAACGGCACATCTCTTATTTGATGCCTTTTGAAATATTCTTCATATAAACGCATATTTTTTACTAATTAAAGTCATTGAGAAATTGTTGCACAATATAGGGGTCAACCAATAAAGACCACCTATTTTCCTTTTCGTCCCATGACAAAGGATATTTGTCAGGCACCGTATCAACGATGTCAAAAAGATCACCATTACTCTTTGCACGCTCAACTGAACGCTGAAACAGGAGCGGATGCAAATCTGAATATTTTTTTCTAAGCTTATCTACAATTTTTTCATCAAGCATAATAAATTGTATCCATCAGCTTTTCATTAATCAAATCTCTTAAACTTAATCGTTTTTTGAACGACCACTTATAAAACTCTTTGGACCAGACAAAGAAGTTTTAAGTTTGTAATATCTCCAAGCTGCACAACACACAACACCGCCCAAAACCGACATTATCAAACCAGAAGTCTGGAATGACTGATGACCCATTCCTAACAAGAAATTAATTGTACCACCAACAAATGAACCAGCCACTCCAATTCCCAATGTTGGAAGATAACCAATAGGCTCGTCTCCGGGGTGCAAAGACTTAGCAATATAACCAACAATAAGACCGAACAGAATCCAAGAAATTATAAAAAACATGACATCACCTCACCGATTTGATTTCCAAATAAGAATCAGGAGTATGATCGTCAGCAAGATCAGCACAAAGATCTTTCATGTATCTAACATACTGTCGATCAAACTGAGAATAGCTCTTAAACCCATAAATCATTCCCAAAACAGTTTCAGGCTTATTCTTTGACTGTAATCTAAGAAAACCTTGAAGCTTTACTTCGCCAAACTCTTTTCTCAACATCAAACAAAGACAAGCAGCCTGTTGATCAAATATTTTTTTGTTTTCATTTGTCTGCTTGTTATAATCATCTTCTGAAGTTGTGAATATTTGATCAGCAGAATTAGTAAACTGTTCTTTTCTTGCAATATCATTGAATGATTTTAGAACCTGACGAACATCAGTAACAGAACCATTCAAAAGAATACAACCTCTCTTGAACCAAACAGGCAAAGTTGTTGATTCAGCAACCTCATATTCATATAAACAAACTTGTGTCAAATAAGGCAATAATGATTTATTAGGCTTATCATCGCCAACACACCAAATGACATTAAGTTCTTTTCTGAGTTGAACCTTCCCAGCATTTAGATTAAAAAGATTCTTAAGAAGATCATAATCTGGTACAACAAAAACACGGCACTCCTTCGTGAACTTTACATCTGGAAAACCCCATCGAGTCAAAACCGATGACTTCAAAGAATCAATTGTTTCCGAAAGATCCTTACCCTTTTGATTGTCAATGCTTAAAACAGTGAAATTCTTTGACGTATATCTGTTCCATTCCAAATTTTTAATCTGAGGATCAATAGCTTCCACTTGGACAGGAGTAGCTTGATCTTGCGCCATCAAATTTTGCAAAGAAAAAAAGATAAAGAACAAATTTTTAAGCATAATTTTCACCAACTCATAGATTAAATTATTTAAGCCGCTCTTTCGTATAATTCAAATTCATAATATTTCCATGTCATACGAATTTTTTCAATTATTTTTTTAATTATCTGGCTGATTCTAGATTCATCCAATTGCAATTCATCAGCGATTTGGTGCATTCTCTTGCCATTAACATAGTAATCCAGAAAAATCTCTTTCTCTCTCTTGTCCATAAACTTTAACAGAACATCATAAAATTCTTTTTCATCATAATCACAAGAATATATTGAAAGTTCTTCCGAATCTGGATCAATCTGAACTGTGGGAAGACGCTTTGATTCTAACATTGCATATTGCACTATAGACCAATTAATTTTAGAAAACGCAAAAGTAGAAAATTTAGTATTTTTATTTTTATTATATTCATTAGCAGCTTTAACTAGACCCATATATGCAGCTGATTGCAACTCGTCATAACTAAAATAAGGATATTTGCTTTGATTCATCCTTGCTATTTTATCAGCCAAATCAATATGAGAAAGCGTAAGAATTTCAATTTCTTCTTTTGTTTTTATCAGTTTTTTTCGTGCCATTGTAGTACCTCGAAAGTTTTTGAAAGTTAAGCAGTTAAATTATATAGTAAAAATCAAAATCATTCAACCGTTTTTTTGAAAAAATCATTCATAAATGCGAATTGGCGACCACATTTGATTCAAAATAAACTTCGCCTCATTAGCAATCTTCAAAACATCTTTAGATTTATAAAATTCAACAGCGTCACCATTGTGATTCAAAATTCTTTCCAAAAACCATGTTTTTGTTTCATGTATCGATTCGCTCATGATAATAAAAATATTTTTTGAATGGCTCAGACCAAACATTTGCAATCCCTCTTCAAGTCCACAATGATGCAAATTTTTAGGCATCTTTCTGTCTTTGCAACTGTCAATAAACAAAAGAAAAAGCTTAACCCAACATCGAATGTCACGAGGCTCAAGAGTGCCTTCTGGCCACCTTAATTCAATAGTGCGACGATTTGGACTGTTGTCATTTACAGCACGAACCAAATTAACCAAATTAAGATTAAACCTTCTATCATCATTGTCGAAATAACTTAAATTCTTTGGAGAAACAGCTTCCAAGAAATCATGACAAGTATATGATTTTTCCCGACATAAACCAAAAACATTATCATTACAAGATGGCGCAAACATGAACTTGCAGTGTTCACTTTGATAGCGCCTTATTGGTAAAATCATGCTCATTAATCGTTCAATCTTGATCCAACAAGCAACAATAACTGCAACCTGATCCATGGTAAGATCAGAAACCTCTGCATGAACATGTAAGCCGCAATTATGATTTGCTTTACAGCCAATATCGTTTAATTTCGAGCTTACAAACGATACATGATCAATATCATCTATTCCTTTTCCTATAAAAGAAGCAATCTCAACACCCTTAGGACCATTGCGACCTTTCAATCCACAGGTGGCATCATCCTTTATGTGCCAATAACAATTGTTATTGGAAAGAGCATAGCGAGAAACATAAGCGTTGTACTTGGAAACAGTTGAAATAACAGATTGAACAGCTTTCTTTTTGACCTCATTGCCAACTTCTAATTCAACGCCAAATCTCCTTTGACTATCAAACTTGACATATTTTAACTTCTTTTGTTCCATTACCATACCTCTTCCGTCCGTCAGCGGAGGACGGATTTCCATGAAGCAGCATCATAAACTTTTCAGAGGGGCAAAACAAGACTGTTTTTTTTTGATTAAGTTTGCTCTGGAACATCGTATGATCTCAAATTTGGCAAATCATCAAGAGCCGACTCTCCCCTCATTCTCCTTGCAATCATTTCCATCTCACGTTCATATTTTTCATCCCAAGTCTGAGATTTTTTAGCAGAAGGAGGAACAGCCGATGGAGAATCAGAAATAATTTCAACCAATTCTGCAAACATATTGTCAAAACGATCATTCATCCTAACAAGAAAGATACCAATGAAAAACAAAAAAACCAAATTGATAATAAGAATCATAAAACACAACGACAAAATAATTGCTTCCACAATTTTCTCCTAAATCACAGCAGTCGAAGATCTCGCAAAACTTGTCCCCAACTGATATAAAGTTGGAGGTTTAGGGATAATCGAACTAATGTCCTTGTTTTCACCCTTATTGAAAATATTTGTACTAGAAATCCTTATGTTCAAATAAGGATTATCAGTCCAATATGAAGATTTGAAAATACCAATTCTATCATTCAATAGAACGCTAATTGGCACAATCCCATTCCCATTATTAATATAGTTTGTTTTCGTGTTCAAATTGAAAATAAAATCTTCTTTGAAATTCCTCACTGTTTCACAAACATCGTCAGAAGAAAAAATAATTACAATTCTTGTATCAATGGCAATATTTGTTCCAAGATTCTTTCTTGTAACTATAATCGAAAATTTGAAAGCAGGAGTGCTTGTTGCGTTTTCTTGACCGAAAGGACTATTTGTACAAGCCCACTCAAACTGAAAACGCCAATTTTCAATATTTGCATTATCACCAGACGAACCTTCAAAATGCTTAAAAGCCAACCATGAATTACTACGACCACTGTAAATAAGTGGCAATATTGACGGGAAAGTATAAGCATTACGCTGCAAGAAATTACCTAAAACACCGGGATTACTAAAGTTATTTTCTATGAATAACTCTAATGGGAAACTTATACATGAGCCACAAGCTGTGGCAACTGTGTTGGTAGGAGCGATAAGAGCAGGAGCAGATCCTAATCCAAAAATAACATCACTTAACAAGAAGGTTTTTATTCCACCATATGTCAAGAAACTAGTAGCAAATGAACTAACCGCTCCACCTGATCCACCAGTTAAAACATGACCACCAGAACTATCATAAACAAAATTAGATGTTGTCGGAGTTACTGCTCCACTTGTAATTGCTGCATCTGCACTTCCGTAAAATGTAGCACCTCCACTTCCTTGATATCTTTGATAAATCTGCACAACTGAAACAGTCATGCCCATCTTTATCAAAGATCTAGTGCTTACAGAAAATTGAGGAAATTTATAATCAACAACTTGTAAGTCATTCGGAAGACTAGGATCATTGAGGTAAATATCAGCAGGCTGGCTATACCTCTTAAGGTAAACTATTTCCCAGTTTCGAGACTCACGAGCAAAATATTCACCAACCTCTTTGGGAGTTCTTGCAAGAATTGTTTGTATAAAATTTTGCTTTTCTGGAACAGATACATCTAAAGACTTTGTGTCATCAGGAGGATGAACATATCCTTCTATAACCCACCAATACAAAGGCAACTCGCCTACAGACCAATAAAAAGAAATCTCAGATTCAATTTCTTCATTTACAGCGTAATAAACCTGCAAGTCAACCGAAAATTGTTGTACAACACCTGCCGTTCCATCAATCAGAACTCCATCAGACATTGTATCATTGTAAATTGTCATATAAACTATTTATTGGCCAAACAGAAAATCCAACAATTAATAAGCACTGGCCAAGAAAATTTCTTTTTCTCGCTGATTCATAGCCTTTGTTATATCTGGGCCTTTAAGATGCATAAAATCTTTGCTGTTAGTTTGTTGCTTATAATTAGCAAAATGAACTAAATAATTATTTTTTTCTAACTTTGCAAATTCCAGTAAATCTTTCTTAACATCATGCAAAGCATCTCTACGCCTCAAAAATGTAATAATTTCGCTTCCATCAAATTCTGTTAATCTTAAGAAAAATTCCACTTTATCAGAAATATCATTTGGATATTTTAATGCAGACAATTGTTTTCTTACTACTGATGAATTCGTATTGTTTCTTAGAATAAAAGCTAACGAAGCAGGAAAACTATTGCTTTCTTCATAGTTTTGAACATCAATAATCAAATTAGGCAAAACAGCAGGGAAAAGATCTAAGTCTTGATAATTTCTGAAGAAGTTATTTTTATTTATCGCTGCCTTAAAACCACTCGTGAATTCGGCCACAATCCTTTCTCCTGAAACACCTTCCAAAAATTTGAATTTATTAATTGCATTCAAAGTGTCCTTGTCAACATTATCCTTGATTAAGCCGGGATTAAACCTGCTGAAAAAGCGAACAAGGCGAAGAACTCTAAGTTTATCTTCTCTAAATCTTTCTTCTGGATTCCCAACCGGCCTAGCAACAAGATTTTTAATATCATTAATTCCTTGCCCACGACCATCAATGGTGTTGTAATCTATAATTCTTTTTTTGTCTATGTCGTAGAAAAGAGCATTCATAGTCAAGTCTCTTCTCTGTGCATCCTTATCTGCCGTAGAATAGCTCACTCTATCTGGTCTTCGACCATCACCATGAATAGGATCATAATATTCTTCTCTAAATGTTGCTATCTCATATTCTTTTCCATCCATAATAGCTGAAATAACACCAAATGCTTCTCCCTTAGGAAGAACTCTAATCCCATGTCTTTGCGCTTCTTCTGATGATAAAATCTTAGTTATGTCTTCTGGCCTAGCATCAGTTGTTAAATCAACATCCTTTGGACCTCCACCCTTCCCATTCATATGGAAGTGACTAATCAGGAAGTCACGGATAACTCCACCAACAGCATACAACTTTTTACCATGCTTTTTGAATAATTCATTCAAAAAAACAATGTCATCAGGCATCGGTATTTCCATATCGATGACATCTTGTTTTTCTTCGCTTTCAAGCCATAATCTAAAATTCATAACATATTTAATGCTCAAATGAATTAAATCAAAGCATAGAAATATTTTTTTTGTTTGTTTTTTTTATTTCTTTTGTTTCGTCAAACCATTTCACGCCATAACCTTCTACTATCTTGCGAAAATTATTTGAATTATGTGTATGCTGAAAAAGAACTGGTGCGCTATTCAAATGAGGACATCCTCTTTTATCAGGATAAGAGAATCTATAATCACTGTTTGGATCTCCAACTTTATAGATTAATTTATTAGAAGTAATATTATTATATAACTCTCTCTCTATATCTGATTCTCTAGGAATAGAAAAAGGCATCATAAAATTATTTTTCCACAAATCAGCAAAAGAAGAAACTCTACAACCAAATACTTGTGTATTGAACGACTTTCCCGGATACATGTTCCAATAAGTACCAACATAATCACAATCGACCAAATGTTTAAGAAAATATTCAACAAAATCAGGAGCAACTGCTATATCTTCGGCAAGATGAATTAAATAATCTTTCCCTGTTGCAGCAGCAAATTCAGTTGCCATCCTTATTGAAGTAGCCGCTCCATCTTGATGATTTTTTTGAATACTGTTAGAGAGAACTATTCTTGCCCTCTTATAAACTTCTAAAGCAATATTTCTTTCTCTTTGATCCATATTCCAAATATCAAAACAAATTGCAGAAACAATAACATCGTGTTCTCCTTTCGGATTCGCACAATCAATTGCCGCAATTAACATTTTCAAATGTTCAATAGGATTTATAGATCCATCTGATTTATGATGAGTCCCATTATAAGAAAAAGATAATGCTAAATTACTCATTACCTATTTACTAATTAAGAATATTAATTGGCGCTAGAAAGATTAAATTTTGGAGTAAGATTAAGAATATCTCCGTCTGCAAGAACTCTTGCTGCCGCAAATTCTTCCGCCCACAAACAAACACCAGAAGTTGCGCCAACTACATAATAACCATAAATTGTGTTGGTAGTAACACCACATGTCCATGATTGTGTCGCAACACTAGATTCAGCTTTATTACTTACAGTTGAAGGTGTGGCCCAATCTGATCTTGCAATGGTCTTATCTACATAATTTGTAAAATCAGCCTCAGTAAAACTACCAACAACAGTTGCTGCAATTGGAGTGTAATTATTCTTATAAAGCTTAAGAATATAATCCTCTGTATCAGCAGTGTTTTTTAACAATTTAGTCAAAAGTTCAATTTCGCCAAGATCAGGAACTACTAGTGCCACTCTCCTCCTTATCCTCTTCCAACTTCTCAAGAATCGATGCAATCAATGGATGTCGAACAATAGAATTAGCCTTGAAGTTTATTATTCCAACTCCCTTTAAGCTTGACAACCTATCAACAACATTCATCAAAGCCCTGTCCTTCCAAGGCAAATCGCTTTGCATCGGATCACCAGTAATGATTACTTTACTGTTCTGTCCAAATCTTGTAAGAAACAATTTAATTTCAGCATAATTGCAATTCTGAGCTTCATCAAGAATACAAACTGAATCATGAAAACTTCTACCACGCATAAACTGAAGAGGAGAAAGCTCTACACTCTTATTGATTATGTCCCTCTGTGGAGAAAATGTTCCCAAACACCTATCCATACAATCAAAAAGAGGAAGCATATAAGGGTTTAATTTTTCTTCCGCCGAGCCCGGTAAAAACCCAAGTCCTCGGCCACCAGCTTCAATGGTTGGTCTTGTTATAATAATTTTTTCTTTTCTTTTAGCTAAAATCTCACTAATTGCAAAGGCGCAAGCGAGGTGTGACTTCCCCGTACCGGGAGCTCCTAGCAAAAACAAAACATCATGCTGATCAAATGCACCCCAAGCCATTTTTTGAGCAGCATTCATAAACTCAACATGAAATGGCTTTTTACCACTAGCATGCTGTGCTGGTGTTGTGTTGGTCTTTTCATTCTTGACGGGTTTTTTTCTTGGTTTTGCCATGCCTTATTTAAGCAATGCAGTAATTTATTTTTTAATGCAAAACAATAAATATAGAGACAATAGTTTTATTTTATTTTATTAAGGAGAAAATATGGGCGCTACAAGTCAAGAAGGAACAGGAATAGGATCGGCAGAAAAATCTTTACCGAAAATTGTAAACGGTGTAGTAAAAAAAGTAAACATACAAGAGGGTAAAATTTTTGAAAACTTTTCATCGAATATAACAATTTCCACAGCAGACGGAATAGTGAATTCCATTAGTGCTTCAAATATTACTATCAAAGGTGGAAATGGATATCCATTAGCGGCTAATGGTATCGATGCTGATGGTGGTAGTGTTTTCATAAAAGGTGGTCACGCTAACGGTAATGGTGAAGGCGGAAACATCAACATCGAAGCTGGCAATACTGGAGATGGTCCAGATGCAAACGCTGGAGATGTAACGATTAGAGGTGGCAATGCAGATGCTGCCGATAATTCCGATGCAGGAGATGTACTCATATATGGTGGCAATGCATCTACTGGCATTGGCGACAGCGATGGTGGCGATATTAGATTAGAAGCTGGAGATTCTGGCGATGATGGTCAAGCTGGTGATGTTTACATCTATGCTGGCGATAGTGGCAATGGAGATGGTAGCACTGGAGATGATCCAGAAGCAGGTGACATATTTATATATGCTGGTAATTCATTAGCCACTACAGATATAGATGGTGGAGATATTGCTATTGAAGCTGGAGATGGCACTGTTGATGGTCGTGGTGGCGATTTAACCTTGATTTCTGGTAATAGCGTTGGCACAGATCGTGCTGGTGATATGAACCTTACTTGTGGCACTAATTCTGGTGCTGGTAGAAATGGTCATATTTATTTGAATTCTATGCCAAGAATGCCAGTCTATGCAGACAATACTGCAAGAAACGCTGCTGCTGGCACTGCAACTAACGGTATGTTCTGCTACAACACAGCGACAGGCAACATAGAGGTCTATGTTGGCGGAGCATGGAAGAGTGTTGACACATCTGCAATAGTCTAAAAATTTATTTTTTACAGTAAAACCACTCAAATAAAAATATTTGAGTGGTTTTTTTTACCAAATTATCAAACAATTTCAAACCAAGCCAAATCAGCCAAAACCTTAGTGTTTGCTGATGTTGGGGCAAAAGCAACTGTGATAACTTCACTCGTGCCATCCAAAAACCTTCCAATCTGGAAGTTGAATTGATTTATGCTAGTAATATCCAAACTGCCTTGTTTATTCACATAACCACCTATGACATCAGTACCACTTCCACTTGCCAAAGATGTCGCTGAAGTATCATATTGAACATTTCCATTGTGATGTTATGTATTAGGAATTTGAAAACAATATAGTCGAATTTATTGTTAAATAATATGGTTGAATCATTTATATCTTGGGAGAAAAAGATGGAATTCAAAACTTTTCTTGAATCTGAAGAACAAAAAGATGTTGAGAAGTTAATTTCTTCTCTTCCTAAGAAACATCGTGATCTTCTCAATGGATATAAATTCAAATATACAAGTGGCAACACTTTAGACGGCGATAATGATCATATTGGTTATATTTTCAAAAACAGGATCGTTGTAGCTGCTCCATGGAACTACAGCAGAGCGTTCACAACATTGCATGAAATTGCTCATTTGGTCTGGGAATATATTATGACCAAAGATTTGAAGAAGAAATGGGAAGAATTAGTCAAGAAGACTAAGCAAACGCAAATAGATAAATTCCCACATAAGGAACAAAAACATGCCTTGCAACAAAATGCAGAAGAAATTTTCTGCATGAGTTATGCAGCAGCATACTGCACCCATTCACCAGTTATATGGGTTAATGAAGATTGGATTAATTTTGTCAAGAATTTAGAAAATACAAAGAAAGATTAGTTTCTCACTTGAAGAAAGCTACAATTGAAAATCTAAGGTTATCTCCTGCTGCCACATCGACTCTGTTAATCCCATGCCAAACTCCACCTTTAGTGAAAACCATTCTATTTGGAATAGGTGTGATGTATTGACCAAATCCAAAGTAATTCAAAAAAGGTTTAGTATAGTCTTTAGAAAAAAGATCGTCTGGGCTAGATTTCAATTCTGGATATTGTTCGCTATTTGGAGTGTTTGCAATCATTAATTCGCCACCCCAAAAAGGACTCCATTCTCTATGGCAATAAAAAATACATGCAGCAGTATAACCTGAATCATTATGCCAAGATATTTTTGTTCCTACTGGGTAAATGTAAGGACGATAAATTATTTCTGTCCATTCTTCTCCTTCTTTTCCAACCAAATCTTGAATATTATTTTTAGCAAGATAGTAAACAGTATTATGGACAAAATCCAAAGGACTGTTAAAGGGAAATTTTTTGGAGCTATGAGATTCTCCACCAAAAATTTCTCCATCGCTTATTTTCCAAACTTTAATCAAGTTTTGATTATGTTTTACGAAATCAATTTCGCAAAAATGTCTAACCAATGTGTCAAACAAATCTTGTTTGAACACATCATCAAAAATTGCGAATTTATCGGTCCTTACGACCTGTTTCATGAAACAGCCTTTGAGTAAACATCAGTCATTAGTTTTGGTAATGTTGTCATCGCCTGCTCTGTCATTCTTTCATATTCTGAAATATCCATGCTAAAAATCTTGTAGTGATGGATGATTGGATTTTTCATAATCTGAGGCTTATGGCCCTTCTGTTGAGCTCTGATTGTGAGAATGAAAGATGGGCCTATTTGTGGAAGTTGTTCTGGCCAAGGACCAATATCACTCCAAGCTTCTCTTGTTATCAAGGTAATATGATCTTGGAGGAAATCAACCTTTTGATTTCCCATCATATAGGATTGAGTGTCAACCCCAACGAATCCTGAATGTTGTGCTTCTGACACATTTACAAGCAAGTCAATCCAAGCAGGATTGATTACTACGATGTCACAATGCATGAAGATAAAATATTTACTGTTTTTATCAGCAGCCTGTACGCCTTTATTACAAGCTGCTGACCAGTAAAGATTCTTCTCATTCTTTACGACCTTGACTTCCCCTTCGATATCCTTAAGGAATTCTTGTGATTCCTTGCCGCTTCCGTTATCGACAACGATGATTTCGTAGTTGTTGTTGAAGCTGGTGACTGCAATTGACTGAAGGCAAATGTTCAAATATTCAGGTCTATCTCTATGGACGACAATAATTGAAATATGATCGTCAGAATTTTCGTGAAGCTTTACCGTCATTTCTGGACGGTCGCCTTCAAGTGGATTGTAATTATTCTGTGTGGCCATGGATTCTCCTCAGTTAATTATAATGGGGTTAATGTTGATTATTCCTGTTCATCAACATCTATTTCAAAAACTCCTCTTTCACAAATACAATTCATTACACCACTAGCAGTAGTGATCTTTTCTGCATAATTTCTTGCTAAATTATTTGCATATTTTTCTGCCGAAGAAGAACTCTTGAATGCTTTTTCTGTTTTGACACAGACCCATTCTCCGTCTACTTGTCTGGCAACGCTAATTACAGCAAATATTTTCATTTTAACCTCAATTTTTTCCTGTTGAACCAAAACCTTTATCACCACGCTCAGTAACTTCTAAAGAATCAACTTCAACCCAATCAATTTGCCACACAGGTTTTATTAAAATCTGTGCTACACGATCACCATGAGTGATCCTGATGATGTTTTTGCTTGCACTATTGACAATTACTTTGATTCTTCCGGTAAAATCACTATCGATAGTTCCGGGTCCATTGGTTACTTGTAGACCTTGAACTGCAAGACCGCTTCTTGCTCTGATTTGCGCTTCCCAGCCTTGAGGAAGAGACATGCTGAATCCACAATCGATCACTTCTGTCTGGCTTGGCATGACACTGACAAAATTATGACCAGCATCATTTGTGGGAATATTAGCAACTAAGTCTGCTGCTGCCGCACCAGAAGTTTTATATTTCGGCACAAACTGTGGGCTATCTGCTACAATCTTTACTGGAATTTTTGATCCCGGCAAAGGTAGTTCTTTACTCAAATTCTTCGACTGACGGGGCATGTGAATTCTCGTGAGTGACAATTTCTTCTACAGCAACCTCAGTGACTTCAGTTATTTCAGCAACCTCAGTGACTTCTACAGGCGATGTAGTTGGCTTACTTATTCTTATCGCTTGTCTTGCCTTTAGTAAATGATGATCAAAATTTTGAACAAAATTTTCCAATGCTTGTTGTGGATACAAAGATGCCATTTTCTTAAGTTGAGAAGTTAGTTTTGGCTCGTATCTTTTATTTTCTATGATTTTATTGACACGCTCCAAAGTCATAATTCTCAAGTTACATGGATCTGGCCTATTGTTTCCAGCAGATACACTAAATCCAAATCTTTCTGTATTATTATTTGCCATCTTTATCCTTGCATGTTAAAAAGACTTTCATTGTCAAACTTGCCCTGACGAATTTCATCAACCTTGATCAATAAATCTTCTGGTATTTCAGGTAAATCGCATATATCAGGAATGATATGATTTAGAATAGTCTTTTCTAGTTCATCATAATCTATTTTTTTTGAAATTTCGTCGAAAAAATATACTTTGCTCATCAAATAATCAACTCCAACATTAACAGTTCTATTTTCATCATTCTCATCCTTGAAATTGATGACCATCGTGATAATATTGGAAGATGAAACAATCTTGTATTTTCCAGACATAGTAAACTAAATAAGTAATGATGAGCAGTAATTTTCAAGAATTTATCAATATAAGAGATTGCCTAGATAGAATTGGGGCTTTTTCTGTTTCAGAAAATTTTGATTGGGCAAAATCTTATATTTTGCCAAATATTGATTTAGACTTACCAGTAATAGAAAAAAGAGCAAAAATTCACATCATCATACGAAAAAAGAACCCTATTTATATTCAACTAGGTGATGGGACAAAACTTTATTTTACACATGATGAATTTAGAAGGATAAAGGGCCAACCAGAAACTGGAAAAACAATGGTAATAAAAATGTTAAGGCTGTCGCATGACAACAGCCTCGCTCCTTCTCAAATAAAAAGCTGTCACGTTATTTAATTTTTCTTAATTTTAGTAACATCAATCTTATCAGGATCAATACCGGGACCGTAAGGAGAAGGGCTATAGTCTTTTTTCAGCTTTTCAATAACAACATCAGCAACCTTGTCCACAAATAACTTACCGCCAATTCCAAAAATTAAAAGTGCTGCGGTAAGAGCGGCGACTACCCAAAAAAACTTATTGTGCAAAGCATTCATTTTCTTCTCCTAGTTAACTTTTATTTATCTTTTTTGCCTACAATTTTTTGCCATCTTTGTCTTCTAGATCCAAAGTTATTTTTTTCAAAATCCTGTAGTTTCAAAATTGCTTCTTTATATTCACCTGTTATTCCTTTTGGTATCTCAACTTTTACAGTAACAATCATATCACCATAAACACCATTTGGAAGTTTCATTCCTTTGCCTCCAAGCTTAAACTTGGCGTGGCTTTGTGTTCCCAATGGAATTTTACAAGTAAGCGTCTCGTCGCAAATTGTAGGTATTTCGACTTCACAGCCAAATGTCAACTGGGAAAAGGAAAGAGGGACATCAACAAGAAGATCTATTCCTTCTCTTTGAAAATATTCATGTTCTTTAACCAAGACATGAATAATTAAATCACCGGGATTTCCTCCCCTGATTGATTCCTCTCCTTGACCGGGCATTCTCAGATTAATTCCACTGTCAACTCCACATGGAATTTGAACCTGTATCTTTTTTTCCTTATATCCAGAAAGCATTCCAGAACCACTGCAATCAACGCATGTGATTGGATTTATCTTTCCCAAACCATTACAAATTGGACAATTTGTTCTGAATTCAAAAGGAGCATTATTTACTTTAGTGAATCCTTGACCATTACAATTAGCACATGATTCATTACTTATCTGGCCTTGACCCTTACATGTCGTGCATGTATTTTTAACTTTTATAATTATTTCTTTGTTACAACCGTTATAAGCTTCTGATAAATCAATTTCTAATCTTACTGTTAGATTTCTTCCACGATAAGAACTATTCTGGAAAATATCACCAAATGAACCACTGAAAGGATTACCCTCAAATCCACGCATCCTGAAATGCATGGAGTGGCCTCCACTGTCATATTCAGCACGTTTTTCTGGATCGTTTAATATCTCATACGCTTCCTGAATTTCACGAAATCTCTTTTCGGCTTCTGAGTCGCCGGGATTACGGTCAGGATGATGTGTTTGGGCACCCTTGCGGTATGCCCTAACAATATCTTCTTTAGATGCATTTCTAGGAATACCTAGAACGACATAGTAGTCTTTCATTCTTCTATGATCACGCCTTTAATTGAAGAAGGTTCCATAAGGAAGCGATCACGGTGAATATTGTCCCAATTAGGAACATGAATACCGGGACCTGAAACAGTGACTCTGTCGCCTATATTAAACCCATAATCTGATGATTTGAAGTTAGGGCCTACAGAGCGAACATAGCCTTGCAAAGGAACTTTCAAATCTGTTTTTTCATTGACAGCTAGACTTGTCCCAAGCATTTCCTGAGATGTCAAGAATTCAATTAGAACCTGCGAACCAGTTGGCTTGACAGATTTGATTTTAGGAACTTTTGATCCACCACCAATAATAGTAGAATCATAAACTGAACCCATAGGAGTGAGAATCTTACTCTTCGACATAATTATCCCCGTAAATTTACAAACTCATTGAGTTTGACTGATGATGAAACTTTCTGTTACCGTGAAAACATCAGAATTAAAAATCTGATTTGTATCCACAAAATTAGTACTCATGTTTACATTAGTATCTGGAATAGAAGTTTTTTTGTTTGCTAAAAAATTTACTAGCAACTTGTGACAAGTACTTTCTTTCAGATCTAAATAACCATTCACAGATTGCTCGTAAATCACATGTGCAAATTCCAGAAGTTCTTCCTTCGTTAAATTATAAATCATTACGCAACCTCAAGTCCAATAACATATAAAAAAGCATTTTCCATCTTTCTCGCCAACAATTATCGGATAAAAACATTTATTCCTGATGAACATTTTGTCCATTTCTTTTTGACAATCTTCTAAAACGGCATAATCCTGCAATATACCTTTCTCATTCTTAAACATTTTATTCCTATAAGCTATTGAAGGCACAATAACGCCAAAATGATCGAATATTGGTTTATTGTTTGCTTCTGGGAAGTTTTCAAGCATTTTTATCGTTTGGAGAACTTCATCCGAAGCCACATCTTTAAGTTCATGGAAAGGATATACTTTTGGCTCATAATGATAAGTTGCGTCAACTACAAGGGAAGAATCAAAATAAATATCTTTGAAGAATGAACGATTTATTGTAACCTGAGCTTCAATTTTCATTATATGCCCACCAGCAGAAATCTGGCAGGAAGGACTATAGTTGTAAGACATTGATTTTGCTAAAATAATAGCAGCATTAGTCATTGTAATGCGATTGAATCCATAATATGCCTGTTCCATGTTTTCACGGAAAACTTCAATACTCTTAGAAATTTCAGAAGCAAGACTTTGACAACCCAAATCCTCATATCTCTTCATTTTCTTTTCAGCTTGCTTTAATTCACGCATATATGCAGAATCATATCTGATAAATTGCTTAAAAGAATCTGGCTGTGCATTCCATGATTCTTCGCCTTTTTTATAAAAGGCCTGAAGATCAATAACTTGCATTTTCTTGCAAAATCTTATTGCATCTCTCTCTTCTGAATCGAGAATAAGACGAACATAAGATTTATTGTAATTTGCACCATCAATCTTTTTGACAATAGTTTTATCTAATGATTCTTTGATCAAAAGATTTCCCAATAACGGGAAAATATGACTCATTCCATTGTTTTTAGCATATTGTGCCATCGCCAAAAATTCTATACATTGCTTTGAAAAAATATGCTCGTCTGAAAAACTACCATCAAATATGGTTACAAGGTCTGGATGAGTCATGTCTAGGACATGAGTCAAATCACCAAGATTCTTACCAAAATGACCAAATGCAAATTCAAGAAGATCCTGATTGGAATCATGAATCATTCTAAAAAAAAGAGGAGGACCTGATGAATTATCTCTTAGTTGAACATGATGATATAATCGACGATTGAATTCATTCTGAACATCGTTGACCTTTTTGGCCAAAACATTATCAATCATGATGTTTCCCACTATACTTTGGGAGTAAAAAAGCATGTAATTCGATTGCCTTCCATCGCAGGTCTTTTCTCTACGACTCCAAATTGCTCCATTGTTTCAACAATTTTTTTCATAACAGCGAAACCCTGCTCTTTATGATTCAATTCACGGTAACCCTTGAATTGAAGGTAAAATTGAACCTTACAACCTTCTTCAAGAAAATTCTTCGCCTGATTAATTTTTGTTTCAATATCATGATCTTGAATAGCAGGACGAAGTCTAATTTCCTTTATCTGGACTTGTGACTCACGCTGCTTCTTTGCAGCTTCTTTTTTCTTGATTTTCAGTTCGTATTTATAACGACCATAATCCATAATCCTACAAACAGGAGGCTTCGCAGTAGGAGCGATCTCTACTAGATCAAGACCATTGTCCATGGCAAGTTTTCTTGCCTCATCAGTAGCCATAATGCCAAGTTGCTCTTCTTCACGAACAACCCTAACTTGTGGCACTCTTATCTGCCAGTTAACTCTGTTTTGATCTTCGCTTCGCTCTCTAGGAAATTTGTTTTGCTGCATCTTGTGAAATCCATGCTCCAACATAAAAAAGACCCTATACAAAAATACGACTTAAATTCTATGATGTCAATCATCAGCCGTAAAAGTATTCGTTATTTTAATTATAAAGCCTTCTTTATCAATAGGAAACCTTCTTATCCATTCAACAAGTGGATTCATAGAACAACCAAAATCGGAAGGTATAAAACTTGGATCAGTAAAACTCGGAATAACTCCATCAGGCAAAAGATTACTAGGAATTTGATTGCTTGGGACAGAAGAATCATAAGCAAGAGCAAAAGAAACCACCATTTTCAAAAGCTTAAATTCCAAATAATAACAACCCGGAAGACATGTGTCTTCACTCTGCCAATCATAAATTAAAAAACTATCGACTAAAACATCCTTAGTCGTTGTTCCATCAATGTTAATGATGTCCTGATACAACATTTCAGTTGTAGCAGTTGCGTTAGAAAACTTAATGATTTTCAATCCTGTGCCACGTCTCCAGTTTTGCACTGGGGTTCCATGATAACCTCTCTGGACACGAATGAGGCGATTTACTTCATCAAATCCAACAACAAGCATCTTCTCAGGCAATCTAGCCTGATCCATGATAATCACATCGCCCTGCATTACTTGATTAAAGCCAATATTATCAGCCAAACCAATAACTGAATCATTCTGATCAAGAGAAACCTTAAGCTTCCCCTTGGCCCACATTGTGGCCTCAAGAACAAGATCTGTAAGATCAAGAGGTCCATCGCAATCTTCGATCTTAACCTTGAAAGATGGTTTAGTATCATGCCTACGAATGATGAAATCGGCACATACGCCGCTAACGCATCCATATTCGTCAGGACAACTTTTTGCAGTTGTAGTAGTACAGCCTATTCCAGTAGATGAGCATGCCATGAAATTATTTATGGCAGAAGAACCAGAAAAACATGAATTCAGTTTGGATTAACCATTTGAACATAATTAATCATGTAATCTTGAGAGCTAAAATGACTCTTAAAGTTTTTCAAATCCTTCTTTTGGATCTCAGTCAAATACTTTTTAATGACAGCTTCAGGCAAAGGTATATTCATTTTCCAAAAATAAGAATCTTTAGCAGTAGCAACAAAAGAAACAGGAATTACCCCTACATGCAAAAAATCAGTGCATTCTATGAAATAACTGTCTGATTGAGCATCATAAACATATCCATCAAGAGGTATGCCCTTCTTACAACTTATTCTATTGATAAAATTCTTGGATGAATCTTTATGAACAGCTACTGCAATTAAATATGTTTCAAGATTTGATTCTGAAACAATAATGCCTTTCAGAACATCTCTGGCATTTTTTGCCTTAGATTGATCTAAGGAATCATCGTTGCAAATATTTTCAGTACTCATGATCTATCTCCGCTATTTAATTATAGTGGAGACTGCCAACTTAAAAATAATTAGTCTCTAGGCTTATTATTTTTACGCCTTTGACTCTTAATCTGTCTGAACTTATCAGATACAACATTTTTCTTGGAATCATATTTTTTGACTTCAGGTTTTTTATCTTTCTTCTCAACTTCAGGTTCTTTTTCAGATTTTTTATCTATTTCTGAATCTTTTTTCTTTTTTAACTTCTTGGCATCTTTAGCCTTCTTTTCTTTTTCCTTCTTGATTTTTGCTTCTCTAGCAAATCTTTGGGCAGCATTCTTCTTGGCTTTCTGCAATTCCTCAAGATCTTTCTTGAGAAGCTCTAAAGAACGCATCCATTTTTCAACATCAGAATGAGGAACAGGGGTGCGACGAGACTTTTTAGCCTCATCGAATCTTTCCTGCATCCATTCATTGAAAAAAATCATTTTTCCCTTTTCTTGGAATTCCTACGTTTCTTTTTAGTCTTATTTTTCCTTTTAGGATGTTCAGGTGATCCTAATTCTTCAATTGCCTTCTTTACAAAAGATGGGCTTGGTGTGGATCGAGACATAGCCACCCCAGCAGACATGGGATAATTACCCGCCTCAATTCCAGCCCTTAATCTTGTAGTAGGGCTTGCTTCATCAAATTTTTTACGCCAATCGCCGAATGATATTAGTGCCATACACTATTTAGGAAGATGACGACTGAATTTGAATTCACCTTTTTCAATTTCAACAAGTCCAGCCATGTCAAAGTTAGATCTGGCATCTTTGTGGGCTTTTTCAATTGTTTTTAATTTTTCATGCAGATGTTTTAACCATTTTTTCTGCACGAAATGACCAGTGTGGTCACAAAAATTAACATAATTACCAAATACAAAGAAATATTTAAGAAAAGCCTCCTGAACTGGATTTTCAAAATATCTCAGGAGGTATTTCTTTTCCTTCGGCAATTCGACAGTCTCAAATTGCCTTGACAACAATAATAAATCAAGATTCAAAAATCTATCCCTTCTATTAATTCCAAGTGCAGACAAAGCATACCACCAGCAAATTCCTTCGGAACACCACTTTTGGCTATTCCATGAAGAACAGTGACGATAAGCTCTGAATTCTCATCATCATTGTTTCTCCCCTCAGAAAATTCTAGTCTTTCATGAGCATGATCTACACCATTAGAAACAGTGTAGTTCAAAACCATAGATATTCTTTTATGACTATTTAGTAATTGATCAGGAACATTTCCTCCTGTGTGCAACATCTTGTCCTTGAAGTAATTTGACAAATGATGTACAACTAATGAATTAGCATTCTGCTTAAATTCATTTGCAATCTGTGCGCTTTCACTTGATGAATTTTCATCATCAAATTCATCACCAAAGAAAAAAACATCCTTGCCTTGAGCCACGCCAAATCCTCCAGCGGGTTGATCATCCGTCAACATGAAACGGATTTCTCAGCATAGTGTACAAAGAAATTCCCCACTTGTAAATACATATTGTGGAGGATGTATGTACAAATTTTTGTTGATTATTGCAGCCGCAACCTTGTTAAACTTGGTAGGATGTGCAAACTTCAACCCAAGAAACAACCCCAAAATACAAAATCAAAATGGTAAAATAGAGGATATACGCACAAACCAAAATGGGGTAATGGCCGAACTCATGAAGACTAGGCAAGATCTATCAGCCCAAAATAGTCTTCTGAAAGAAATACAAAGCGGCCTAGTCAACATAAACGGCGCAATTTCACGAAACGAAAACACAGGAGTTCAAATAATCCAAGGCGATGGAGCACTAATCTTCATCTTCGCATTAGTTGTCATAGCAATGCTATTGTTCTACTATCGAAACAGAGCTATAAGCAGCGAAAAGACGAACGAACTAATGGTAAGAGAGATAGCAAGATTTAACAGTAATGAGCTAGAAGCAAATATCCTTTCCTCTGCTGTTGAAGAAAACAAAGGAAAGGATATCTACCAGATAATCAGAGAGAGACTAGAAAGTCTCTAATTTTTCTTGTCGTAACCTTGTTCGATATGCCTAAGAAAAGGATAACCAGAACAATTGTCCCCTAATGGTAAATTTTCATCAGAAGGATCTCTGCCTTTTAAGCTAATTACTTTGATATAATTTTCAATTTCATTATCTATTTTGCTAGCTTTAGCAGAAAGTTTTAAGCAGTAAAACTTATTTTTGTCAACTTCATCTTGACAAATATATCGACATTTTTGAGAAGTCGCATCTGAATTCAGACACACATCTTCTAATTGTTTGAGACTTAACATAATTCATTCCCTTAGCTCCGTCCTTTAACGGAAGACGGATTTCTTAGGCCAATTCCACCTCACGACCTATTTGCGAAACGAGTACATCTCGACTGTGATCGCATTCATGCTGAAAAACAATACTGAAAAGATTAATCTCTTCACGATCAACATCATTCAAAACAAGAGAAGGCATCCCTGAAACAACAAGTTGCTTGCCTTTTATTCGTGTCTTAGAAAATCTCTCAACCTCAAACCTTCTAAAAGTGCCATCCTCATTCCTAAGAGACAAGCAGCCCTCAACTGACTTTATCTTGTCTCCATGGCCTGTATACTCGCAATTGACATAATATTCAAAATGACGATTGCGCTTAACAATGAAAAGATTCCATGGAACTCCAACTTGAACTGCTGATAAACCTATTCCATCATTTTCATCGCAAATTTTTTCCATCTTTGTGCAAAGACGGAATATATCCATAAGGCTTTCAAGAGGAACATCTTTTGCCTTAGGGATATCAGCAACTGGAACAATTTTCAGAGGTTCTTTGAATTTCATGATGTTGTCAAAGCCCTTACTACAGCATCAATACGATTTTGCAGCCATTGCTTAAGAGAATCAGGAGTTGTCCTCATGGCAGTTGGAATCTTAAAGATCACAACATCTACTTCCTCGTCAGCATCTGGAAGATTATTGTCAACCAAATCACGAACAAGCTTGGAAACACTAATGTTTCGCCTCTTGGCAACTGCCTTCATCTTTTCCTGAATGCTGGGATCAACATTCAGGCTCATGATCGTACCTTTTTTAGATGGCATTATTCACCCTTGGCTTTTGTTTTCTTGTTATCAGACTTCTTCGGCTTACGTCTTTCTGGGAAATTCTCACGCAGCTTTTCCTTCAAACGCACATTTTCCGCCTCACGACTCTTACGGCGACGAATTTGACCGGGAGTCTCATAGTACTCTCTCTTCTTAAAATCATGCAGAATACCAGCTTCCGCAACCTGCTTTTTGAAAGCAGTAAACATTTTTTTGAATGCAATCTCCTTTTCATACCAACTTGGATTCATAGGAAGATCACGCAATTCAACTTTACAAGCCATACTTTATTCCTTATTCTTTTGCTACCTTGATAAATCTTGTGCCAAGTTTCTTTTTTTTCTGCGGTTGCACAAAATCTTCATAAGGTAAATTTTCAATACTCTCCGCAGTAGAAGGCCATTCATCACGGTTTAGGCTAGGTAAAAATTCCTCAAGCTTTCGATAAATACTTGGAAAAATATCACTCTTCCACAAACCAGCATCGCCATCAGTTATGATAGTAGAAAATGAAAAAATATACTGATACGGAATTTGATTGCCACTCAAATGATCAATCTCGAATTCCTTCGTTCCTGAAAACCTCGACCTTTCATCAATAGACAAAAAGGGAGTTCTTGCCAGCAAAGACAACCTCGACAAACCATTGAACGTGTCAAGAACACAACCACAAGCACGCATCGCTGCCAAAGCCTTTGTTACGTCCTGCTCTCTCAAAAACACACACTTTTCTTCAAGAGAATCAGCAAGATCATAAGAAAATGCATTTTGCCACAAAACACAAGTAACATCCTTATTGGACAAGAAATTAACCAAATCAATATAAAATTCTTTCTTGACCTTCATGTGGTCGCTTATACCATTATGCCAAAACCTACAATAAATAGATGGATGTAAAAATACCTTATAACCCGGCTTCGTTATCAAACTTCTATTGAATTCCTTACCAATAATTGATGAACTCGGAATAAAAGGTAAAAATCTTTTCGTGTCCTGAAATTTATCAAAAAAGTAATTAGTAAATCCATTCCGATAATACTTCTGAATCTCAACCGCATCAATCACATCCCTGAAAAACTCATTCATATTCCTCATGTACGAAACATTCAAATCAGAACTATTACGCATTCCCTCAGAATGATCGTAAAACCTCTTCATAATCGAATCATCAGTCAAAGACCAATACTCATCAGCATATGGAAACAAACCCTGAAATCCGGGCCATGAAGCAACTATAAAATATTTTGAACCTCTTGACTCATCACGATATCGATGCAGAATATAACTTGACAAAATCGTCATGCTTCTCAAATCACCAAAAAAAGGCAAAATGCAAACATTCGTGAAGTCAGTTGGAATCCTCTTCTCTTCATAACGATCTCTATGGAAACCATTACGCTCCGCTGCCCTGCGTAAAAAATCAGCAACCGAACTCACATCGACCTCCATTCAAGTTGTTTTTTAAGCATATCGTTAACTATGCCAGCATCTTCTATCAAACCCAGCATATCTTCCCAATTGTCTTCATTCATTTCGTCTATAGCCTGATCCAAGATTTTCAATGCTTTTTCATGATCTTCAACAACATTAAAATAATGAGCCAAAATTAATTTTTTCTTGTTGTAATCAGTCGTAAGAACAATCCTCTTGCCCTCTTGCCCATTACCCGCTATTTGATCAGGACTTTCAAATAATATCCAAGGAACACCCATCATTCCAGCCAGCCTCGTAGAAGCTGTCCAAAACTGAACAGTAAATTGCAAATTTGATATAATCGCCAAAGTAAGTTCCAAATCCCTTGATTCAGGAAGACGACTAAAATCAATGATGTGATCAACAGGACAAGGAATGACACTCTGCTTTTCACCCAGCCATATAGGATTGTAACCCTTTTCCTCCAAACATTTTATAAGCTTTATATAAAATTCTGGAGATAGATTACGACCATACATCGTCCTGCCTCTTGCAAAAATACCAACAGAATTTGGCTTCAAATAATCTTTAGCTTTATTCTGAACTTTCATAGATGGTCTTGGAATCTGTACAGCAAACTTACGATGATAAGCAACATCGGCAAGATAACCTTTTTTTATTTTTTGAGAATAACAAGAAGGACATCCAGTGGAAACATTGTCAGAAGCCCAAACTTTTTTACAAATTTCACAAGTATTATTGACACATAATTGTCCCATATTGGCACACTTGAAAACTACACCATAATTTTCAAGACACTTTTCAAGACGACGAATATTAAAAGAAGAATTATAAAAAGCATTTGAATATTCACGCAAATTCATGACGTTTTCTTCAATTTCCCAAAACTCATCAACAAGATGCCTGTAAAGATATTCTCTCCCATACCAACCAACACAAATTACATAAGCACCGGGATTACTCGAAATGATCTTGGGAATACAATACATCAAACCAATTGTTTCACAACCAAACTCAGAAAAACAACTAATTATCAGTATTCTTTTAACATTCTCTGGCTTAGGTCTTTTATTGAATTTGAATACAGTAAATTTCAAAGAAGGAATTAATACTTCTTTGGATAGCAACTTACCATTGCCGGGATTGCGCCGACAAAAACTAATTAATTTCATCCATCAGTTCTCTTGACTCTAGTCAACTTAGCCACAAGACCACACTTTGGACACTTAAATTGTCTAGCCTTGCCACAAGTTGGACAAGAAATAATTTCCTTCAAATCGGCAAGATCAGAGGATAAACCTGTTGATAACCTCGCCCATCTGCACTTGTGACACCTAACCATGAAGTTCTTTTCCATAACTTACAAGAGTTATTGATATACCAAATTATTAGACCTCATCCAATCAATAAGATCAATTTCTTTAGAATTAATATGAATATAGAAATCTACAATCCACTTCCCATCAGAATCTTTTTTCTTCAAAACAACTCTTGGCTTCTCACAATTGTTGAAAAGATCAATTAATTTTTTCTTTGCTTCAATTACAGTCTTCACAGGAATTTCCGCCAATATCCTCGAAACAGAATTATCATTCAAAATTAAATCAAAAGTATTACCATCAACTATCGATATTTTCTTAACATCATAAGATTTTTCTGGATTAATAATGCCTTCCGGAGAAGAAGGAACATATTGTGCGCTGGGCTGCAACCTTACAAATAAAACAATAGCAATAAGAAGCCACAAACCCAGCACAACAATCTCAATCAGTTTTGATTTACCCACCTAAGCCCCCATCAACGGCTAAGATCGCTTCTTTGAAAATCAACAAATCTTCTTGCCATAATCCATATTTACGAACATTCTTGGCAAAAACCTCAAGATCCAAAGGATCTATTTTCCACTTAACATTTCCTTCCTTATCCTCTTTCGGAACTTTACTGTATTTAATCCTGCCAAATTCATCCGTAAGCTTGATTTTTTTCCCGTTCTCCTCAATAACTTCTGGAACATATTCCATGTCACAACGAGTCAACATAAGATCAAGATATGCTTCCCTCTGATCAACCTTCAAAGCAGTAGTCCACAACTCCATCGGAATAATCAAACAAAAATCATACTTCTCCCTCTGCCATAACCTAGCAGTGGCACTAAACTTACTCAATTTTCCAAGATTAAGCTTATTCTTAACAAAAGGCTTGCTGTCATCAAAACAAACAGCAACTCTAAAATCATCAAGTCTAGGAGAATGATGCTTAGACTTGACAAGATTTAGAATCTGAATGACCTCATCAGATGCTTTCCACGGATTAGCAGACATAAAAATACCCCTTAGAACTTATAAAATTCTAAGGGGGACATAACATTAAATCAAAGTTATTTTCTTCTGCGACGAATGCTCTCGTCTGTGCGATTGCCATTTAACTTGTCGCTAAGACCATCAATGTCTTTCTTCAAATCGTCCATGCTCTTAAGGATGGTGCTTTCTGAATCAGCCTTTTTTTTGCCCTTTTCACCCTTAATGATACCAGCCTTACTTAATTCTACTTCAAGATTATAAAGGCGCTTCTTAAGGTCTTCTAGATCATTCAGATCCTTACCACCAACACCCCAATTCTTGGTAACCTTGTCAGGAGTACCCAAATCTTGATCCTTGCCAACAGTATTGTTGTAGACAGGATTAAAGGTGCTTCCAAGACGGTTAGAAGCCTTCTTAATCGACTTCTTGTCTACTTCACGCTCTTCATTAAGAGGCATATGATAGGAAGAACGACCAGCAGCACTGCGGGAAACATCCCTCCAGTATTTGGCCTCTCCTTCATTCAAAGGAGCATCAATGTCATACTCGCCAGTCTTCATCTGACCAAAGAAATCAGCACTAGCTTCTGGCTCAATTGGAGTAGGAGGCTTAGGAGCACCATTAAAAATGCCCTTTGCTAAAGCCTTGTCCCAAATATCTGCATATTTGTTGATATCATCCATCATGCTACTCATACTGTTCATATTTTGTCCTTTTTCCGGCAACTTAAAAATCCTTTTAATCAGTCTTTTTTCTTTAATAAAGAATTATTCTTATCTATGCCGATAAAATTATTTTTTTGGCATAACTAACAACTTATCTATCTCTTCATTCGACATATTTATTTCACAAAATTGCTTGTACCAACCACGTTTATGACCTTTGTACTTCGTATTGCCATTCATAAATCTTTCAAAAGCATAATAAGTTTGATGTAAATATTTTTCTGATTTGATAACTTCTTCAAAATTATCTTTGGAAACCACATACTTAACGCCTACACGCAAAAGTATCGTAAACAAAGATCTTCTCATTCCTTGCTTTATCCACCAAACACTCGGTTTGACCCACATAACCCTTTTTATTTGGGTTCGACCAAACTGAGATCTTGGTTCAACATCAAGAATATCTTCAATTTTTTTCATAAAAGCAGCCACAGAAGAACCCCTGTTCCAATTGTGGCTAAAGAAAAATATTTTCAAATTCCATAAAACATTATGGAAAAGATCACGACAATAAAACCAATTATCAATTTTATATTTTTCTTCAACAATCTTTCGAGTTCTTGCAAAATTACCAGCATCAGGACAGTAAGGAGTATCAATCAGAACAACTTCATCAGACATGTTGCTCAACTTGTATCTCATTTGAACTCTCCGGTTCAATGATTTTTGACTTAATCGAAACCAATTGATTTGCATTATCCAAGAATTTATCCAAATTTGCAATACTAATTACTGTCCAATGTGGATCATCAACAGGAACGTATTCCCTCTTCGTATAATAAAAAACTTCCATCTTATATTTGTAAACTTTATTCTCAACTTCCAATGGCCCCATACCATTAGCTAAATCTTCTGCTACCTCCCTGCATATTCTTATAGATTCGCCTTCTGTAGCACATCCAAGCTTCCTCATAACCTGAGTAGCAGCAATAGCCTTACTGTCATAACTTGAAAGCAAATTAATGATATCTTTCTTCATCTGACCATCAATAAACTCTGCAATTGCAGAATATCTTGCCATGACATCACTTCTTTCAGGACGATGCAAACGACAATCCCTGAAATAAGTACTAAAATTATTTTCATCGATAATTAATTCATCAGTCATTTTTATTTTCCATACCTAAATTATTAAAAAGTTCCAAAACCTCTTCATCTGTCATGAATTTCTCTTCTTCTTTTAAGCCAACTCTCATGACAATAACACGAGGATCATCATCCTTGTCTCGATATCTCTTCTGACCTCTATACTTGCCATTCTGATTTGATTCCAACAAGAATGTATTGAAACCACCAGAAGGAGGTTGCAATCTTATCCTAATTAAGTTACCTTCACTTAATTCTTTATGCCAACGATCCCAGTCATCAGACCAAACATTAATCTTATTCTCTTGACCAGTAACATCTTCCGCCAATACCTGAGAATAAGTAGAACCCTTTTTACTAGTCATCTGAATTACTTTCTTAACCCTCAACTCAACAGGACCAGAAGAACTGTCAATGTCACTTCTCAAAGAATCAAATGTCAAATTCCCTCTATAATCAGGACTTCTCTCAAGCTCATGAATCCAAGCAAATCCATAAAACTTTTCTTCTGAAACAACCGGATTCTTAAACTCCTTAGCCAAATCCTTAGGTATATCATATTGGTCTGGATCGAAATCAATCAATCTTGGCAATGTCTTGAAATCAGCATCAGAAAATCTCGCTATAGTTCTCTTTCTTTTATTCCAAAGATTCTTAAGATCCTTCCACCTGTTCCAAGGCCTCTTAGTAGCAATCTTCTTGTAATATCTCATCACCTCACGCTCAATCACAACATCAGTCCCATCAACAGGAACATATACCATCTCAATCCTTCCAACACCATCCCCTTCCTTACACTCATACTCCTTGAGAACAGTAATCTCCTCTTCCTTATCATATTTTTGCTGATACTCAATGTTATCAAATGGTGAATCACCACTCAAATCAGATAATTTGAATTCAACTTCAGGAATAAGCTCCCTTAACTCGTCTTCGTACCTCTCCAAAGAAGTACCAAAACGCTTGCGCTTCTCTTCGTTTTTCTTAAAACATTCTTTGAAATGCTCTGCAAATTTCCACAAAGTAATTGGATCACGATCCCTAAAACATCTTAAACCAAGTATCGGCTTCAACATCGAAGCATCTGTTCCACATCGATAAAGGAAATCCTCAAAACTACGATACGGCTGACCAGCCACTATCTTTTGAGCAGGACCCTCTCCTATACCCTTCACATTACTAAAACCAAAATAAATTAAATTATCCTTAAGCTCAAAATTAATGCCAGATTTGTTAATGTCAAGACGATGCATCTCAACACCATGTATCTTAGCCTCCATCTTAATGTCTTTTATCTTCTCAGCCAAAGTCTCACATGATAACATGCTAGCATAAAATTCATGAGGGTAATGAACCTTCAAATACAAAAGATACATGCTGATGTAAGTATAAGCCACAGCATGTGAGTTCGATGTGATTATTCCATTCGGAAGAATAAAGTTGTGAGTTGAGATGGCGACTTCAAGATCGTAACATTGTCTTTTACCCACGGTCACAACTCGTAATATTCTCCTAGACACCAAATTCCGGGTATTGGTGATAGAAGCATACTCTGGAGTGAAGTGAACCACTCCGAATTCATTTCTCCAGTTTTCTGATGATTTTGGACCAGTTGAGGTGAACGCAGAAATTCCACTCCGCATCTGGAAATGTATTTCTTTCCCTCCAGCCTCCACTTCAGATAGTTGCACTCCTTGCAATTCTCTCGATGCTCTTTCATCTTTTCCAGAGTTTTTATTATTTGTCCACACCTTGCCAGATGACCATTCTTTTTCTTCCCCTGCATGTTCTCCCAACGGAGAACTCAGCACAACCATGTTGTCTTTAACAATTAACCAAAGAGGAACTTGTCCTTCTTCAGTCAAAAATTTGTGATCATAAGTACACCTCACAACATAGCCGTCATCAAATGTCGCCTCCACAACATTGACCACGCCATGATCATGAACTGCCGCAACTTCAGTTTGTACCTGTTCTCCCTTTTCATTTATAGAATAAACTATGTCTCCGGCACAAATGTCTTTTATTTGCTTTGCGCCATCAACACAATTTATAATTGTGTCTTCGGTCAAAGTTTTATTAAAGCCATATTCACTCCAAGACAATATTTGATTAAAAAACTCTTCCATTTGTTCTTTTGTAAAACTTAAATTTTTCTGCCCATTCTTAATAAACATATCTTTATATTTTTCAATAGATTCTATTTTCTTCTTTGATATAGCTTTTCTTACAGCTTCACAATCCTTCAAAGGAATTTCACCAACAACATTCAATATCTGCATGATTTGCTCTTGATAAATCATAACTCCATATGTTTTTTCAAGAATAGGCTTGATTAAATGATGAATTTCATATTTTTCATGACCCTTCTTACGCTCAACATAACGCTTGTCCATGCCACAATTGTGAACAACAATATCGTTAGCTATAAAATTTGGCTCGTCCAAATACAAGTCTTTTTCTAACAACATAATATCATAACAATCATCTTCACCAACCTCTTCAATCTGAACTATTTCTTCAAAATCAAGCATTTCATGCTTCCTGTAAAAATGAAAAGAAATCAATCACCCTTTGATCTTTTTCAAATAACTTTTTTGTCATATTGTGATTATCAAATTGCCAATAAAAAAACTCACAATTTATCTCCTCTGAATAATCTTGTGCAGCCATAAACTTTGCTCTATTTTTGTCGGCATCGATGTCAAATATATAACCAGATTTCAATTCAACAACCCACTTTGAGTTTATCATGAAATCTGGGTAATACAATCGTTTTTTTCCATGAAACTCGTAGCTTACAGCGAATGGTGTAATATGCCAAGAATTCACTTTTTCATTTACATCTAACATTTCTGCAAGCCAAATTTCTAATTTTGATCTTAGATAAAATTCACATTGCATTTTTTCTGAAAAATAATGCTTTCCAACATGAGATAATGTATAAAAAGGATGTTTTTTTTGATATATTTTTTGACATGATTGATTACAAAATCTTTGTTTAGGTCGTGGCTTGCCTCCAACCCATATTACAATTTGATTTCCGCATTCTGCACAATTACCATATTGAGCTTTTCCTTTGGCATTTTTGCAAATTCGCATATAATCTTCAGGCGTGCGATTTATTTTATTTTCTTGTATTTTTTTGTTGCCAGCATCAGAAAAATTCTTTAATAATATCTTTCTTTCTTCAAAAGAAGATTCCTTAACCTTTTTGACCCATCCATCTGTGCCTTTTTTTTGCACATAAGCTCTCATCTCAGGGGACAACATATCACCATTTTGATACATTTTTTTCATGTTTTCCGATCTTTGCTTTCGTATGTGTTCCTGTCCTGTGAATTTTTTTATCTTATCGGCAATCGCCATGATGCGATCATCATCGCACTTGGTTTTTCCTTTGTTCCACAAAACAGAAATTTGACTTTTGTACTCCTCTTTTTGCTCTGGAAACAAATTTAGATAATCTCCTTTTTTCATCTTATGACTACTATTTAGATGGCGATAAAATTTTTCTGATACCTCTTTATTGCATATTTTACAAATCATATATATCTCCCGCTCTGTGCAAGGATATATATGAATTATTTTTTAATTACTCCAACTTTATCTCCAATTTTAAGAACTCCTGCCTTTATATATTTCAATTTATCAGTCAAGACTGGATGATCAGGCGAGAGAAGCAAGACTTTGCCACTTTTAGTTGTGATTCTCAATATTTTTTTATAACCAGAATTTATGACAAAATATCTTTTTGTGTAATTTACTTTTCTTTGAGAATTTAGATACGCTATATTATCAAGGCCCGGCTGCAAATTTTTTATTTCTTTTTGACCATTGTATAACATAACAAAAGAATCTTTTTGCAAACATTTAATACAGCCGGGTCGGAATAAACTGGAATATGCCACTAAATCTTCAAATCGATCAACTCCTCCAGCCCTAACCAATGCCCTCATTCCCTCAGAATCAAATTGAAATATACATTTCAAATCACCACGATTAGCCATTGCAATTGAATCAGGATCATTCCTCCAACAATCAACATCAGACCAATCTGGCTCTCCGGGCTTGGCACAAATTGAAGTAACACCATGATTGATTCTAACAGTCTCGCAACAACGAGCAATTTGCAAAAGATTACTAATCACAAGTAAGTCAAATTTAACAAGGCCAACAGGCTGCAAATCCTGCCCATGTAGTCCCTCTACCCATGCACTAGCTTGAGGATTACCTTTCCTTTTAACCAAAGGAACAAGATCATGAAGTGGAATTCTCGAAACAATCAATCCACCAGCATGTACTCCCATGCCACGATTGCGATTAATTAATTTTTTTGTTGCTTGAGCAATTGACGGATATTTCTCAGTATATGCTTTGAATTCAGGGTCAAGCCTTAATGCTGCATCCCATGTGATTGGTTTGCCTTCATCATCCTTAGCATCAAGATTCTTAGTGATTGCCATGACCTCTTCACGACTTTCGCCATGAACACGAGCCATGTCAATCAATGCCGATTTAATTCCAAATGTCGTATAGTTACCAATGTTACAAACATAATCTTCGCCAAATGTTTTCGGTGCCCATTCATTCTTCAAATAATCACGAACCATTGGAATATAATCAATGTCTACATCGGGCAAGTCACCCGTGAATACATTTGAAGGATCTTTCTCAATGTCATGATCTGGAACTAAACCTAAAAGCCAACAAACCAAAAGATTGTTTTGATTTTTAGGATACTTCACCTTCTTATCATACAAATCAAGGAAATATTCGTGCTTTTCCTTCGCAATGATCTCTTCTGTTTCCCACTTCAATCTTTTGGCATAACGCTGCTCTTCGTACAAACCCTTTGCACGAAGAGAAGCGACACAAACATCTAGGAATCTTTGCTTGCTCATCACCCGATAATACAAAGAAACAATCCTCAAAACAAGACTATTTCCCCGCCATATTCATGTGAAAAAACAACATCCATCATTAAATCTCAACCCCACCTGCAACACGACCAGAAAATTTCAGCAAATCTGCTTTTACATACAAAATCTGATGAAACTTATGCCAATCACTTGGATAAAAATTCTTGATCCTATTCAACTGAAACTTAACAGGAGTGCCAATATATTTGGCCTGCTCTGCTTTTGTATAATACCAAAAACTATTGCTGTTCCAAAAAGAAATGTGAGTAGGATCTTGGAAAGCACCACGACCATCAGTACTTGGAGTTAATGTTAAAAACCAACCATTAGGAGCAAGACAACGATATGCTTCTTTCATAGCGTGAATAGGATTTTTCAAATGTTCAAGAGCATCATGAGCCCTAAAAACACCAACACTTCCATCTTCAAAAGGCCAACGCTCATTCAAATCAGCAGTAATATCAGCACCTTCAAGATCGACACTTTCATATCCAATTGGCCTGCTAAATCCACCACATAAATCAATTTTTCTCAAATTGTTGACATCACACCACTTTTCAACAAGTTTGTAAATGTATTTGTCATGCAATTCAACGCACAATTCCTGAATCTTAGCATTCTTTTCGCCATAACAAGTGTTTTCTGGATGCAAATGATAAACATATAATGGCTTGTCAATATGAAACATCTTGCCATGAATATAAGTTCTACACATTATATCTTGATCATCAAGAACATCCATGCTCTCATCGTGACCACCAATACGATCATAAAATGATTTGCGCCAAGATCTAAAATGGTTGGGAGCATACCAAATCTTGCTTATACTCGCAGGATCAGGAGGAAATGCAACCATCTCAACAAGATTACGACCATCATAAACACATGGTCTGTTTACCCAGCCAAATTTCTCATTAAAAAATCTTGGCTCATAATTTTCCTGCACGTCACAGCAATTTGAATATGCAAAATCAACAGTCGAATCTTCAAATGCCTTTGCACATTCCTCAACAGCATTAGGAAAAAGCTCATCATCATGGTCAACTTCCATGATTGCTTCGCCCTTACACTTACTCGCAGCATATTTCTTCAAATAACCAATATTGGTAGAGCCGTTTGTTGGAAAAACCTTAACTCTAGGATCATCCTTAATATCAACAACAGCACCATTATTGGGACAAATAATCCATTCCCATTGCTGGTAAGTTTGATTTTTTATGGTTTGATATAAACGATTAAGATATTTTGTATTATGAGTTGGCGTGAAAATAGAAATAAGCATAAAGACCCCTTGTTCTATTTTATGAACAAGAGGTCTTCATGGCAAGTGGAGCCGAGCGGACCCGCCCCGCTGTCTTCGCATAACTACCTGTGAGCCTCTACATGTTTATTTTATTGCTTGATGTCATCTGAAAAGGTACAACAAATAAAACCTTTTTCAGCACTATCAACTTTATCTCGTCATTTGCCCATTGAAATGCATATGACCAGCCAGATTTTACATCAAACTTTCGGTCGCTACTAGCATCGCTACCTAAGTCTGTGGTTGCACTTATGCAGCCATAGCGTAAACAGTTTCGCCAGTTAAGGCTTTAGTCAGATTTTTTAAGAGGCCTTCTGACCAACCTCTACATGCCACTCACAAGCCGTCCATCCGAATCGAATTCTAAATACGGCCCCGTAATTTTATTTAGTACGTTTTTTTTAATTTTAATTGATTATATAGATTAACAGGTTGTTTTACGCAAACGGAGAAAAAATGGTAAACCAAAATTTTCAGTCCTATGTTGAGTCAATGAGAAAAAAGGCTCACGACAAAGGACAAAAAGCAAGAGTCGATATCGTAGCAGATTATGAAGGCCCAACACCAACAGCACCAAGTCTTGGCAAAACCCCTAAAAATGCAGGTGGCAAAAGCCAAAGCGGTAGCGTTTCTCCCTACAAGGGCGGAAAAGATGCTGCTGACCGCAACAAAGGATTCGGTTCTGACGGTCTTGGTCATAAAGGTGGCAAAGGTTATGAAAAAATGCCAACCAAAGCACATGGCGAAGAACCAAAAGAAAAAGGTAGCTATCCTCATGTCAAAACGACTCAAGAATGGCTTGATAGCAACAAAAGACTAAGCCTTGCCGAATTCACAAAAAAGGTTCGTAACGAAAGACTTGCTGGTCTTAGCGTCAACCCTTCTCATGCCTACGAAGCAATCAAAGAGGCAATCTCTGTTTGCGAAGAAAACGAAAAGTATATCCTTGACGCAGTTCTCCAAATGAAGCGCACAGGTCTTTTTGAAGCTTTCTTGCTAACCATGTCACAACAGCCAGAAGCAATAGAAACAATCGCAACACTAGTTGCCACCAACGAATCCTTCAATCGTAAACTCAACCAATCAATCTTTGAAATAGCTTCAAATGAAGACGAAGACGAAGATGAAGACGAAGATGAAGATGAAGATGAAGATGAAGATGAAGATGAAGATGAAGATGAAGATGAAGATGAAGATGAAGATGAAGATGAAGATGAAGATGAAGATGAAGATGAGTGAAAATAAATAATCATAACTCAATTGTTAAGGGGAGATTTTTCTCCCCTTAATTTTTTTTATATGTTTAATAAATTCAAAGAAATCTGGGATTCTGTCAGTCATTCAATCTACCAATCCAATTACACCAATAGGATTGGAGATGAAATTCAATGTACTGCTTTGTACAAATACATCAAATCAAAAAATATAAATATTGACTACAAAGATTCAAACACACATATATCAGCATTATCATTGTTTCCAGACAATCTTGTTCGTTTCTTGCCTGATAACATCAATTCAAATCCAAATGTTAATTTCATAAACTTATGGATTTGGTCGCCTTTTCTGTCGAAAAATGGCTTTTACACAGAAAGCCAATATAAATATAATGAATCAGAAATTCAGTATGACTGTGTTTTCATACCTTGTCTTTCACCTGAATACAATACTCCCAGAGCAATAAATAACCCACAAGAATTATTTTACGCACTTAAATCTAAATTCAAAGATACAATCTGTGTGATCGATTCGGAAAAGAAAAATTTATTTCCTTTGAATGACAAGAATGTTGTTTATAGTGATGATATCCACACAACATTCAAATATATTCAAAAATCAAAATACTATGTTGGATGCGATACAGGAACAAGCCATTATGCTGGTTCTATTAACCATCCAAGAATGACTCTTCTTTATCCAGATGAAACTAAAGTTCGTGAAAGAATAAGTTGGCAGAAAGATATAGTTAAATTTATATTTAACGTCCCTGAAATTATGGATTATGAACCATCTACCATTCCTTGCTGCAACCCAGATAATTATCAAATTATAACAATAAATAATAAAGTTTGTCCTCAAAAACTGTTGTCAACCATGCATAAATAATTAAAGTTTCTAAAAAAGGTAAAATATGTTTTCATTCATTGAATGGCTTGTTGAAAGAGAAATACTTGAATGCAATCAGTTTCTCTTTGAAGCAGCAACAAGAACAAAAGTTGTATCTTTTCCAAAGCTTGAAATGGTCATCATAGGTGCGATGAAATCAAGTGGTAAAAGAGATAAACGATTTTTCTCTATAAAAAACATTGAAAGAGAAAGCAAAGAACAATATGTAAAAGAACTAGAAGCAGAAATGAGAGGCAGAGAAAGAGGTTTTTCAAACTCAAAAACTGTTTTCATCAACATGATGAGACATCGTCTTATGAATTATGATGAAGTAAGAGATTCAATAAGTGAAGCAACAACAAGAAGACAAATCACAATTTGCCAAAAACTTTTCATGGAAAAAGAACTATTTACAAAAGTTTCAAACCTCATTAACACAATGTTGTCTGGGCTTCCACACAGCATACTAATTCCGAACGATGACGAAGCAACATATCAAGCTGATCTAGCAAGAGAAAATTCAAGACAAATGACAGATAAAACAAGAGAAGTAGAGGGTCAAATAAGTTACAGGGGCTGCATAGAAGAACCTGTTTCTCCAGAACCAGAAAAAGAAGCTGACATCACTGCAATCAATGCTTGACTTATTCACAACCCCGACTGCCTCAATTCCAACTCCTCTAGTGGAAGAGGATCGATATTCTTGAATTCTAACTGCAAGCTTCTTCCTCCACGAGCTTCACTCATGAAACGACTGAAGAGTAAGCCTTCACGCACAGGATCGACACTAGTGATGCCTAGACAATAGCAAATAAGTGAACCTGCTGCTGAGCCTCTAGCGGGACCAACAGCCTGTGAGCCGTCACCAAATCCAAGCAAATCACGACAGACTCTACGAGCCTCATCTGTCATCATCTTTTGAATCAAAAAGTAACTCGTAAATCCCTTCCTGATGATAAGACTGTATTCTTCCTTGATTCTATCAAGATATTCCCTTGTCTTTGGGAGCTTCCTTTTTTGGAAACCAATCATGATTTCTTCCCTCAATTTTTCATCACCATCGGGAATAAATGGTAATTTCAAACTACGATCAAGCTGAACTCCCTTTGCCTTTTTGCAAATATCAACAGTTGTCCTCTTGGCCTCGCAAAAAATCTCATAAGGAATTGAATCTTGATAATCACTCAACCACTTATCATTCAATTCCTCTTCGCTCTTCATCCAAAGATTCGCATCCTGCAACTCAAAGAAATCTTGATTTGAATCTTCCTTCATTGCCTTTTCAATTTCGGCAATAGTACGATTAGTCTGCATCATCAACATAAGTCTCTGATATTGACTATCTTCTTTGTTGCAATAATGGCAATCATTTGTGAGTATGATTTTAAGACCATACTTTTCCTTTGCTTTTACAATAAATTCATCATATGGTTTTTGCTTTTTGAAATCCAAAAGCATTATTTCGAGATAGAAATGTTCTTTGCCGAACATTTCAACATAACGCTCGACCATAGCGAATCCAGCTTCTTCTCCACCTTTGTCAAATGCTCTTCCAATCTCACTGGCATAACAACAACTTGTGAAAATAATTCCTTCTTTATATTTCAGTAATTGTTCGTAGTTGACTCTTGGGCGACGATAAAATCCCTTTGTCCAGCCCCAACTAGAAAGACGAACAAGATTCTTATATCCTTCGTTGCTGTAGGCAATAGCGAGCAAATGACTGCTAGACTTAAATTCGCTTTGCTCTTCTTCTGTCAGACTTGAATATATTTTCTTTCCTTCGTCCTGCTCTGTCATCTCAGGCTGAAGACGATTCATATACAGTTCGACTGCAAATATGGGGCTAAGAGTGTCTTTGCCATACTTGTCATTAATTTTTTCACATCCACGAATCTGACGTGGAATTGCTCCCATCATACCGTGATCGCTAATTGTTAAAAACTTTTGATTGATCTGAGGAGCACGAACACAATACTCTTCTACAGATCCAAAACCATCTAATACAGAAAAATCGGAGTAAACTAGTGCAAGTGAAGATGTTCAAAACCGACTATCTCCACTTGCGACTGGCCTCCTTTCGTAAAAATTTGAGTCATCTGACTACCCTTTCACTTCATTCGACTTCAGAACTGATTTGAGGTGATCGCATTGGAATCGTGAACACGTCACTGACCTTATTTCGTAAACTGAACAGGCCCTTAAGTGATTATTATAGAATATACAACGCTTGTCGTAAGAATCAAGATCAATTTTCAGAGCAGGATAGGCTGTTGTGCTTTGCCATGTTGATTTGTTAGGAAACATTTTAGAACCTTCTTCATAGTCAATAAAAACATCTGACCAAGAAAATTCACGGTTAAAATGACGATTCAATCTTTCTAAAAATTCTTTTGGGTCATGAATTGGACCAATTATAAAATCTCTGTCTTCCAATCGACAACAACTGCCATGATATCCTTTGATACCAAAACAATTTTTACTGCAAGTCAATTCAACGGAAGATGATTCTTCTTCACAAAGACCAAGACTTAACATCTTTTACCTCTTCTTTCTTGGGTGTTGTGGGCCTACCTTTACGAAGGTCACCTCATTCCGTCAACGCAGGACGGATTTCTCAGGTATTGTGGGTCGTCATCGAGAACACGGCCCATCAACGTAGGACGGATTTCTCAGGTATTGTGGGGCCCACTGGCCAAGCCCAACATTCTCTTTTGAATCGCACCGTCAACGTAGGACGGATTTCTCAGGTATTGTGGGACAAAACAAAAAGATCGTCCCTTCTTTTCTTCCAACCCCGTCAACGTAGGACGGATTTCTCAGGTATTGTGGGAATTCTAAAGCCAAGCAACTGGCGGCATGGCTCAGGCCGTCAACGGAGGACGGATTTCTCAGGTATTGTGGGCATAAGCTTCAACTTCAGCCTGCTGCGCCTCTAGTCCCCGTCAACGTAGGACGGATTTCTTAGGTATTGTGGGTAGCGTTTTGCAGTTAGACCCTTCGGGACTGCCCAAGCCGTCAACGTAGGACGGATTTCTCAGGTATTGTGGGGCCGACAAGTCTCGATGGAGCCGTCAACGTAGGACGGATTTCTCAGGTATTGTGGGTGGTTCAAACAAATAAAACACGCATCGAATTACTTGACCGTCAACGTAGGACGGATTTCTCAGGTATTGTGGGTGGGTATGGAAAACTATCTGTAGCTTCAAAATTACTCATAGCCGTCAACGTAGGACGGATTTCTCAGGTATTGTGGGATAAAATCTTCTGCATAACATAGTATATTTTCATCGCCGTCAACGTAGGACGGATTTCTCAGGTATTGTGGGAACTCGCTGGGAAAGGCACTGGCAGGCGAGCAATAGGTCCGTCAACGAAGGACGGATTTCTCAGGTATTGTGGGAAGCGATGAAAATTATATTATGCATGATGGATTGCACCGTCAACGAAGGACGGATTTCTCAGGTATTGTGGGGGCTTGTCCCACAATACCATACTGAGTAAGGACTTACGATCCAATTAGCGAGAGGTTATGCTTAACCCACATGAGAATAACCTACTTGTCAAAGAGCAAATTTCGTAAGTCTTTTGAAGACAAGGACTTACTTTGTGCGAGCGAGTGCCTGTTTTTTGGCATCATCAGGCTGCTCGTCTTCATCTCTTATGCCTCTCAGCACGATGTTAACAGCAGCTACCACATCTGATTCATTATACCATCTTTCTCTACCATTGAAAGTTATTTTCGAGGAATCTTTTGTCACTGGATAAGTAGACAGATAAGCTCTTCCTCCACGACAAGGGATAATCACTTTTTCATGATCTCCCAATCTTTTAGCCAAATCATAGAATTTCATTTTTGGCAAAGAGTCAAAATCAAGTTCGTAATGACTAGCAAATTGCCTTAAAGCTTCTTGATAAAGAAGAACAGTAGTGCTTGTTTGAACATCACCCTTTTTTGACTTTTTGGTAACCCCTCGATGCCAGTCATCGAATCTATTTGTCATGTATTCCTTTATATTGGATGGCTCAACAATTGTATATCGAGCTTCTTTTCCAACTTTAGTAGATTTCTTTCCATAATAAACAAATGGATCTAAGTGACTTGTGTCTCTTGGATCAATGGCCTGTAAATTAATTCCCAATACCTTACAGCCATCATTCAATTTTTTGACAACAGCACGGGCGCACCAATCTATTGATTTTTGATTTTGTTTTGGCTTAGTCTTCTTTGTGGCTGTAGGTAAATCACCTTCAACACACAAAGACTTGATATTATTTTCCCTTGCAATTTGCAATACTGTAGATGAAATCCTTGAGGATTTCTCTTTGCGTTTCCTAACACGTTTGTCCCCAATACTTTTCATCAACCTAAAGAAATCACTGTCAAACAACTCTTGATCATACTCTTCTTTTTTATTGTTAAGCATAAAGTAAGATGATATAAGACTCTTACAATTAGTAAGAAATTGGAGTGAATGATGAAAAAGACTTCCCAATCTTATACCGAACTTACCACAAATTAATTCTTCTATTTCTGCACGGAATGTATTTTGAATATTTTTGCCCTTATTTTCTTTCATGACATCAAGAAGCAAACGAGAATATTCAGCATTCCATTGATAAAGATTCATATTACGCCAATTATCTGATTTTTTAACGTAATCTTCGTTAATTGATCGAAGGAATTGGCGACGATCTTTTCTCCATTCTGCAAAATTGGAGTATTCGATGCCAGCATAAGAAAGCTGATCGACTTGACGGTTATTGTCAACAATGCTTGTTATTTTCCCGTCAGTTACCAATTGAAGCCAAATTTTATTATGAAAGAAGCTACCTTCTGTATCTTTTTCCACTACACGCCAAATTGAATATGTGCATGGGGCTGTTTGGTTATTATCCAGTCCCATGATCATATCGCCAATATTTAATTTATAACTATATTTTGGAGTAGCAACTCTAGAAGAGATAGTGATGAAAAACTCACCATTTTTTCGTGTTACATCAAAATTAGTTGACTTATCAAAAGCAACATTATATTCAATGTTCTCTTGTGATCTGATGATAGATTTATGGGCTTTGAATCGATTTTTACGATCATTCCTTCTGTCTTGCTCTTCTTGAGATTTAAGAGCAGCAAGACTTGTGGCAGAAATTGTTGATCCTACTTGAGTTCCAAGTTGTTTAGTACGAGGTTGATTTTTTGTAGGCAGACCTTCTCTGTAGCAATAGTGTTCTTCATAATAGCGTGAGTTATAGAATGGAAGGTGATGCTTGATCCAACGTCCATTATCTATGACTGTCATTGTGACCCAGATCATTCCATGAGATCCTGCTGGTCTTCCTTTGACCATTTGATTTGGTGGTGTTATTGATCCATTAATTGTAGACTTAGGCCCCCAATTACAAACTGTTGGTCCTGTGACAGTTGGATGAATCTTCTTACGATTATTGGTTTCAACAAGTGTGTTGTAACTAGCTGCATCAAGGAATTGCTTTGCAGTAATTTTATCGAAATATGGATAAATGTATTGAAGCAATGCCTTTACAGGTCTTCTGGAAAACTTATCTTTACAAAGATCAACATATTTTCTAATGCCATCATCCATTGTTAAGTCTTGCCATATTTCAAAAAGCTCATTGAGTCTTGCTCCCAAGTGGTTTTTTGAAACCACTGATCTGTTAAATTCTCCACGACGAAAATCGCCTAATATACTTGCTGCTGACAAGATGTCTTTTTTTAACAATTCCTGAATTTCATTATTACGTTCTTCTTTTTCATTAGTGTATAGAATGTTGCTGCTATTTTTAGATTGAATTGCAGCCATAGACCTGTTTAGAACAGCTGACCAGCTATTTTGTTCAAATGGTCCAATTTGTGAAGCAATAAATTCTCTCAATTTCATTCTATTGGGCAATAAAAATACAGTTTTCTTTTTATCAGCATCTTCTCTGAATTTAACAATACGATTTTTGATAAAGTTAGGTTGAAGTAGTCCTGTTTTTTCTTCTTTGAGGTCAATTACTAGAGAACTATCACGGCCACTGCTTCCTGCGCTTAATTTTTCTTTAAGTTCTTTGTAATTATCAACATTGAAATTTTTTTTAATTAAATCATGATATTCTTCCCAAGTATCTGGCTTTTTGTCTGCGAGAATATTTGAGATTTCTTCAAGCATTGCTGCTTTGATTGATCTGTCTTCTTTCTTTCCTGTTCCAAAAAGTTGTGAAATCAAGCCATAAGCGTTGAATTCATCATCTTTGCTTACAGGAATTAATTTATTCATGAAAAGAGTGTATGCATCAATTTTGAGTGATTCTTGGGTTGTGTTAATATTTCTAGCTAAGTCTATAAATTTGAGACGACAATCTACCCATTCATATTTTTCTGAATCTATGTTTCCTTTGATGTATTCTTGTGTGAAAGAAGATGGTTCGTGTCCAGAGTATTTCTGGAACAGTCTCATTCTTTGTTCTACTGTTTGGAGAGGTCCGGGGTTATCGGATTTTTCTTCTAGGCGAAACCACATGATAGCACAGATTAGATCTGCGTCGAATTTACTTTTTTCACCTATCAATTCTTGAGCAGTTTCATGTTCAATAGCACCAAAAAGTGCTACTGATACATCAAAGAATACCTTGTATGCATGGTCTAGCCAATTGAATGTATCGTTAAGCATTTTCAGCTTAGGATCATTTGGTGCCAATTTGCTGGCATAAGGACGAATAGTGCTATCGCTGACCATGACACTGCTCCTGTAGCCCTTGTGGCGGATTTCTACTGAGCAGTGTACAACACTTTTATTTTTTTGTAAAGAAAAAATGCCTAGAAAATAATTTCTAGGCATTCATGATCAACTGGTAATAATCAATAAGGTTTAGACAACATATAAGCGTGATAGCCTTGTAAGATTAAATTGGCAAGCCAAACCAAGCTTATATAAAATGTATTTCGCCAATCTCTGTCTTGGCCCCAATGAATGAGGCAAAGACACCAATAGAAAGATAAGACAAAGAAACAAGCGACAAGATTAGCGCAAGAATAAAAAAGACCATTAGGTGAAATAATTAAACTTACACCTAAGACAAAAGCAGACAAGTGAATACAAGGTTCGTAATAACCTAGTTGATTTTTTTCACTCATCTGTTTTTACACTACCCTTCTGGCTTGCCTTCCACTTATTGAACTCATCCTCAACAGACTTGGCCTGATTATCAAGTGCCTTGATCTCAGCCTGAGTCTTGTCGTAGAAGGACTTCAACTCTGCCTTCTTAATCTTCTTATTTTCATAAATAGTTTTAATCTTGCTCGAAAAAGCAATAAATTCATCAGTCAAAAGAAAATTGTCATCCATTTTTCGCACTCCAAATTGGTTTACTAATTAATTGATAGTATCCTTCTTCGTTTTTTCTATAATGCACGATGTATTCATAAGGAATTCTGTAAAAATCCTCAGCCATTCCATTCTGTCTATAGCCTTTTTCGCACTTCTTTCTCACACGATGACATCCATGATCTGGCATGACAAAGCGAAATGATGAACCAACAGAACCCATTCCCTTGAATTCTGAACCACAATCTCTTTGTGCTAATTCCAAGCATTCCATTGGAATAATAAGCATCTCGTTGCCAAAATAAGCGTTTCTATTATCATCTAAATGATAATCACACATTGCGACAAAAGCTTTTTGACCTTCACGTCTGTATTTTAATTTTCTTGTTTCAACATCCACACCAGACTTAGCATAACGGAAAAGATCATGCCTTTTAGTCGCAGCTTCCATTAATATCACTTTATCATTAAACTCAATTCTTAAGTCAGCACGATTCTTGATAACTTCTCCGTTTTCATCAATATCATTGTCAAATACAGACCAATCCTTACTTTTCCAAAACATAGTTACTGCTTCACGTCCGACATGCTCAAACTTCCCATGACGGATTACATCAAATGAACCATGAATATGACCATTTTTCTCGTAAGTTGACATTTAAGTCTCCTAATCAAGATGTTTAGAAAGACGGCTTCGATCCATGATCTCTAATATTGCTGATCTCTGCCAATAAATTTTTTCCTTGCCGTTATCATCAGCTGTGGCAAGAATGATATCATTGCCCCAAATGGCTCTTAATGATTGAAGAACGTCACCGATATAAGGATCGTAAAGACTTCGACCATCAGACTCATGCTGCAACATCATAATCCCACGACCAGCATAATTGGGCTCCATCAATTTAATTGATGGCAATCCACCATTGATATGCCTAGCCATAAGATTCTTTTTGATTACCTGATAATCTCGACTATCCAACCTGTATTCACCATTGGGATAATATTTCCAATGGAAATACTCTTGCTTGCGACAAAAATCCTCAGTGAAAAATTCATGGATAAATGTCAAATCATCATAAAACTTCCTGACTTCAAAAATCTTTTCTTTACCCTTATTTGTTTGGATGTTCCAGTTTTCTTTTTTGTGGATATCGTTACACTCTTCCCACTCTTCTCCAAACTGACCTTTGTCCCAACGCTCACGAATGTCATTAAGCAAATAATATCCCATCTTATAGGGATTCATGCTGTATTTACCGCCAAGAACTCCCATCTTGTGATTAGAATATTCAATAATACCACAATCATCAGAATTTTGACCAAGACTGATATGCCCGTTCTCTGCCATGATAACAGAATCTACGGTGCTGTTATGATTTATAAATCCGCAAGATGAATATCGATGACTTGTTTCAACTGTAATATCATAAACTGTGTCTGTGCCAGTTTTTTCAACAGAAACAATCTCATCTTCAAGCTTCTGTTCCACAAACCATTTGTGATCAGAAATATATTTTCTTAATTTATCTTGTTTTCTTTGAAGATTAAATCCAATTTGTTCTTCAAATTTAACCGCTTCTGAACCAGTAATCCGAATATGCCAACATGAATCCTTTTGCTTTCTTCTTGTTGACAAAATCTTGAAATTCAAAAGCACATTCTGGATTTGTCGAGACATACTATCGCTCGATGTGGAGAGTATGACTCCTGCATTTCCAGCATAACCATCACAGTCAAAATAAGATCTGATAAATGCCGCAACAACATTCTTTGGCGACTTCAATATAATTTCTGGTATATTTTTAATTCTAGCACAAACTCCTGTTTTCATGCCAAGATGAATAAGAAGTTGTTCTAAATCTTTAGAGCTAATCGAAGCCCTATACCTGCCATTTTTCGATGATCCATCCCATCTTATCTTACATTCCAATCCAAATAAATCTTTCAGCAAAGTAGCATAATGATCAATTTGTGATTTGTCCCCAGATGTCAAACCCATAGTTCTTTTCACTAGGGAAATATGTCCATCACCAATCATATACCCAACAAATGAAGCAAAGTCTTCACTCATATACTCAGGAACACTAATCATGTTCCTCTTATTTCGCATGAAAGTAGTTTTTTGATTATCATATTCTTGAATCAGATTTCCTAAAACATCATTTTTTTCTTCACCTTTGTAATGATATTTCCTATAACTTACTTGATATTTTGTAACAGATGCCATTTCGGCAATCTCATCAAGTTCAATTCTTTTTTCTGGTAATTCATAAGTAATTTCTTGCAATTCATTTGACCAAATATCCGAATAAGACAACTTCAATGACTGTCCAACTGACATTCCATCCAGACGAATCCAATCATCACTGCCCATGATGCGATGATTGTTAGACCCCTCAAAAACATATCCACGACGAGTCTCTATGCGATACACATCTCGATTTTCAAAAGTAAACCAATTCGTAACTTTTCTTTCTTGTTCTCCATCATAAATGGTGACTGGCATTCTATTGTCAACTATTTCTCCTAAAGTCAAAATACCCAAATCACTACAAACAAGAGTATCCCTTTTCCCACAGGCCCATCCTTCGTTCAAAGTCTTAGTTTGCCTCTGTGGGAAGAAATAAATAGCCTCTTCGTACAACATCGAAACAATATCTGCTTGCCAAGGCTTCAGTGGAGCATTGTCTCGAATGTATCCAAGAATGTTCTTAGTTGGATTCTTAAACAAACCAATTTCATCAGCAATATCTTTATCATGAACCTTTTGATTTTCTTTTTGCCTGAATTCAGGCGTGTTCAAAAATGGTTCCATATACATGCGTTCACGATCAACAGTAAGTCTGCGGGCTTTATGATATTTTCTTTCGTCATAGATGTTTTTATCTTTGACAACTTTTTCTGTCCAAGCATCAGATCCATCTATAAGGGTTTCGAGTCTCATGACATGATCAAGAAACTCAGTTACCCTTTCCTTACCCCATCTGGCCATGTAATTGCGAATTCTGGTCCCATGGTTCGCCATTTTATTTAACATATTCGTATCAGTGGCGCTGAAGTGAATATTGTTTTTGAAAAAATCATTATGACCAGTTGCATGTGCGACTACAGTCAAGTGATCAGCAAGAGTATTAGAACTAAGATTATAGATATAACAGGGATCTGTATTCACTACCATTTCGTATATTTTATGGCCACCGAATTCATATCCACGTTGAAGTTCTTCGTATTCCATTCCGAAGGACCAATGTGGGAAGCGGACTGGGAAACCACCATAGGCGGCAATTTCGCTGATCTCATCATATGTCAGAAGTTGAACAACGGTTGGATAGAAATCGAGTCCCCAATCACGGCAGGCTTTAAGAATTACAGGGATATACTCTTTAAGTTCTTTTGATAATTGAACACCGGGAACGGTGTTATCACCAAGTAGAAGACTTGAGCCGTGAAAGAATTTACTTGACATGATGAGTCCTCAATCCTTGTAATCCTGAACTATTTTATTTGAATTGCCCAATAATTGTTGAATAGCCTCAATTACTTGTTCGTTTCTATTTTCTTCGCTCAAAGCTGGGGCAGACCACATCGATTTTCCATCGGGGCTTCCTCCAATTGCAACTGTGCGAACGCATTCTTTATCTAATTTTCCTGATTTGATTGCTTCATCAACATGAAATTTGACTGAATCATTATAACTTGAAGCAAGAATCTGAGTGATTCCTGTAAAATTAACTACATGAGGTTTGAAATCTTCAGCTAAAGAATTGATGAATATTTGATTATCTTCACCCCAATTTTCGCCATCTGTGAAATAGAAAACATAAATGTTCCATTTATTTGGAGGATATCTGTTTTCAAATTGTTTAGTGACAAATTTTAATGCTGAAGAACAAGTTGTTCCTCCTCCGAATCGATACTTATAAAACTTTTGCTCATCTACTTCCATTGCTTCGCTGTCATGCCAGACGTAGAGGCGATCAACTCTGTCATAGAATCGACGAATCCAGACATCAATCCACCAAGCCATATCGCTTACGATTTCACATTTAGCTTGATCCATAGATCCAGATCCATCACGGGCGAAAACAATAAGTGCATTGCTGCTTGGAATCTTTATTTCGTTGAACTGTCTGTAACGCTTATCTTCATTGATTGGCTGAAGAACACGAACAGGATCTTTGACTCCTGCCACATACTTCATCTTATCAAGAGTTCCTTCAGCAGCCTGACGCTTAAGTGTTTGCATAAGAGTACGACGATTGTGTCTGAGGGACTCAGGACCAATCAAAGAAATATTGTTATATTTAATTTTTATTTCATCATAAATTTCATTAGGCTTCTTCTTCAGATTAGGAAGTTGAAGCTCATACTGCATGAATTTTAGGACTTCATCAAGATCGAGGTTGATGGTGATTCCTTCTGATTCACCTTGTCCTGCGCTATTTCCTTTTCCTTTTCCGTTCTTTGGATCTTTACCGATAACATCGCCTTCTTTGCCTTGTCCACGTCCAACACCTTCACCGTTGCTTCCGTAGACAATATGAGGGATATCAATCTTTGGGATTGTGATGGAAATTTTGCCATTTTTCCCACGATTTTTTACAATTTGTCCACTTTTTATAAATTTCTTGAGAGCCTTACGGATTCGTCCAGAAACAACATCACGAAAATGTGACCAATCCTCCTCTATTCTTCTTGGCATGAATCACCTCTATTTTTTTAGCTCTCAGTACTTGTTAATGTTCAAGGAGAAATAAGTTCGATTCCACAAGTAACATTATTTGAATCACTTGTAAAATCTTTAATTTTCATTGCGAATAAAAGGTCAGTATGATCATCAGTAAGTGCTGCTAAAAGATCGCCAAGAGTGCCATCTTGAGCCCAAATATCCAAAGCAACATCATCAATTTCTTTCATGAGTTGCCTGCTTTGGGCAGTACCTAACCAATGGTTTTGCATGATAATTCCTCTTAGCGGATAAGCCAAAGATTGGCCTTTATCAAATTATAAACCATTGATTTCGATAAAGCAAACCTAGCTAAAAATAATTGACGGTAACTTTAACATTACCGTCAATTATTTTTAATATTAGTTATTTTATTATTCGTCTTCGGCTAAGTCGCCTCTGGAGAATATACCGGAAACAAAGTCCAAAACGTCTGTGGCAGACCTGTCGTTATATCCAAAATCCTTAACAAGTCTTGTCTTGACTGCATCGATCTTTTCCTGCAAGTCCTTATCAACGACTGCTGCTCCACTCATTGTCAAGGCAGAAAGCTTGATAGTATCACGGACATCTTCAAAGAGCTTTGCCTCAAGAGCCTTCCTTAGCTTTGGATTACTGTCCCAAGCGAATGTCTTGCCTTCATGAGCAAGATGACCAATGAAAGCTGCGATTTGGCGGCGGAAGTCATCGCATCCAGTATCTGGGATTTGAATCTTTTCTTCGATTTGACGCATAAGCCTTTCATCTGGCTTGCGATCTTGACCAGTGATTTGGTCCTTAATTTTATTCTTATTGATATAAGCCATCACGTTGTCAATATAATTTGTGCAAAGACGCTTAACAGCTTCCTTGTCGCCGACAAGAGCTTTTTGAACCTCATTTTTAAGTATTTCTGTCAACTTTTTCACCGCCAAATCAACACATGTAATGTATCGACTCACCTGTTCCTTATTGGTAAGAAGACTACTATTTTCAAGTCCATCACGAAGTTCGTTCAAAACCATGAACATATTCACATAATCATGATTATTCGCAAGACAGTTGGATATCTTATCCTGAAGGTATCGAACTGATACTCCACTGTTCATACCTTCATCAGGATACTTGTCCTTTAGTTCTTTAACACTGTCTTCTGTCCAACCGGGAAGAAGCTTGCCGTCATAAAGTTCTGCCTTCTCGACCAAGCTGAGTTTGCCATCTTTGTCATCAGCAAGACGAGTGAGAATGCTCCAAAGAGCGGCAATCTCAAGAGTGTGAGGGGCGATGTGCTGACGAACCTTACCGGGACCGTAATCCTTCTCAAGGATTCTAAGCTCTTCGCTCCACCTCAGAGTGTAAGGAACATCAATCTTTGTCGTGCGATCACGGAAAGCTTCCATGTATTGATTTGATTTCAACTTCTGGAATTCTGGATCATTGGTATGGCACCAGATTGCCTCATCGATACTTACCTGAGCAAACTTCTTAGGCTTGATGCTTTGTTCTTGAGAAGCACCAAGAAGATCATAAAGGAAAGCAGTATCAAGCTTTAGAGCTTCAATAAACTCGATGATTCCTCTGTTGCCGACACAAAATTCACCATCAAAGTTGAATGCTCTTGGATCAGAATCGCTACCGAAATTACCAATATTACGGAAATTTATATCTCCTGTAAGTTCGGTGCTATCTTGATTTTTCTCATCTTTTGGCTGGAATGTTGCAATTCCGCAACGATCAGCTTCTGAGTAGACTTTGCGGATAACTCTGATGTGATTTTCTAGGACCTTCTCAATATCGCCGTCATACTTCTTGAGAAGAACAGTCATGAACTTTTTGCAAAGAGGATCAAGTTCATCAGCGCACTTGAGTGTATAAATATCAGATCTTTGTTCTTCTGATGTCTGTTGTTCGTGAATTTTATTTAGTTCAAAAAGAATTGGTCCACGAATATCAACAGGCAAAAGTTTAAGAGGTTGTTCATGCATTGGGCATTCGCATTCAGGATCATTATAAATGCCATCTGGTCCTGTAGGTAGGTTTACCCATTTGAAGCTGTACCAAGATCCTTCTTCTGTATGGCTATATTTCTCCATACTGCGCTTAAAAAGACGAAGAATTGTGGACTTACTTGAGCCAACAGGACCGTGGAGAAGAAGGATTCTTCGTTCTGTGCCATATCCTCCAGCTGCACCCTTGATGAACTTAACGAGTGCATCTTTCATTGGAGCCAAGCCAACGATTGGACAATCTGGATCATCGAAAAACTTATAATTCACATAAGTCTTGCGATACTCTTCGATTGTGTAGCTGCCCTTATCCATAATCATGTCATAAATGGTTTGCCATGAGTTACGAAGAAGTTTTGGATTTTCATAACACAAGTCAAGATATTCGCCAAATGACATTTCTGTGTTAATTGCACGGAATTGATCCCGATTGAAATTTACAATTGCTTTTTTAAGTTTGCTTGTCATGATTACTCCGATTGTCGGCTTTTTGGGTTTCCACGGCTTCCCAGATTAATTATAAGATAACAACAAATCAAGAACAAATCTGAGAATATTTTTTTGAAAACCTATACATAAATTCATGATTAATTTAAGTTTTAGAAAATGGTTGTTAAGTGAGGAAAGCAGCAATATAAGCCCTCACACACTCGAAGCATTGTCTTTTGATATAGAAGGAATGAGAAAAAAAGGATTTGTTTACACCATAGGAAATAAATACTATGAAGGAGGAACGCACCAAGATATCATGGCTTACAATTACGAATCATTAAAAAAAGAATATGGCGATGATTTGTGGGCTGACTTTAATGATGATTTGATGCAATTTTGCTTAATTGGAAGATATTCTTATCTTCCTTTAGAAAATTATAAAAAGCATATAAAAGATAATCCTTATCAAAAAAATGAACCAATATTAAAAGCTCTTTCAAAATTAGGAGCAGACAATAAAGAATATGCAACAATTGTTTCTTTTTGGAATAGTAATTCTGATGAACAGCAAAAAGAAAGTGGCTATTTACATAAAAAAGGATTGAGAAATACGGGCAAAAAACTATATGATACTCTTCTTATACCTTGCCTGAACGATATGGTTAATCAAGGTGGCAAGGTATTTTTTAGTAAAATTGAAAATATATTTGTTGCAATACCAAATGAACCATTGCGTCCGATCACTTATTACATTGGTGGCGGATCAATGACTTATAACAAAGAAGATGAAAAAGATAAAACGGCAGAAATGCTTGCTTTTCATCAAGGTAGATGGCCAAATGGAAAAGTTATGACGCCATCTGAAAAAGAAGAACTAGGTAAAAAACTTGGCTACGCACCTAGTGCAATTCCTGCATCTGACAATAATATTCAAACGGAAAAAGTAAATTTTGAAAAAATGGAAGATTGGGAAATAAGCTCATATATGAAAAAAATTATTGTAGAGTTGTTCAAAAAACAACTACTTAATCCATCAGCAATATCTGATGGCAAGATGGCAAATTCTCACAAATCATTTTTTTACTTTAATGGCGACAAGGAAATAAACGGTGAAAAAACTACTGATGGTTTAGGAATAGCACCCAGATATAATATGAGTCATTCCGACTACATCACCTATCTTGACAAAATTTCATATGGTGCTGCAAAAAGAGCGCAGCAAGCTTGGTATGCGCTATCAAGAGGGGGCAATGAAGATATTGTTGGCAGAATTGTTCCTGATGGCTTATCTGTTGAAAAAGTAATTGAAAATTCTGATTTTGCAAAAAAATGTGATAAAGAACAACTCGCAAAAGAACTTAAAAATAGGCCATTAGCCACATTTTACGGAAATTATTCTCAAGAAAAATTCAAAGCATTCTATGAAATGAAAAGGAATGGGACATTATCCGGCGGCATTTTTAACGGAAAACAAATAATTATCACAAACGATCTGCTAGGAGCTCAGGGTCATATTACTACTCCAGAAAAGATAGCATTAATGTGAAAGAAAAGATAAATTAGGAAGAAATTTGGGACCCGTTATTTATGCTATAACGCCAGATCGTATAAGAGAAATTTAAGGAAAAAATTATGTACAAAAGTCCTGATGAAATGTATGATTACCATAATGATTATGACAACATGATTACTTTTATATGGTTTAAGAATAGGTTATTTTACAGTAAAATATCCTCCGACACTCACGTCCATATTATTAAAGATAATGAATTTATTCTTAACGAACTTAAAAAGATATATGGAGAACTATCTGAAGATGAGCTTGAAAAAGATTTAAGAAAAAAAGGATTAGCTTCTGTAAAAGATAGAAAAAAAGATTTAGCAGCAAGCTATCGAAACAATAAAGACATATATGATCATATGGTGATGGGAAGAATTGGCTATGGTAATAGAAGTATAAATAAAATTATTGTAAGTTTTTGGGACGAAAAATCTGCTTCTGGCAACATGTTGAAAAAAGAACTAATTCCTTGCTTAAACGCATTGATAAATGAAAAGCTTATAAGCTTAGATAATCATAAGATTAAATCAGGTTTGGATGAAGAAAAATATATAAGAACACAAGAATTACTAAAATGGATATCTTCTCAAGAAGAGAAATTAAAAAATAAAGAATTCAAATACGACAGCGAAGAACACATCAGATCAAGTATAAAAAATTTACAAAATGAATATGATCAAATTATAAGTTTAGACAGAACCAAATTTGATAGAATTAGTGAATTGGACAAGTGGGTACTTGATCTTGAGAAACAATTAGGAAAAAAAGACCCAAGAGGTCTAAACATTGACGAAAAAATCAATCAGAGCATAGACAATCTGCAAGCAGAGAGAAGAAAACTTTTAGAAACAAAAAGATCGTTAGAAGTATATGTTTCAACACCTGATTTAGGAACTGTTCCAATAAAAGACGTAATGAGTGGTGCTGCTTCTTTAGTTAAACAAGTACGATATCATCCTACTCAAGGCGTTCCAATGAGTAATGAGCCAAGAAAAGAAAATTTACCATTCTCAAATCCCAGTTACAATAGAGATCCTGAAGGATATGCTAAATCAATAAGATCGTTAGTCGGTCAGAGAAATTTAGGCAAAATGGCAGAACAAAAGTTAAATTTCAAAGAATGGTTTTATCAGGAAAGTCGCTTGCTGAAAAGAAAATAAATAATTACTTAACATCGCCCCAAGCGTCATTATTAGCAATATCATTGATATTATTATAGGGATTTGGATTTTTACCAGCTTCTTCGGCACGTTGTCTTTCTGACAGAACCTTGGGCAAATTATGATTGAATCTATAATCATGACCGCTGGATTCGTTATTCCAGCGATCAGTACCTTCTGGGTTTGAAAATTGATAACTACAAGCTGACATCAATTTTGTTTTTGATTTACTTTTACATTTTGGGCAAATAACGCCTTTATATTTGCCCTTAGGATCATGTGAACAAAGTTCCTCATAAACGGTATTGCATTGTTTACAGGAAAACTGATAAGTTGGCATTTCATTCCTCTAATTTGCGAAGTCTTTTATAAGTTTCAGAGATCATCTTCAAACGAGTAGGTATTGAATAAAAAGACCAAAGAAAAGTTTTTTCACAAAACCTGATTGCTGTTCTCATCATCTTATAGTTGATTTCACGATGTTGAACATCAAGTCTTGCTTCTTGAAGAGCAAATTCTTCTTTAATGAGATCGTCATAGCCGCCTGAATCTTCATTATCGAAAAACTTATCAATGTCTTCGTGAAATTCATCATTGTCGTCGTAATTGAAATGTCTCATTTTATCCCCTTGATACACTTGGGTATATTTTCGTAGCTGACTTCCAAAGCCTAGCAAGCCTATTCTCGTTTAAGCTCATATCTGCATCGACAAAATTAACTGACGAGAAGGGTATGCTTTTTTTATTTATCCAATCTGAAGTCACAAACTTACCCCATCCTTCAGAATAATCACAGCAAATGGTAGGATTTTCAGAATTTATTTTTGAGACAATTCCTTGTATTTCAGAAATATTTTTTCCTCTTTCAAAAACATCAGGATTTGTAGAAGATTCTTCAAAATCACGAAGAAAAACAATTGTAGGTTTTATAAAGACAAAATCTTGTGTTACCTTTATTTTTGGATGAGTTGCAACAAAATGACTAAGATTATCTTGATCCATTGGCTTGTGGAAGAGAATTGGGACGTTACACTTCCTTGGCCAATTTAATATATCAATATTCATGTCCCTTCTGACACATGTAACTATCACTTTTGCTTCTGGCAAGTTATTTTTAAGTGACCAATATGCCAGAAAGGACATCCACTCATGATGTGGTAAAAAATCACATTCAATTACAACAGTAAGTCCGTTTCCAATACTTGATACAGCCATGCCTTAACATAGTGCCTGTATATTAATTCCATCATTCATTTTCTGCTTGATAGGCCTGTAACAACGCTCTTGCGACAACTCTATCCTTTTCTTTTTCTTCTTCAGAAAGCTGACTATAATGTGTATCAGCCAAATTTAATCTATTGGCTTTTTTCTCAGGCTTGACAGCGTAAATTGGATCATCGTATGTAGTTGCGACACTTGCCCAGCCTTTGTGGATAGCATCTGCAATCATTTCTATATCTGTCTCGCCTGTTTTCATTAGATCTAAAGCAAACTTAGCACTTCCCTTGTTGGCTTCGTAGCCAAAAGTGCCCGGCTTTGAACGCCCATAATGGTAAGCATTATCTAATGCTTCATCACTAATTTGTGCATAATGATCCAGATCAGATTCATTCAAAATATTTTTCTTAATCTCGCAAAACTCATGAAATGTACGCATAAAAAACCCTCTATCTTTAGCCATTACCGATCAAACCTTACCAATTTTAGCAACAGGATAAGATTTTGCAACACTTAATCCATGATATTTTGGACGAGTAGGACTTGCAGGACTAACTGCTCCTCTGGCCATGATTTTTGCTGGACTCTGTCCAGTACCCATTCCAAAAGTTCCTGTGGCACTTTTTCTAGATTCTAGAAATTGTTGAAAAGTAAGCATGATCTATATATCAATCCCAATGTTCAACTCCATCGAGCCAATAGTGCAAAATCTGTTTTCCTAAAGTTGTTGTGTAATATCTATCGATTTTAATTATATTTGCATGTATTTTCTGTGACAAAGAGCGCAGCAAACAACTACATTTTCTTTCACATAACCCGGTCCTTCCTTCTTGTTTCCTTCGATTATTTTGTGGCAGTCAAGAAGGGCATTTTCCATAAGACAACTTAACATATTTTTTGTTAATTTTTTTCTTACTCATAATGTAATTATAACTGTAATAGCCTAAATAATTATATATTAAAGGAGCAAACATGTCTAATTGGATTGATTCGTTACTTGGAGCAATTGCTGTAATTATAATTACAGGTTTTATTTGCGCTGGTTTTGTAAAATCATCTACAAAATGCTTGTGCGAAAAATGCATTTGCCAATGTGGTTGTTCCTGTTGTGCTGTTGAAGGTTGCTGTGAATTAAAAGGTTCTTGCTGCGATCTTTGCACTTGCTGCGAATCATGTGGAAAAACAGACTGTTTTTGCAAATAAAAGGAAAATAATATGAAGACATTTTTTGAGTTTTATCAGCAAATGAAAGAAGAAGAGGAAATAAACAATCAATCTATGCAGGGGCCAATAACCCAAATTCCAAACAATAGCGGCTCTGTTCCAAGTGGATATAGTTTTACAGGCACTAATACTTCCAATAAAGCCTCTACCGCTAATGCAAACCCACTAACAATTAATCAACCAAATAATCAACCTGCCGGTTCTTCTGTCAGCGGTTATGGAAAAGCACCTGCTGACCCAAAATATTTAGAAATTCTCAAGAATATGATGAATGATGGCACCGACTTAGGAAACTTTTGGTCACAGCTTAACAAGTATATATCAAATCCAAAATTTCAAGCCACAATTAAAGATGGTTCCGAAAATGATAAGCTATCAGTAACAAGTGCAAATGTTAGTATTAGATCAGTTGTTCCAACCCAAGCAGAAGTTTTTCTAGAAAATTCAGTTGATGCCGGAATAAAAGACCAATACGGAAGCACGCCAGATATGCTCAAGGGAACAAACCCTAATGCTGCTGGAGCTATAATAGTTTCAAAAGTCGGAGACAAATATCATATCATTGATGGACATCATAGATGGTCACAATTCTGTTGTTTTAATCCAGATCAACAAATTAGCGCAAAAATAATAAGTGGTTTGCCAAGCGCCCTAAAGTCATTGAAAGCAGTACATTTAGCTATTGCCGCAGAAAAAGGGTCAGTTCCATCAGAAGGTGGCGATGCAAAAAGCAATCTATTTGATTTAAGTGAAGAACAAGTTTCACAACATGTTTTGAGACTATTGGGCAATGAAAACACTCAAACAGCAACCATGGAAAGAGATGAAAAAAATAAACCTGTCAAAGGTTCACTTGCAAAAAATCAACAACCAATTTTGAAGATGTTTAGAGACAACATTCCTGAAGAAAAACTACCTAATGCAAAAACCGCAAGCCCACAAGATGTTGCAAATTATATTGCAAAAAATGCCATGATTGTGAAAGAATTAAAAGCAGGAGCGGATCAAGCAAATACAAGAACAACGATGCCTCAAACTGGTGACACCAAATTTGATACTATGTTGTCAGGAGGTATTGTAAATGTCAATCCTGATGACGCAACGTCAATTAGCACAGGCCTTACTCAAGGCTCCAAATTAGAAAGAAGATTCCATCCCGGCTTGAACATGAGTGAGCAGCTTCTAGTTCTTTCTGGTGTTTTGACAATTGAACAAGCAGAAGATAATCTGAAAAGAAGAAGGAGACGCTAAAGTTTTTTAATTTTTTCAATAATGTTTGTTGTGCTGATGCCTTCCACAAGAGGACATCTTTTTATTTCTGGGACAATTCCATAACCAACAACATCTTCTTCCTTATAATCTGCACCCTTTACTAAAACATCAGGACTGATCTTTTTGATAAGTTCTAATGGTGTGTCATCATCAAAAACAACAATATAATCAACATATTCACATGCTGCAAGAACAGAGGCACGATCCTTAACCGACATGATCGGTCTTCCGGGCTTTAATCTTGAGACACTCTCGTCTGAATTCAATCCAACCATAAGTTTGTCGCCTTGTAATTTGGCAAATTTCAAGCAATCAATATGCCCCATATGCATGATATCAAAACAGCCATTAGTAAAAACCAATTTATAATCTCTATTGCAAAACATATTAGTTTCATCATAAGGTATAACCTTTGCACCAATTGAATCAATAGAGTGAATAATGGAAAATCTATCTAAAGGTTTGTTATGCTTATTCAAAACGTATAATGTTCCAGCCTTAAATGCAATATCAGCAGATTCTTGAAGAGAAAATCCCCTACACATTGCCATTGTCAAGAATGTTATAAAGGCATCTCCAGCGCCAATTACAGATTCGGCAACAGCAGGACTTACTGTTGGTCTTATCTCAGTTATTCCACCTTTTTCAAAAACACTAATTCCTTGTGCTGCCTGAGTAATGACAACAGAACATTCCAATAATTCTGATAAATAAAGACCAGCATCACGAACATTATCTTTACCACTTAATTTCAATGCTTCTTCTTGATTTGGTTTCAGAACAGTACATCCACGCCAACGAGTCAAATCACCATTTTTTGGATCAACAACTGTGATTGGGAATTTTTTAAGATATTCATTTTTGAAAAAATTAAATATTCCTTTGCCATAATCTGAAAATATAACAGCCTGAAAATCATTCAAAACAAATTTATCAAACAAAGATTCGGTTTTTAAGAACAAATCATCATCATTAAAACCATAATTATTTTTTTCTATATCAATTCTTGCAACCTGAATATGTTCGCTGTAATATCTTCTCTTTCTAGAAATATCATGAGCAATATTTACTGAATAATCAGTATTGATTCTTGCATCTTCAAATATACTTTTCGCTTTATAATCTAACAAGCAACCAAGATTGACTTTAGCATTAAAATTCTTGAATTGATGAACGACATTTGCGGCTCCGCCGGGAAGAATTTTTGGTTCATGTTCTTTGCTATGCATGATGGGAATTGGGCATTCAGGACTTATTCTTTTAATTTTAACATCATAGTATTCATCAATCATTGCATCGCCAATTACTCCAATATTAAGAGTTTGGCCTTTTTTATCACTTTCGAGAAATTGCAAAATGCTTTTCATCTGTTATAATGTCCACAAGGGAGAAAGCCATGATCACAATGATTGTTCTAACATTACAAATCATAGCCAGTCATGGCTTTCAATTAGTTGATCCTAAGCCTCATTCTGTTTTATCGGAGGAACATTGATTCCAAGAATCTTGGCTTTCTCAATCCATTCAGACTGTTCACGCTTGTTGTCGCTGACAACATGTTGGAATTCGGCATGAGCAAAAGATTGAAATTTCTGGATGTAGCTTTTTAGTGCTTCTGTTTCGAGTCTTGTGAGTTTTATTGCTCCACGCATAGGATGATAATCTTCCCATGCTTCAAGTGCTACTGGAACAATTTGGCGTAAAATCTCAATAATTGCTTCTGCATAAACTCTGATTTCCTTTTGGGCATGGCTATCTGCTCTTAGCGCCAAAAAGTGAAAAAGATTGTGAAGATCAATTTTCCAATAAAATTCTGTGTATAAGTTGAGAGGGAGAACCATTCTTGCCTGTTCTCTTGAAACACCTGCATGAATCATATATTCATAAAAATCATAAGCTGAATTGCAATTATCGGCAATTTTACCTGCTGAATAGTTAGCTGTTATTTCCTCAACAGTGCCTTCTCCACCTTGTTTATTTATTTGAGACTGGGATCTTAGATCAGTGGCCTGAGGAAAATAAAATTCGTCTTTCATAACCGAATAACGACCTGAAATTTCATTTGTTGAACTCATACGGTGCCTTGCCCATTGACGGCAAACAAAGATAGGCATCTTGCAATGAAATTTCAGGGTTACCATTTCTAATGGAGTGGTATGTTGGTGCCTGAGAAGGTAACGAATAAGTCCACGGTCTTCATTGACAGTTTTAGTTCCATCTCCATAGCTTACTCTCGCAGCCTGAACAATGGCATAATCAGCAGTTTTACCTTCAGGAACATTCCTTGGCATTACATCGACTAGAGTCACATGCCCTTTATCAAGGCAATTAATTGTCTTATTGACAACAGAATCCATAATGTCAGACATGACAGAACCTCTTGAAATGTGATCCTGTCAAATTATAAACTAATTGATTTCAACTGTAAAGACGGTAATCTCTAAATGATTACTGTAGTGGTTTGAATGGTTTGAGTGGTTTGAAACGATTTTGAACTGTTGCAAGTGATTTATCACGTTTAAGATTTGGCAACGCTTTCATAAATCGATTAAGAATTTCTTGAGAAGCAACTGGTTGTAAATTCTTAGCTGCTGACAACTGAGCAATCAATCTATCCAAAAGACCTTTAGTAGTATTAGAAAGCCCCGCAATTGGTTCTGAACCACCTTGTGCATCACCAAGACCCTGATCATCACCAAGACCCTGATCATCACCAAGACCCTGATCATCAACAACTGGAGAAGGACCACCCATTTGAGGAGCCATTGGTGCAGCCGCATTGGACATTTGATCAGGGCTCATTTCATGAAAATCAGCTTCTGACAAGATGCCAGATAAATATTGTGTGTAGCGCATTGTGTAATTCATGATTTACCTTTCATTAAGAATTATGATCTTTCTTCTTTTTCTTATGTTTAACTTCTCTTCCACCGATAATGACTGGCTCTGGGTACATCCTTTGCACAGCACCACCAAAGAGTCTCATGGGAACATTCGCAACACTAGCTGTGCTTGTTCCAACTTCTCTTAATTTAATCCATTCACTAAATTTCATACTACATCGGTGGAGCGCCACCGCCTCCTGCTGCTCCCTGAACTGCTGGTTGCCAACCACCTGTCTGGAAATCCTGTAAATCTTTTCTCTTTACAAAATATCGCTTTGTGTCTCTATAACCTTTATTTAATTTATTTCCCTTCAAATAACTCTTATCGTTTTGGTTATGAATAAGTTCTATATCTGCTCCTGATGGCCCCATTGAACCCTTCACAATCTTCCATGGTTGCAACTTATATTTAATTTCTTTCTTTCCCTGACCAAGAGGGAAGTGAGATGAAACCCATGGCTCTGACTGGAATGTATTCTTAATATCATCCCATGTCAGCTTTTCTTCGTCTTCCAATGAATCCCAATAATCTTGCTTTTTACCGCCTCCGCTAGATGAAATATCTTTCTCTTGAGATGGGTCCATCTCTTCAAAGAATTTCTTAAATCCACTCAAACTGTACCGCATAATTCTATATATGTATTGAAAGACCATATGAGGAATAAAAAAAATGAAATATCCTGCTTTTTCATCATTTCGTGACTTAATGGATCGCTGGGATATCCATCTTGAAAATATTGATTCAATGAACGACCTTCTAGACAAACACGAATTGATACTTTTCTTCAAAAAAGGAGATGACTACTTCGGAGCTCCTGAAGACAGCAGGGTTGTATTTGCGAAACTAAAAACGGACACTGAAGATGACCCAATGATGCCCGGATTTCGTCAAGAAGCACGATTTCCTGCATTTAATTTAATTAAATTTTTAAGTAATGATCCAGAAAGATCAACAGAAAGTGTATTCGGAATCAAAGATCTACCGAAAATCAGTGTCTGCACCCGTGAAGAAGCTGTTGATAATATGATAAAATTCTCCAAAAAGAAATCAAAGAAAAAATGAAAAGAATCATAATACAAGCTGGAGGAGACGGAAAGAGATGGGATAATTATCTCTGTGTTAAAAAACATTTCATTGAAATAGAAGGCGAAATTTTAATCGAAAGAATTGTTCGACAAGTTAAAAAATACACCAACGACATTCACATCGTAGGATCTGATGAAAAATATAAAATTGAAGGATGCAATTTACTAATACCACATCAAGACCCAAATTGGGAAGATTGTTCAATTTTCAAATCTTCAGAATTCCTTTGGTCAAATGACAGCGAAACTGTTCTCATGGCTGGTGATGCCTACTACACCGATAATGCAATTGATCTTATTTTTAATCACGAACTAGATTGGAGATGGGTTGCCAGATTGTCACCATCAAGCTTCACAGGATGCGAATATAAAGAAACATTCGCCCTGTCTTTCAAAAAAGATATGAATAAAATAATATCAAATTATATCGATGAAATTATTGAAAAAAAGATCATGAGACTGTCGAATTATCACCTCATGGCCAAGCTCACAAATAAAGAAATCATTGACTTGGCAGGATGCACTGATATAGAAGAAGTAAAATATCATCCAAATGTAGCACATATCGACGATTGGACTGAAGACTTCGATTATCCACATGATTTTGAAAGATGGAAAGAAGGAAGAAAGAAATTATTATGACGCTACCATTCCCGAAAGATAATGGCCTAAGAAAATACACATGCTTTGTGTGTGGAGTTGTTCATGAAAATTTTGAAGACTATAAAACACATATCATTGAATCTCATGAAGAAGGCAGAGAATACATTTTATGTCCTCTTGCTCGTTGTGGTTGTCCCGTTCGTTGTGTACGAACTCATTACAGAGCGAAACACCCGCATGAAAAAAATATACCGAAAAACGGACAGATGAAGGCTATTATATGGAAAGACCAGTCCGCAAAAACTGGTAAACTTAAACAACGCAAGCCGAAGTTCAGAGAAGGATACATGATGTCCAACAAGAACGGCGGCAAGGAAATGCATTATCGATCAGGGATGGAATGCGATGTCTACGAATGCTTGGAAGCAATGCCAGAAGTTATTGGATATGAAGTGGAACCACTTAAAGTCCAATATACATTTGAAGGGAATATTCATGAATATAACCCTGATCTAAAAGTTATGTTCGATGACGGAAGAATTGAAATTTGGGAAATCAAACCGGCAAACCAAACAACATTGCCAAGGAATAATGCGAAATGGACAGCATGCAACCAGTATTGCCAGCAGAGAGGATTAGGATTTATGGTTTTGACGGAAGTGGGTATGGGCAAACTGAAACAAAGAATCAAAAATCTTCATCGATAAAAATCCTCGACGAAATAGTCACATACAAATGCTCAATTCGAGAAAGCGGAATACGCTGGCTTCAAGGAGCACATCCCGAAATGGGAACAATAATCGAAGGCAAAAATGGCTACGAAACTGTTCAAAAGTTCACAAGGAACCATTCTTGCCCACAATCCTGAAAAAAGGACGATAACATCTTATCTTCTTCTTGAAACCTGACCATATAGGTCCATAGTTTCCAAGTATCTCCTCGTCCTTTTCAACATCCCTCAAGAACCAATAAACAGCCTTGCCATGATGATTCTTTTTAGAATTCTCACCCAAATACCTAATCTCAACATTCTGCTCCTCACGACTATTACTATGATTAACCAAAGCAGCATAACCCAAAGGACATATCACATACTTGCCTATATCAACAGAATTTCCATTCCACTTTGGATCAGCAGCAAATTTATAGTTATTCATAAAACAAGTAGTCGAATCAGACTCGCTTCCTATTTCAACTAATACTCCACTTATAAAAATAAATTCGTCTTTTTTAATATTCCTAGAAGCAAAAACTCCCCTACCAGCACCCTTTATCTTGGATTCTGCAATATAAAACCTATCATCTTTTTCTTCAAAAATAATCATCCTTTAATTTTTTTCAGCACAAAAGGAACAACATCTTCCCTTATCTTCTTGTGCAAATCCTCAATGCTTCCATCATTCTTGATGAAATAATCAAAATATCTCAATTCATGTGGGACAGTTATTCCATATCTCATTATGTTGCTTGAATAATCAACAGGACCTTCTTTCAAATTTCCAGAAGCCCATTGAAGCAATGGTTTTACTTGTGATTCACTTGGATTAGGATCATCATTGATAAATCCGGGTCTGTAAATTAAAAACATCAATCCATTCTTTTCTCTGACTGCTTCTGCTTCATTGAAATATCTTCCATCGCTTATGATAATGTTTTTGCCATTATCTTTAAGTGCAATTTCAATCCAAATATTTTCACGGATTTTGCGATATCCATCTCCAATAAACTGAAGACACTGACGAATAGGCATGAGAAATCCATCAGGAGCCTCAGAATTTCTTTTCCAATTCTCAATAAAATTACGATCTACATTAAAAGCGTTGCAGAAAGTATCTTTAACTGCATTCGCAAATGCGCTTCTTGTCCATTCTTTTTTAGAAGAAATATCATTAAGACATTCGCAAAGATAATCACAGAAAACATCTTTTCCATGAGCCATTTGCGAGAGTGCTGCAATTACCTTCATAAATCCTTACTCCTATAATAGATTATAGGAGTCTAGACCATGACTAAGAAAAAAGAAATAGAAAAAATCTGTGGCAACTGCCTTCTATACAATAATGAAAAAAAAGAATGCAAAATTGCAGTTCTAGTAGAAGGAAAAGAATATCACCTTCCTGTTTTTCCTCGTGACAAATGTCATATGGATGAACTAAATATTCCAGTCCAACAAGTTCGCTGGTGGGTCGAAGACGAAAAAGGAAATAAAGTAGAAGGTTCTGGTGTCGTAAAAATAGAATACCCAAAAGATTTCTTCGGCGAAAAGTGAAATAATTGTTTGCTATTTACATGCAATTAGTTTCATCTATCAATATTGATCATGCTTATTGTTTTTCATAAATTAACTTGTCAAAAAACACCGATTTTTAAGGTCGTGGTATTCAAACAAGCCAAGGTCCATAATCATAAGGATAAGGACTACTTGGGCCAAAAGTTCCGAAATTTCTATACACCATCAATTTACCCCTCCTATCACCAAAAATATTAGTTGGAATTGATAAAGTAAAATAGCTTCCGTTATTTTGCAATCCCTCATAAACAGGGGATTCTACATAACATCTAGATGTAGAATTAATATAAAAATCATTAAAAGTTTTTTTTCTTGCACCCGGCGGTGTTGTATCGATATCACTAACATTCCCATAATCTTCAGGAACATTAGCGTAAATTATTAATTTGATTGTTCCTGATGACACTCCTCTAGGATAAAACCCTGCATGCAATTCGACAGAGACATGACCACCCAAGCCTTGATTGTATCTACAAGAAAAACCATCTCTGTAAACTTTACTTTGATAAATATCAACAATTTCATAACCATCAGTACCTGTATTGTCTCCATACCATTGCAAATATTGAGCCTGACCCTCGTTGTTTGGCGTTGCCCCACAAGAATAACCCACTACTTCTGGAAAATAATCTGCTCCACCGTCATCCTCTATACGGAATGCGTAATATGCCTTAGTCGCAGTATCTACATCTCGCCTACCTGTTCCACGCCAGTCATAATAAATTCTAGTTTTGAATTTTTGACAACAACTTTGAATACAAAAATATGGTACAGCTTGATCGCAAGTATTTTGATATTGACACTGACCCGGCGGCAATGGAGGTATCGCATCAGTATAGCAAGCAATTGGATATCTTGGTCCAGACGATGTAAGAATTTGAACCTTACTATTATTTTCTATTGAATCTTTATTTTCTATTGAATCTTTATTTTCTATTGAATCTTTATTTTCTATTGAATCTTTATTTTCTATTGAATCTTTATTTTTATTTAATTTAGCGAAAAGATCATTCTGCAATTTTAATACAGGATTGTTTTCCAAAATTTTACTTCCTCTACAACAATTTCTTGGAAGCTTAATCTTATATTCTTTCATAATTTATTTACTTCAAATCAGAGGATTTTTCTAACATTTTTTTAACTGCATCTTCTTTCATATTCAAAAGAGATTTAAGTTTTCCAATTTCACAAGATTGAAACTGTTTCATGCTTTTTATTCCTGCATCATAAAGCTTATTTGCTCTAACTTTTCCAACATTAGGAATTCGACACAAATCAATCAAGTGTACAGGAACACCATAAGCGATTCTTCCCTCAAGAGTTTTTAACCAACCAGAACGATTCCAAGAACCTCCTATGCTATCCAAAGCCATCAAAATCTGAGATAATCTATTGAAATCAAACTGTAAATTTCTTTGAAAACTAGCCAAAGCTTGTGAATTAGTACCATTCAAAAGTGAATAATAACAGTATCCAGCCTTAATAGCTCCATCAGCCAAAAACTTACCAGTAAACTTCAATCTAGCCTGATTCGCATACAAACTCATTTCATCTTTCTCTGCCTTATTGACAATATTACACCTTTGACTGTCAATATTGCCTAATGCCAAAGAAAGAATGTGATCATCATTCTCTTTTCCAGAATCAAACAAAGACTTAAAGTTAAAATACAAATCGCTTACATCAAAAGGACTCATGTAAAACATACTGGAAACTTTGCCAATTGTTCTGGCATTCCACTTATCATCATCTAAACCAATAGCCCCACACTTCCTCAATAACTCAAGAGTAGAATCAACAACACTATCATCAAATACCTTGTTCTGAAAATAAGCCAATGATCTCTTAAACCACTTGCGAACATCATCTGTTGTTTCGATCCCACCAAAATAAATTTCACTAACTAAATGAAATGCTAATGTTTTATGATTATTCCCAGATTTTTCAAGAAGCTGAGACTCAATCCTGTTAGGCTTATTGAATTTTTGCTTATATAAATTTACTTGGCTTTCTGGGACAAGAATGTAAGCATCTCCCATAGGATCAATGCCATATCTTCCTGATCTCCCACACATCTGAATAATTTCATGAGATTCTACTTCGTCAACACCACGATTGACACCTAAAATAATTACTCTTCTAGCAGGCATATTAAGACCTGCCGCCAAAGTACTTGTTGCAACAACTACTTTGAATTTTGGATCGTTACGGAACTTATCTTCTACCTTTGCTCTTTCTGCTGATTCAAGGTCAGAGCTATGAAATTGGCAATCAATCCCTGCTGATTGAAGTTCTTTCTTCATCATTTCGCCAGTTCTTTTGGTATGAGTAAAGACGATAAACTTATCATCTTTATACCATTCAACAATATCCATTGCCTTATTGATTTTTTCTTGTTCTAAAAGATCATATCTTCTTATACTGTCATCATATGTTTCATAATGGATTGTAAGAGGAACAGGTCTATATTCTGACCTTAGAACAAATGTTTGCTTTTGATTAAGGCTATAACTAACCCATTCTGCAAGTTGTTCTACATTCGGCATTGTTGCGGAAAGAAGAACAAGTCTTGCTGTTGGATTGATTTGAGTGAATTTCATCAATCCAACTTCAAGGTGATCTCCACGATTATGAACTCCAATTGTGTGGAATTCATCAATGACAAGAGTACCAATTTTCTTAAGAAATTGACTTTGTTCTGAATTGTGTGACCTGCTTCGATGACTAAGCATTTCACTTGTCATGATGATAATATCAGCATCATCAAGTTCTTGAGTTCTTTCTTTGGTTAACCTGTAGTCACCTGTGCAGATGCTTATTTTTAGGTCAGAGAGGTGATATTCTGGATTTGTCCAATCAGTTACCTTTTCACGGGCTAAAGCTCTGAGAGGGGCAAGGAACATTCCTTTTCCTCCTCTTTCACGAATTTCTTGAGAGAGGAACTGCTCTGCAATTACGGTTTTCCCAGCACTTGTCCTTGCTGCGACAAGTGTATTGCAGTCTTGATTGTAGAAGTCCATGATCCTGCTTTGGACAGGATTGAATTTTTCAAATTTCCATTTGGCGAATGGAAATTCTGATGTGGCTACGCAAACATCTTGATCTGATACTTTGATGATGGGCGGCATGAAGACCTCTTGATTTTTTTTGATTATAGCAAATCAATCAAGGTTTTCAATATGGAATTTTATCATTGAACATATCAAGGATTTTTTTGTTCTCTTTGAATCGTTGTCCATCGTTTCTATTTGTTGATCGATCAAAGCTATCAAACATAATGATGGCGTCTGCTGCGCCTTCACGATAACCGTGAGATCTTCCCCAACAAAATCCAAGAGCCAAGCAGGTAATACCAGCAAGGCTCATTGGAATTAAATGTAATGCGTACTTAATCAAACAACAACTCCAGACCTCTTTTCGTGCTCCTTATTGACTGCAAAATAAATCAGGTCAATCATGTCATAAAATTCATTGCAGTCAGAAGCTGACGATAGCCACTTGTCAATTTCACGAGTTCCGCTCAAAAAGTCAACAGCTTCTGCCATATCGCCACCAAGACGTTGACTTAATCTTCCGTGAATTGAACGGAGATTGTCGTCGGAAAGCTTAAGACAGAACTCTCTTAGATATACTTCAGGTTTCTTCATTTTAATCCTCACAGAGACACGAGTGTGAATATTTTTGATGCTGACAAATTGGAAAAAATCCTTGTTGCCAACTGGACACACTTTCTGGACAGTTCAAAACTGATGGCCTATGTATTACAAAAAATACAAGAAAATGCCAGCAGCCTTGATATTATATCCCCAGAAAAAATAAAAAACAAAGGTGTAAAGATGACCTTATCAAGGTTTAGCCTTAATCCTCATGGTTTTATTATATGGGTTGAATTCAATGCTCCTCTAGTTCCCAACAACTATGTTGAGGGAACTATGGAGCTTCTTTTGGATTTACAAGGACAATTTAATTTCATGTCAATGAATGGTAATATCATTTAGACAACATCAAGTCTTCTAATGTTTTCGCCATCCTGATCAATGAATTTATCTTCAAAAACCAATATCTTATCGTCATCAGAAAATCTAAGACCCATGTTATAAGCGTCTAGACTTGTTGACCTATCGTCTCTTGATGCAATAACCCAACAATAATCATCTTTCCTTACAAGTTTACCATTCTGATTTTCCTGAGTAGTGCCTATTTCCAGCTTAACTCCATCAGGGAGAAGAATTTCCAATTGTCCATGTTTCAGAAGATGCTCTACGATGAGAGCCTGAATTTTTCGTTTTTTCATGTTTGGACACCTCGTTAAAGGAAAGCGCCAAGAGTGACGCTACGAGGTATATATTCACCATGCGAATTAGAAAAAATCTATATTTTTGGGTTGCATATAAAGATACTGAAGTCCCTCAAATTCACACATTTCAGTGTCAGTTTGATTAGGAATTGGCACTTTATTGCCATTTCTATCTGAACAAACAGACCAAATATAAATTTTTCGATGTTCTTTGTAAATTTCAATAAGCGAAAGATAATCTTTGCCAAAGAACCTTTTACCAAGCTTTGAAACTATGTAAAATGGTAAAAATGGATGTTTCATATTATGAATTTGTAATGTTTCAATCAAATATTCTGTATAATCTGATTTTTGATAATGAATGAAAATTTGATAACCATCTATGGTTACTTCTCGCATTTTGAAAATTGCCAAGTCGTCTTCCCAACTACTAATCGGTTTCAATGGATAGTTAAAAGGAACGAGAACCTCACCAAGAGATTTCATTTCTTTTACAATATCATCTAGTTTTGATTGTATGTAAAAATACATAACACCTTAAATTTATGTGCGAAACTTATCGCTGAATATATCATCATGATTTATGTTTATATCACCATATTCAGCGCAAAGATCTTCTATTTCCTTATAAGCATATCTTCTTGCATTATTTCCCATAATCCCATGATTATTAGAGTAATTACAATTCATATGCAAACGATCTAAAAACCATTCATGAACCTGTTTGCATGCAGGTGAAAGAACATGTTTTTCATTAAATCCAAGAAAATCTAACACATCTCTTGGATCAAGCCAACAATAACCAGACCACTTATCACCCGGATAATATGAACTAGGCATTCCATACTTCAATGATCTATCAATAAAATGGAGAAGAAGTCTGATGTAATTTTTAGCTATCCAAGGATCAAGACAGCAATCTCCATCCATTATTCTGAATTCAATTGTTTTACGCTTATTGTTGTGATAATGATAAGTATTAATCGTGTAATACTTACAAGAGCCAAGTCTTCTGATCAGATAATCATTTGGATGGAATCCGTCCTCAACATTTTCAAATATTTCAGACTGTCCCAAAAGCTGGCAATACTGATTTCTCTTCCTGTTGATTGGAACTGAATCCATAAAAACAGGTTCACATTTAATCCACCATGTGATAACCGTTGCCAATTCTTGCTCGCTAAGATCGCTCACATCGACATGAACATGAAAACTGCATCTATCATCGGCATGAACTTTATTATCGTTCCCAAGGGCATCAATTACCCTACAAGTCTCCATAAGACCTACCCAGCCCTTAAGTACTGGTGTGCATATTTCAATTCCGCAACTGCTATCTGGCTTTATAATCCAATTACTGTTGTTATGATCATAAGACCACTTGTGTATTTTTACAATTTTACCAGATGACTTTTGCACTAAGTTTGCTATATAGTGTGTGCCTTCGGGCATTCTGCCCTCATTATGACCTACTGGTCTATTGCGAAAATCAAAAGCATTGATTTCAATTTCTGAACCAAACCTGCGGAGGCAGTTTAAGTTGATATGTTCTTTGTAAGAATCCATCGAAATGCCTCCATATTACATTATAAGAATAGCCAAGATGAGTGGCAATTTATTTGCATTTCCCTATAATTATTTAGACAAGTGTCATCAAGACACAAGGAGCAATCAATGAAGTGCCTTTTAATCGAACTTAAGGATAAAAGAAAATTCTTCACGGATGAGAAAAATTTTGACCAGTTGATTGAATTTTGTAACAGTTTCAAAGCAAATTTATCAACAGTAAAGCTTAAAAATGGCGAATTGTTGGATCTAGACGAACTTGCGCCTGTCCTTTGTAATCAGAAACAAAAAAAGCAAGATTATGATTATGTCGTTATTGAAAATAAAATAATTTCCAAGCCAAGTAAAAAGTTAAAACAAACCGTTCCCAATAAAATTAAAAATTCAATACGTCGAGCCTTTTTGTCCAAAAAAGTTGTAAACATCAAGCAGCTTGAGGAAAAATACTCAAAATATGGAATTAATTCATCGAATCTTTGCAGTTACATGAAAGAAATTAAAGCTGAACTATCAGCCAGAGGCTTTAGTTTTGCCAAAGTCGATAAAGATTCATATAGGATTGCCTAATGTATGATTTTGAAATAGCAGTACCATCAGACACAACACGTCCGCAAATCAAGATGAGATTAGAAGACTTCAAAAAATATGGTCTTTTGAACACTAAGGATTTGCGGATTCACATATCATTTCTTGGCACAAAAAATTGCGGTGAAAGTGCTGATTTTCTAAAAAATGATTGGCCATCAAATATTGATGTTGATGTCATAATATGTCCTTATTCATTTACAGCACAAAGAATTTACAACTATTACAGCAAGCATATACAAAAGGATTTTGCCAAATGGTACATCAGAATGGACGAGGACAGCATCACTGATCTTGGCGGATTGATGGCTAATCTTGAAAGAGACTTCGATCACAATCGTGAATACCATTTAGGATCAAGATTCTTATATGACATCTTTGCCACTGATCAAAGAATATTGACAAAAATGGGATATGGATGGTGGTACAGAACAAGCAAATCAACGGAGTTCATGGAAGCTCCAGCACATGAGCAAGAAGTAGGGATAACAAGCCTTGCTGCAATCAACAGACTCGTTGAAAATACCGATGCAAAGAAATACTTTAACATAAGAAAAGAATTTGCAGAAGGATATGGAGATCATGGTCTTTCATATGGTCTTCGCATGTGTAAAATTTATGGTACTAAAGTGCCATTCCTGACACATGAGTCTAGCATTTGTCATCATAGCATTTTCAGTGGTCATCTCAATCACATTCACTGGGTTGGAAGAGATAAAAATCCACAATTCATGGACTGGATGGAAATTTACAATGATAGTCCATGCGAAGAACTAAAAAATAAAACTTTCTTATTTGGAAGCAACGAAAACAAAGAATTGGTTGAATTTTGCGACGATCATAGAATCAAAGTTTTTGATGATAATTCAAAAGATGAAGAGTTTATTCGTACAATTGGTCTTTGGTGTGTGAGAAACAATAAGATCGTAATCATACATGAAGTACACAACAATCTTATTGTTTTTCAAAAAGACAAATTCACACATGAAGAATATAGCATGATAGAGGTTTGAGGGGCATTTTTTCATGCCCCTCAAACTTTTTTGATTATCCTTCTAATTCTTCGTCGATGTTTTCATCGTCGTAAGAATCAGTTTCACTCAATTCAACATCAGAATCATCTTCTGCTCTACTAGCAATTGCCAGCTTATAAGGTTCGAGATAAGTCTCAACCTGTTCAGATGTGCTGGCATCAATGAGTGCTGGGCATTTTAGCAAAATGTCCATAGGAACATCATTGCGATCCATGCTTGCACGGAATTTAACTTCTTCACCATTAGAAAAAGCAGGCTTAACCTTAAATGATCCTGTTCCTGATATTTCAATCCTATCAGCATCTAATAAACAAGAGAGAAGTCCACTAATTGGATTGATTCCCTTATCAAAAAGAAGCTGAACATTCTCAGACTCAACAAAAGGTCTGTGAGTCTTATTTTTAACATTCTTGAGCTTCACATTAATCCCAAGAATCTTCTTCTTTTTGGCGCTTATCTTCTTTTCTATTTTCTGCATTGTCTTGGTTTCAAGACGACAAGATGCGTAGAAAGGAAGGGCATTTCCACCACCAGCAGTTGTTTTGGTGGGGATGTAAGTTCCAATTTTATCACGAGTCTGGTTAAGAATCACAACTGTTGCGTTATGTTTCTCCATAACCGTGTTGAGTTTTCTTAATTCTCTTGAGCAAATTTTAGCTCTTTCACCGGGTTGTTCATTTCCCCCTACAATCTTTTTGAACTGTTCTTTCGTGTAGTTTTCTGGAAGAGCAACTTCACGAAGTTCACGGGCAGAGGGGCTTACTCCAATCGAGTCATAAACAATGACGATAGGAACTTCATTGCTTGTTTTTTCACGGGCTTTTTCAATAACCCTGTACATTGTTGAAAAAACTGCTTCCAGTGTTTCTGGAGTATGTCTTACTATTCGCTTCAAATTACAATGGCTTGCAATCTGAATGAATTCTTTGTTGGCGCTATTTTCACAATCCATGAGGACAGGAATGCCTTTGACTTTCTGTGTGCCAAACAAAATATTGGCACCAAGAAGAGACTTGGATGAACTGTTTGGACCATATATTTCAGTCAACTTACCACCGGGAATTCCTCCAGTGATGAACTGACCTGAGCAAATATAATTAAGTGCTAAGCTTCCTGTGTCAACAAAATACTTGACTGAGTCGATTGCATCAAGAACATCGCCTCCGGTTTCTTCTGCGAGATTTTCAAAAAAATTATCATCCACGCCTTCGCTTATCTTTTTCTTTGCCATAGTACACCACCTTATGTTGAGAGAATGAAAAGAATGGGTGTCCAGATTATGCTCTGGACACCCATTCTGTTTTGATTACATGCCTGAAAGTTCTTTCAGGAAGTCGTCATCGGCGAGATCATCGCTTGGTTTTGACTCTTCTTTAGCAACAGGAGGAGTGCTGCTGACGACTAATTCTTCACGAATTGTCTCAACTGCTTTAGGTTTGGAAGGAGTAGCAGATCCTGCTTTCCTGAATTCATCGAGTTCTGTATCATTGGCAGCTGGTCCTTCTTTGACCATGCCAAGATGAACACGAAGTGCTTGCTTCAATTCATCTGAAGTCTTGATCACACGAAGAGCCTGAAGATCATGAATGCTTTCCATCCATGATTTCAATTCATCAAGGTTTCCAGCAGGTGTTGGTTCTTCAAACTTGCTGTTATCGTAGTTGGGATATTCCATCCCTCCACCACCCTTGATAACTTTCTTAACGACTCTGAAGTCACGTCCATCCTTTGGATGAGTGATGTCTCCAAGTGGCTTTTCACCAGCTGCTTCGTCTCCACGCATGGCAAGCATGATCTTGGCGTGGGTTGTCTTACCGCAAGAGAATATCTTGGGTCCGACATTCTTTTTAATGTTGCCTTCTTTGTCCTTTTCAGAACGAACAATTACATTGTAGTAATATCGTTCTACAGGCTTGATTGCTCTGGCTTGATTCTGAAGATCCTCTTGGGCTTTACCAGAAAGACTTTCAGACTTCTGCCACAAATCACTGTAATACTTGCAAATAATGCAATCGCCCATCCATCTTTCACCCTTGTCGGTTTCAACCAACTTGCGTGGGCAATGGTAGGTCTTTTTGCTGCGTGTATCAGGATTAGTGAGAGTGTGTACACGAGTTGCACACCATACGCTTCCACCCTTTTTGCGGGGAAGAACACGCATGATTACAAACCCATCACGGTCAGGCATCTTGACGAATTTATCAAGATAATCACCACTGTTTCCAGCGGCTGCGCCTTCTTCAGAGACTCTTTTAGCCTCTTTGTTAATCTCAGACAGATCAAGTGGTTCAAAGTCAAGTGACATAGTGGCCTCATAGTAAAAAGTAATACGACGATGTCTTTGTTGGCATCGCCGTATTATTATCACATGAAACTACAAAAAACTTTAGCCCAAATACAAAAATATTTTATTTTTACTTTACATCACAATTTTTATTTACATCACTCATATTTGCTGCTTCTTCAAGATCGTCTGCGACTCTTTGCATTTTGAGTGCTTTTTCGTGAAGAGCATCCATCTTATCTTTCATTGTCATATAGCCTTCTGACTCAAGACGATCATTGATTTCTTTACGAGATGCTTGTTCACGCTCGTATTCCTGCTCAAGATTTCTCAAAATTTCTAAGTTATGATTTAATTTTTCTGAAATCCTCTTGTCTCTTTCAGCCTGCCTAATCGCTGCTAATTCAGGATTTCCGGGCAAAGCTGGAGGAGTTCTTCCATGTTCAAGTTTCCACATTTCTCTTTCCCTATTTCTTTCTACTTCTACTAACTTGCGTTCTTTGCGTATTTCATCCCTTTGTTCTGTGAGTTTTTTTCTCACAGATTCTTGACGTTGTTTACGCTTTTGAATTTCTTTTCTAGATAAAGACATTTTCGTCATCTCCTTCTAAGATCAGGCATTCCCGGTTCACTAGATGCTTTACCCCAGTAAAGATTACCGCCATCTTTTTCTTCAGGGGTTTCACTAAAATTCAATTCTTTATCAGCAACCAAATTTATACTTGCTGGCACAAAATAAATGTCAGACACAATCTGATCTCTTCCTGTATCATCTTGTGTTACAAAAACCTGACCAACTCCATTTGCAGCAAGTCTCTTTTCAAAAATTAAATACTTTTTATTAACAGTAAACTTCATGTTTTTCTGTCTAGCTTGATGAAGATGTAAAGGTTCAGGCAAAAAAACCATCTGATCAACTACCCTGCGAGTAGCTGTTTTACTTACATTGTGGGGATGAGCAGCGGCAGAAAGCTGTTGTGCTGGCATACTGACAGAATTGGTCTGCTGAAATTCCGTAACAGTGTATTGAGAGTTCGTGGAAGGAGTGGCTTGACATATCTGAGGTAATTCTTCAACGGCAACAAAAACATCTTCCCCACCATCAAAGGAAAATTTCTTGTTCTTGATTATAATTCCGCCCTTTGATTCTTTGAAACTAACTTGTTTTTTACTCAACTCAAATATCTCAACATCAATGATCCAAATGTCTCTTCTTGCCATCTGAGCCATGATTGATGCGGCTATTTTTTCAAGAGGAACATCATCAAAAGGATCTCCAACTTTCTTCTTGAAAGTTTTTGTCTCCTCTTTGTTATATTCACCATCTACTTTTTCGTGATAATAATAGCAACATTCAAATCCCACAACAGCCTCCTGTTCATCAACTTAAATTAGTCTTGCCTTTTATTTATTTTTGCAGCAATCCTGTTCCGTGACGAGTTGAAAAGAGAATAGGCTCCCTGTTCTTACTCTGTGCGAATGCATTAAAAGCTTCTTTTGTTGGAGAATGCCTGTTTAAGTTGTCGCAAACAATTATACCGTAATCACTTACATGAGGCCATATAAAATCAAGATATTCAAGTTGTTTATCATATTTATATTCAGTGGCAAATATAATCATATCCCAAGAATTCATCAAAAATTTATCAAATTTTTTGTCATAAATTGTCCCATGGTAATAATCAGATTTTCCTTTGAATGATTTTTTTATATTTCTCGCTCCTATTCTTTCAGAGAAAAAATCTCCATCTTTTTCTCTAAAACCAAGAAATCTTTGAACTGTTTTACATGAAATCATGAAACTTGCTGGAAAAAGTCCAAGGTCGAATCCGAATTCAAATATTGAATTTGGTTCTATGTATTTGCCAAAATGGTAGTAAAATCCAGCGTAATTTGGATCTGTATATGAAGGTGATTTTCTTGATGTTTCATCAATCATGCAAAATCGATCAAGCAAAACTCTACCACTTATGGTTTGCTTTTGCAAATCAGAATCAATCTTGCATTTCAAATCAATAAGATTATAATTTTTTATATTCACACTGAATAAGAGTAATGTCAGACTTACATATTTATTTTGAAACCGGAGCAATAGGCGATACTGGCCTAAATATTTGCCGTGCAAACATAGCAATGCAAGCTTTAGGACATGATGCGGCTATTGTTCACACATCTCCTATTTTCAAATCTCACGGGAAGATAAAGCAATCATGTCCAAATGTCGTAGAAATCATAAAATCTTGTAATTTTATAAAATCCGTAGAATACGACATTGACTATGACATCAGAGAATCTTTCTATTTTAGTAAAAAACACAACTGCTCTATACTTCAACCAATGATTTTGCGTGAAAACAATGACATGAAATCATGGGTTGACCTTAAAAAATACATTCCTTTAACTGAAAAAACTGAAAAAATAGCAGTTCTTCAACCAGTAAGCATCGATCTAAAACCACAACAATTTATAGATTGGTATATACCAATATGGGACAGATGTATAAACTTATTGCACGAAAAGGGTTATAGCATTTACATGGTTGGTGGTCCAAATGATCCAATAGAAAGAACAATGAAGAAAGAGAGCATTAAAAAAACAATCAATAAAATTGGATCTTGGTCGATATTAGAAGCATTAGCCTTTACAATTTATCGTGCTGATATTGTTCTTGCTTGTGACAGTTGGAGTGCTATATGGGGTCCTGCTGCAAAAATACCAACATTTACAGCATGGGGCTATAGGATGGAAAATAACATCGATTTTTGGGTTACTGGATTTCTTGGAAATAGGAATTATTACAAATACGGTTGGAGTTCACAAAAAGAATACTGTGACGCATACTTAGCAGGATGTTTGAGTGATCATCTAGCTGGGAGTAAAAATGCCTGAATTTGACTTCATGATTGTGGGATCAGGATTCTTTGGCGCTACCTTTGCAAGAAAAGCAGCAGATGCTGGTAAAAAGTGCCTTGTAATTGATAAAAATAATCACATTGCTGGTGCGACATATGACCGAAAATGGGACAATGGCATCATTGTAAGCGAATATGGAGCACACATATTCCACACTCAAAGCGAAGAAGTATGGGATTTCATCAATAAATTCACGAAAATCAACCCTTTCATCAATAAACCAAAAGTTTTGTCTCAAGGAAATGTTTATTCATTTCCAATTAACATGATGACTCTTCATCAACTATGGGGAGTTGTCACTCCAGAAGAAGCATACCGCAAACTACAAGATGTGCGAATACCATGCGAAAATCCTAGAAACTTTGAAGAATGGGCTTTAGACAGAGTTGGCAAGGAAATCTATGAATTATTCTTTTATGGATACACTAAAAAACAATGGATGAAAGAACCTAGAGATCTTCCATCCTCAATAATTCAGAGACTGCCAATCAGACTCACTTATGAAGAAAATTATTTTACAACAAAATATCAAGGCATTCCAAATGAAGGATACTCAGCAACAATAAAAAATATGCTTGATGGAATTAAAACAGAACTCAACACTGATTTTTTCACAATTAGAAACAAATGGCGTGATTATGCCAAACATCTGGTTTACACAGGACCGATAGATAAATTTTACGACTATGAGTTTGGATCTTTGGAATACAACACTTTAAGATTTGAACACAAAACAATATATGGTGACTATCAAGGAAATGCTGTTTTTAACCACACAGATATGTCTGTGCCACACATAAGAACAATAGAACACAAGCATTTTTACAAAAATGCTCCAAAACACTATGAAGTAAAACCACATTCAAAAGAAGAAACTGTTGTTTCCTATGACATCCCAGTTGCATTCAAAGATCATCCTGAGCCTTACTACCCAATCAGAGATGATAAAAACAGTGACTTATACAACAGATATGCCAATCTTAAAACAAATCACAAAGAAATTACTTTTGGAGGAAGGCTTGGTGAATATAAATATCTGGACATCGACCAGACAATTGCTTCGGCATTAACTAAGTTTAGAACATTTGTATAGAGAGGTTGAACCAACAAGGTTAACCTCTCTGTCTCAATTTCAAGTTTTCAATTAAACTTAGTTGAATTACCTTTGAAAAGTGCCTTGAAGCATCCTTTTCCTGCATTAGGGTTTCAAGCATTACATAAAGATCAAACATCCATGCAGACAGCTGGAACTTGTATAATTGTAATACTGAGGTAGTAAAAAAGAGACAAGATATATATGTTTCCTTACGTTAAGAAAAAAACTATTTGTCCAATCACGATAAAAGAACATTTTCTCAGAAGGAATAAAGTCCTCATCAAGAGAAAAGCAGGTGGATATGGCGACATCATTATGCAAAGAATGATGTTTGAAGATTTTCATAAGGTAATGCCTGAAATTAATTTAACATATGCCTGTCCTAGAACATATTTAGAATTTGCTAAAGATCATCCTTATGCAAAAACAGTGGCAATAGAAGAAATCAATGAAAGAACATATGGAGCATCATATGACATAACGACAGTGTGTCGTGTGCATGAAAGTAAAATGGGAGGTAAAAACACCATTCACCGTAGCGATATCTGGGCCAATCATTGTGGTGTTAAGCTTTCAAACCATAACTGCTTCATGGAATGCAAAGAAAAAGAATTTTATATTGAAAAATTATATGAAATAAACACTAAAAAGCTTCCAATGGTTTTAGTTGCGGCCAAATCAACCAAATGTATGTTTGGACAATCAAAAAGCTTAACAGACACACAAATATATGAAGTATGCAAAAAACTATGTGATAAAGGATTTTTTGTTTATACCATTCACAATGAACCTCTTGAAATTTTTACAAGCATAAATATTCCACAATTTATAAAAATTGAACCTGAATCTTGGAAAGGGCTAGTTGCAGCGGCAGATTATGTAATATCAATTGATACTGGAACATTTCATCTTGCTGGTGCGTTAAAAAAACCTCTAGTTGGTGTTTTTTCTTTCACTGATGGAAAGGTTTACGGTAGACATTACGATTTTGAGCTTGTGCAAAAACATCGTGATAACGGCGATTGGGAATGCGGACCATGTTATCTTTGCATTGTTTGCCCAAAAAGCAAAGAGATGCAAAAACCTTGCATCACAGAACTTAAATCTGATCAAATTATTCAAGGTTTTGAAAATCTCATAAGAAAATATCCTATCGCTGGACTTATTTCATCTACAAATTTAGAATTGATAAAAGAAGAGATCATTTGATGATTTTGAATTTAGAAATAAAAAATATAATCGCTGAAAATCTCAAAAATTTCACAATTGACGAGACTTTTTCTCATCGTGCTGTAGGAGATAAGATAGAAAATCTTTGCTCTAAAATAGTTGAATATCAATTCAAAGAACGATTCTCCCCCGCCAAAAGCAAAAGATCAATAGAAGACTTTATAATTCCATTTGAAAAAAAATATGTTTTCTACGATGTCAAGACACATCATGTCCAAGAAAAAGCTGGATTTTCGATGCCAAACCTTATATCGGTAAAAAGACTCAAAAAGTTTTTCCAAAACAAAAACCAAAGCTTAAATTATATTTTTGTTGATTACAAAAGAAATAAAGATTTAGTGGAAATTTTAGATGTAAAGGTTTTTAATATTTGTGAATTAGACTGGAATAATCTCACAATTGGAGCTCTTGGATATGGACAACTTCAAATAAAAGATAAAAACAAGAAATTTCTTCTTACTTCAGAATGTCAAGAAGATTGGGAATCTCAACTGAAAAAAAGAGTTGATTTATTTTATAAAAAGCAAATATGTAAATTTGAAAAACAGATCAATATTTGGTCTTCTTAATCAACAAATTCAACTTCCACTCCTGCCTCTCCAAACAACTGCATTGAAAGTTCTATGTCAGACTGCCAACGAGGGTTATCGCTTCTTGGAGCAACAACCCTTTTAATTCCAGATTGAATAATCATAGAAGCACACACAGCACATGGCATCATGGGATATGTGTAAATTGTACATCCTTTAACGGAACCTCTTGCAAACAACAAGCTGTTCCTCTCAGCATGAACAATGATGCGATATTTAAGGTCACGATTGTTAAGTCTTTCTTCTGTGTCGTCTACTCCACGAGGAAGACCGTTGTATCCAAGTGATACCACACGGCGTTCATCGTCAACTATCACAGCACCGACTTTTGTTGAAGGGTCTTTTGATGCAGTTGAAACATATTCAGCAAGACCAAGAAACCATTTATTCCAATCTGTCGCCATCTTTTATTTTCCTTGGTTTCCTATTTTTTACTTTCTTGACTTCGACTTTATTCTCATTCATGTCAAGGAAAAATTCATAAGCATCATGTTCTGGTCCAAAATATCTCTTATGAATTCTAATGGCCTTAAATTTCAAAGCTTTCAAAAAATTGTGACAATTAAGATTCTGATCACTAACAATTAAATGAATCTTATCTTTTGGACCTTCTGCTGAAGACCTTATCTTTGTCTTCAAGTATTCTATCATTCTTCGTCCAAATCCATTTTTATAATGATTTGGGTCAACAGCTATGCTTAATATGTTATAAGAACTCTTATTAAAGTTAAAAATCATATAGCCGACAATTTTCTTGTCTATGGTTAAGACCACTCCAATGTGATCTTTCTTTTTAAGACAAATATCAAAATCATCACGATCCCAAGGATGGGGGAAACACTGGTTTTCAATTTTAACAATTTCAGGCATATCACTTTGACGCATCCAGCGCATAATCGACTCTGACATTCCTTGTCTCCTTTTGCCTGAAGTTATTTTACAAAAAAAAATAATAAATGTCAATCTTATTTCAGATAATCCTCAAATGTACAAGAATTTTTAGATGAATCAGTATCATAAATATCACGATTAAGAACTTTCATTTCTTGTCTTAAAGAATGACCTCTATTTTGTACATTTTCATGATTCTTATCCCATGCTTTCAAATGAGCCTTAATATGCCCGACAACTTCTTTCCTATCGATAACATGTCTTTTTGCAGCAACAACATCAACATTTGCTGTTGAATAAGCCTTGGCATAATTATCTGAATTTCCAGCGTCTTTTGACTCAATGAATCTCAAACTATAAATCGCTTCCGAATCAACTTCTGCAATCAATAATTCTTTCTGAGCATATTCCAGTTGTTTGCCCAAATAATCAACCCATCCATATTCTTTACTCATATATTCTGGGAGATTATTTTCATTATATTTCATGTTATCAGGGTCGAGAATGATCTCTTTACCCTGAACTGTTACTCGAACTTTTTCCAAAGGTGCATCACTGGCCATATAATGATTCTCCAATAAAAAAACAAGCCTGATCAGCGGTAAAATAACTACGATCAAATTGATCTGGAGGATGACCTCCATCAGGACCAAGTCCATATTTTGGACTATTATAGATTTTAGCAACATCGTTTATATTTTCAAAATATAAATTTTTCTTACTGATTATTTCGTTCTTGACGAAAAAAGCATCTGTTCCAGTCACTTCTGTGTAAACCAACGAATAACCTAATGGTTTCAACATATTATAAAAACTTAAAAGTGATCCACCAAAATAATTTGTTTTATCCCACTTAGAATGATCATAATAAAAAACAACTTTGTCTTCATCTGGACTATGAGTTGAATTGTATTCAACATCAATTATATCAGGCCTGAAAGATGTCATGATTTTTTTAAGAATATAAAATGTGTTTTGATCAATGTCTAAAGACAACAACTGAAAATCACGTTGAACATTGTATTTCTGCAATATACCAACGATGTTTTCTACAGTTATAAAATGTTTATGTAAATTAATTTTAGGATTTTCATATTCTCCATCAATCAACAATCCATTCCATCCATATGCTTCACGAAAATATCGTGTATTGCATTCTCCTCCATCCTGAGTTCCTATTTCGACAAAAAAATGAGATCTTGGGTCACTGTAAATTCTATGAACCAAGATCTCATTGATTCCATCTTGTCCTCTTTGCGAGAAAATGGATTTTTCAAAATTTCTCACGATTATCCCTCGAATTGCTGACCATTGATTGTCAGTGAACCTTTATTTGGGTGGATCATACGGATAATATTAGCCGCTTCTTCTGGGGAATTAGCCTCAACTTCGTCAACCAAAACTTGAGTTGGATGATTGACATATTCATTCAGAACATTTTCAAAAACTTTATATTTAGCCATTTTTATGCCTCGTAGGTGTCTTCTTCTGGAACAAATCCCTTTTTACTGCGCTGCCTCTTACCCGAAGGAGCATCGCCTACATTGTCCATAGTAACTTCTTCAGCTTTCTTTTCTTGAACCAAGTTCATTCTTTCACGATATGTATCCTTCGATATTTCAAACATATCAAGAGTACCAATCTTATAATCAAAGCCAATCTTGAATGCGAACCTTGATCTACCATTCCTATGCTTAATGACAAAAACCCTTCCAACTTCAGCATCCTTCTCCAAAACCTGCTGATTAATTGACCAAAAAGCATCAAGAGGCTTGAACTGATCAAAGCTTGTGCCGATATTAGACTCATCAATAAATTGTCCAATTTCAAGCTTTGCGGCTGTTTGATTTGGCTGAACGCATGTGAAAGTGCAGTGACCTTTTTCAACTCCATAACCACGAAGATCACGCAAAATACGATAGGCACTTTCATATTTTTTAACTGATGGATCGTCTTTCATTTCACCAACATAGTCAACAATTAAAACATTAGGTTTCCATCCTCTTAGCTCCAACTGAGCCATGTAGGCTCTTATGCCGTTAACATCAATCTGACCACCGGGAAACTGCTTGACATGCAAAAGGTTAGGATCTGCCTTGTCCTTCTTGAATTCTTCGATAGTTGCTTTGATTTCATCTTTCATGTCACGAAGATTATTGATGTCCTTCTTTGCGAACTGACTTGTAAAACGCTGCACAATGCCAAGTTCATCCATTTCCAACGTGATATAAAGAACCTTATGGCCCAAGAGTACATTTTCAACAGCCGCCTTTACTAAGGCTAATGATTTACCAGTTCCCGGCAAACCAATCCAACTTGCTATCTGACCAGCAAATAATCCACCACCAGTTAAAGCATTATCAATTGCTGGGAAACCTGATGTGAATCTGTCTTTACCGACAAATACATCGTCCATACGACGAAACATTTCATCAATGTTCATGAAGTATTCAAGACCGGGTTCGTAGCTCCTGTCGATAAGCATTGCTTCACGCATTTTTTCGTAAACAAAACTCCATGTCTTTTCATCCTCAGGAGCTTCTTGCATTTTTTCCAAACTAGAATGGAAAGCAAGCTTTACAGCTTGAACTTTAGCGAAATATGTTACTTTGTCGATCAAGTATTCACGGGAATCAACTCCCGGAACGTAATAGTCATATATGCTTTTGAGTTCGGCCTGATAATGCAACTGAATTGTGCGATCACGATCCTTTAGAAGATTGGTAAGTTCTTGAGATATGATCCAATCTTTAGGTCTAAATTTTTCTTTGGTAAAATAAGTCAAAAGAATTCGACAAATAAGAATATGAGATTCATTGCTGAAATATTCTGGCTTTATTTTATCCATCGACTGAATAAGCATGTAATCATCAGTTAAAAGCATTGCTAAGAGTCTGCGCTGAAAAGTATCGTCCCATGCAAACTTTGATTTGACCACCTCTGGGTCAGTCATTGACTCAAGTTGGGCTTGTTCTTCTGGTGTGAGTTCACGCATCTATGATTCCTATAGGCTCACACCAGAATAGCACAAAATATGGAATGATCCAGATTGATTTGAAAAAAATGAGCAGCACGCCGTTAAACTCAGCCATTAGATCGGACTATGTAAATTAATTAAATGTATTTTATAAAATATGGTCAGGACGGCGAACTATGCTGCTCAAGATATTATATTAATCTCAATGTAAGAAATCAAACTCGCTTAGTGAAACCATACCGCTACGAATCGATTTTTCACGGGTAATCTTTTTGCCCATGCTCTTCTGACCGTTCCACACAATTGCCTTGCAATATGTTGTAAACTTACTGTCAATCTTCAAAGGAGCATCCTTCTTAGGCCTATGTTCTTTAGGCACAAACTTGTTAATTATTCTGTCAAGTATCTTTTCTTGGAAATGACCATACTTCTGCCTATTTGCACCATGTCTGGTTCTATTGCTCCAAAGATTCTCAAGCTCTTTAAGAACCTTCATGATGAATTGATCACTCACATAATTCTTGGCAATTTCAAAGCATTTCTCGATATAAACCTGACGCTTATAATAACTTCCAGCACGAAGCATACTCATTTGTAATTCTTGTTTGATGTCTTCTGCATCATCAAGAAAATTATTGTTTGTATTCTTTTTCTTCAATTCATGAGCAGCATGCCAGCAAAGCTTTGAAAACTTCTTATCCAAATCAAAAAATTCAGCTTCAGTAATGGGGAAATTGTGTACAATATCAAGCATTTCTTAATCCTCTAGCCGTTTTTTATAACCTTTAGATCATTTAGATTGCGTCCTCCTTTGCATGAAACTTTCAGCTTAAGGCCGGGACACAACTCAGATTCACTAGTCAAAGCATCCATACATTTTTTGTAAACTTGCTTCCAGTTTTCCTTTGTGGCATAAACAACATATCCGTCATGAACAGTATAAGCAATTTCAGCTTTATCTTTCAATGACTCATTGAGTTTTTGCAAACAAAAATATAAACTGATAAGTTTCTCTAGGCATATCGTCGCAGCAGGAGACTGCACTGCAAAATTTCTGGCAAGGTATTCCTTCCCAACCTCAAAGTTTGTTCTTCTCTTACCGAAGAAATCCTTTGCATATCCATCTTTTTTAACTTTGCTTTCGCAATCGGCAACAAATGAAATAGCAGCAGGAAACAAAGAACTAATTCGTTCCACCACTTTTTCGGCCACATCAGCCGCCAAACCACATCTCAAAGAAAGTGATCGGGCTGACTGTCCATATATAACCGGCAAAAAACATTTTTTTGCCAATTCCCTATCATTTTTTTCCTTCTCCTGTCCAATTAAAACCCTATACAAGGAAAGATATATGTCTTCCTGATCGCAAAGTCTCAATAAATTTCGATCCTTACTCAAATGCGCCAAAACAAATACTTCCATCCCCTTAAAGTCAAAACTCATAAAAAAATTATCGTAACCAACAGGCCTCAAAACTTCTTTCAGTTCAGATCCCATTGTGTGAGGAACATAAGAATTCTTGAAGGCACCGAAACACTTCAATCGACCATTGTCCTGCCCATCAATCTCGTAATAAGCATGAACCTTAGAATGCAAAGAAGAATCAACAATACCTATCTTCTCCAATGCTGGTATAACTGTTGTCATCAAAGGAAGATGAATGTTCTTGTAAATATTCTCACTTTCCTTCCACAAACCAGAAGAAACTAAATTCTTTATTCTATTGAAAGCCTCAACATAACTTTCAGGAGCATTCTTCTTTATACCGCTAAATGACTCAATTATCTTGATATCAACAATAGAAGCCTTTATGTCATAAAACTTGTTCTTCTTAGCAAAAACATAAGAAGCAAAACACTTCCAATTCCAAGTAAATATTTTGCAATCTTTTTCAAACAAAGATATACCCAAGAAGCTTAGAATCAAAGGCATAGTCTCATCTTTCAACTCAATCTTGAAGATTCGACCATCAGGAATAAAGAACTGAAGCTCACAAGACGATTCCTTGTCTGTGAAATCAAGAACCTCAGGATTAAATCGCAAGAATAGGGTCTTGTGGTCGATTTCTGTAAGCAACTTGGCCAGAGACTCAAAGTTCATAGATAATCACTCCTAAGTCAATTTTGAGCCTTCTAGCCTTATCCCTTCATTCATTGATGAACGGATTTACAAATGTCATACTAAACAAATTCTTCATTAACAACATGAAAATATTTTTGAGAAACTTTTATTTACAATCAAATTCCAGAACGGGATGCTGACCCTAATGGTTATTACTGTATAAATCATTAAGAATAATGACTTATTGAGTAAACAAGATTAGTAGAGCAAAAATTTAGCGTTTAAGCTTTGTTTTTGTTCTTTAATCTTACTTACTCCAGCAAAAAGATTAGTGGTGATGAAGAGTAGCGTACTTTCTTTTGCAACAATCTTAAAACCAGATAGTCTATGACATGAGTGTTTGCTAGTGGGATACACTATAGTCATAGAAGTCAGCATCGATGCTATCTGGCTTGACCTATGTTGCTTGTGAGAACAATGCTGCCCGTTACAGCATTTGTTGTAGAAACAACTACAAAGACCCGCTCTTGGTGAGAGCCTCACAGGTTTAGCAACTTCAACATTCAAGGTAGTACGAGACCTTTCACGCCAAAGCTTGGGACTGCCATATCTATTATACCATCTTTTATGGGAATGTCAAAAGACTTGTTTCAACCATTCAATTTTTCGATCATGATTAAAAATAATTTCGGGAAACTCTACTGGCAATTCATTAAATGAACTTCTATCTTCAGGTAATATTTCTTTTACTTTTTTAATCAATCTTTCAAAACAAATTTTACCTAAACTTTCATTCTTAAGATTTTGTATGCTTTCTTGCTTTGTTCTGTCTAACATCTGAACATCACTAGCAAAACTTAACCAAAATGATATTTTATTTTGTTGATGAAGTTTAAGAAGATTAAATTCAAGAAGTAAATCTTCTCCTAAAACCTGTTCTTCGTCATATCTTATCATATTGCTTAATTTTTTGCTATAAAAGACATGTCCACCTAAATTTCTTGCTGCTTTGTGTCCAGATGTAAATATATCGTGCTTTCCGGGTCCATATTTATATCCAAGATTAACAACATTCATACCCCAGCATACTGCATATTTATTTTCTCCAACTTCCTTAGAAGTATTTGTTTTTTCATTTGAAACATGATCGGCAGGTTTAACAATCAAAACATCAGTTCCGGGGTGATGTTTCATATGTTTTTCAATTTGAATTGCACCTGTTGGGTAAAATAGGTCGTCTCCATCAGTAAGACTCAGACCATCATAATTTGAGTTTTGTAAAAAATTTAATACAGAATTTTTTCCCTTACTCGGAGTACCATTTGACTGAGTAATTTTATATTTGACATTCTCTTTTTCACACCATTCTGAAAACTGAGAAACAAATTCTTGATTCTGAGAATTGATAATTGCAACTGTTTCTATTTCAATGGATTCGGTTGGAAATTGATTACGACAAGAATTTGTGGCACGAATTGCCTTGTCCATATCACGACTAACTAATGGGCAAAATGCTATTTTCATTTAATACATACCTTGCTTTCACAAATTCAAAGGAGTATCATGAAGTCTGAAAAAAAAGAGGATGACTACATGTGGCTTTTAGATGCAGTTGAAAAGTACAATATGGACGATCTTGAGGCAAAAGCTTGCAATCTTTCTGCAATGTGGCTTGAACAAAGCAGAAAAACATTTCCTGATTATCGTCACTCAACAATGAGAAAGGGTGACCCTAGAAAGTCTCTTATATTCAAAATAGCATATAAGCTTGCAAGAGAAACTCAGGGAATTCTTGAGAATAATGAATATCCACTTTATATCCGTGCTCAGTTAGAAGTTCTCAAATATATCAATTCTGGCAAAGATCATCCTCTTATTGACCCAAATTGTCTAGTTGGTGAAAAAGCTTGGAAAAGATGGAAGCTTTGGAAGAAAAGATACGATTCAGTCAAAAATAAACCAGCAGAATCTGTTGCAAGTGGAATCGGATTCCAAAAAGCAATTGATGGAATTGAAAAGACAAAAGAATTTTTAGTTAAAACATTCGGTTCCGAACTGACAATTGAAAAATATCGAGAATGTTATATCAACAATAATATTTTCCGTTGGATAAACCTTGCTAAAATATCTCCATATTACATTGCTATTTCACCATTCATGAAATCAATCTTCACTGAAGATGATTATAAAAAAATTAATTTCGACATCAAAGTTTATTTGCCATGCATCAACAAAGATGTTGAGCAAAAATTCCGTCAGTTATTCCCTTTAGAAAACAATTAATTGTTTTTATGATTATGATCTGTAGTATCTGTGTAAAGGACTTGTGTAAAGAATATAATCTAAAAGAGCAGTTCTTATATAAAGACCATTTCTGACTTGTCTTTCGTGATAGTCAGCACGAGAATCATCATCTATATCTTCACTAATTTCTTCGTTTCTAGGAAGAGGATGAAGAATAGCAGCGTTTTCTTTGATTTTATTGATATTGGTTTTGTCAATCTTAAAGAAATCTAGAGAACCACTGACACCTTTGAATCTTTCTTTTTGGATTCTGGTCATATAAATGACATCGATTTCTGGAAGAATGTCATTTGCGTCACATATTTCAACATTTTTACAAGGAATATTTGCAAGGTATTTTTCAGGTATGCTCAAATCACAATCTGCATGATCAGTGGCAGCGCAATAATATATTTTGCAACCATAAATGTGAAGAAGTTCAATAAGACTGTGTATTGTTCTTCCGTTTTTAAGATCTCCACACAACATAACCTTGAGATTACTGACATCTTTCCATTTTTGTTTAATTGTATGAAGGTCAAGAAGTGCTTGTGTTGGATGTTCTCCAGATCCACTTCCTGCATTAATTACTGGAACACGAGAATATGCTCTTGCTATTTCTGGCCAGCTTGAATCACCATGACGCATAATGATAGCGTCAGAATACTGACCAAGAGTGCGAAATGTGTCCTTGAGACTTTCGCCTTTGATTAAACTGCTACTTGAAGATGCATCAGCAGCTGTGACACATCTTCCTCCAAGCCAATGCATTGCTCTCTCGAATGAAAATCTGGTTCTAGTAGAAGGTTCTGCAAAAAACGAAGAAATACATTTGTTGTTCATTTGGCGACAAAATTCCCAATTCTTTTCAATGTCTGTCGCAATTTCTAAAACAGTTTCAATTTGATCTTTAGTGAAGTCGGAAATAGACAGGAAATGACGCATTTGTTCATCTCGTAATTTTTTTTGCTTGACAATTAATTATATGCTGAGAATTTAGTACTGCAAGAAAAGTTTAACAATATTTTCAACTATATCGTTGTCTTCTTGCTTTGGGGAAAACATTTCATCCCACTCAGAAGGCTGAACATAAAACTTTCTTTCTCTAGAGCTACTGTCAATATCGTAGCCAAAGCATCTAATCATGCCTTTTTTCGGATAGTAGATCAAATCAATGTCGAACTGTTCAGCCCTTCCAGTTTTTCCGTTATATGGAGATCCAACACCTTGGCCTCTGAATTCATAGACAAGCTTGTAATAATTTTCATCCTGTTTCCTTAACTGTGTTGGAAACATAATGTAAGAAGGATGTTGCTTTTTAGTTGTATACCACAATTTTTGTGCAAGTCGTTCAATTTCGTTGTAATCTTTATCTGGTGAATCAATATCTTCTTCATTAATTTTTGTTAAGTTCTCATAGACATGATTTGCTATTTTTAATTCATGGTCTTGGTCTTTATAATCGTTAATTGGATGAACTTTTTTGCAAACCCAAGCATTATTGCCTTCTAGGTCTTTGGTTAATCTTCTAGTTACCACTCTCATGGAACCTAAAGGAGACATTTGTATTTTTAGTGCTCCGGGTTCAGTTCCCCATTGAATTTCATCATTATAAAGTTGAACACCTTCAAGTTGTCCTAAGGAAGGCATTTGCAAAAGTTCACTAATTATAACGCTTGGTTTGATTATTTTGAAAAGTTCGTCACCTTTCATGATATCAGTTCCGCCCATGATTTGACTGGATACGCCTTCAAATCCATAATCAGCCATTTCATTGACTAGCCAGTAAGAGAATGACAATCTGTTCATTAAATCTATATATGAACAAGCATCAATACTATTTACCGGAAGTCGATTATGAATAAATTATCTTTTAGAATTTGGCTCGAAGATGATCAGAAAGATTATGAGTTTTATAAGGATTTAGTGATTGGAAAGCTTAATTCTAATGATAAATCTGAAAAATATGATATATCAACGTCTTTGAATATGTGGAAACCTCCAGAAAATTTAATTAGTTCTCTTGAAGTTTTGGGCGAGTTTAGGGATTTGAATGATGATGTTCAGATGCAAGTGAAAGATAAAATATCGAGTGGAGATGGTACTTTGGAAGACATTATAAGGCTTATGGCAAAAGAGGCTAAAAAATAGATGACTTTAAGTGCTAAATACCTATATCAAGGAGGTTGTTGTGGATACTTATTTGAAAGGTGCTTTAGTACCAGATGTTGCTCTTAAACAAATTGAAAAAGGTCAGGATTTAACTCAAGTAAACAATATGGCAAACATAAATACTAATTTTTGTCAAATTCCAGCAGGCTTGGTTGATTGTTGTCTCAAGCCAGAGTCTTATTTTTCGTGTCCTCCTTATAAAAATATTGAGATTTGCGTAGCCAATAGAAGTGATGGAGCATTTGTTTCATATCCAATTCCTTATCTAAAGGCTTATCGAAAATGTCAAAATGCAAAGCAAGATTCTATAGGCGGAACAAACAAACAGTTCAACGTATCATTTGCAAGTAGTTTCAAATAACAAGGCTAAAATGGCGAATCAATGTAACCAGTCGGGAACACTAAGGACAGAAGAGGAATTGTTGTGCATATTTGCCGACAATAGCGAAGGTGGTATTACCGCACAAGATATTCGTGATTTAGTTGTTTCAGCACAAGTTGATGCATCAAAACAAGGTCCACAAGGTAGCCAAGGTTCATCTGGGGGAACAGGACTTCAAGGTCCACAGGGAAGAGCAGGTTCACAAGGAGCTCAAGGTTCTCAAGGATCAGCAAGTACTGTTCAAGGTCCACAAGGCAATCAAGGCTTACAAGGAATTATTGGAGTTCAAGGTAATCAAGGAATTATTGGTTATCAAGGGACTCCAGCAGGTTATCAAGGATCGCAAGGAGATCAGGGAGAACAAGGTGAACAAGGCGAACAAGGCTTTGGCCTACAAGGTTTACAGGGATTACAAGGTGCTGGATATCAAGGACTTCAGGGAAATCTAGGCTTACAAGGTTTACAAGGTGCTGGATATCAAGGTTTGCAAGGTCTTGATGGTTCTCAAGGATTACAAGGAGTTCAAGGACTACAAGGATTACAGGGAGGAAAAGGAGTTCAAGGACAGCAAGGAACAACTGGAGTTCAAGGTCAACAAGGACGACAAGGATCTTCGGGTTCTCAAGGAGCGGGTTTTCAAGGACTTCAAGGCGCTTTTGGAACACAAGGATCTCAAGGTCGTCAAGGATCAATAGGATTTCAAGGTAATCAGGGATCAGGATTTCAAGGCAATCAAGGCCGTCAAGGTTTTCAAGGAAATCAAGGAAATCAAGGAAATCAAGGAAATCAAGGATCAGGATATCAAGGTGAAAAAGGTAGTCAGGGTTTTCAAGGAAATCAAGGCAATCAAGGACGACAAGGAGTAATAGGAACTACTGGTCCACAAGGAGAAAAAGGCGATCAAGGACTACAAGGAAATCAAGGCCGTCAAGGTCGCCAAGGAGAAATTGGTGTTCAAGGAGAAAAGGGCGATCTAGGATTGCAAGGAAATCAAGGTCGTCAAGGCCGTCAAGGAGAAATTGGTGCTCAAGGAGAAAAAGGAAATCAAGGAGAACGTGGTTATCAAGGCAATCAAGGATCTCAAGGTCGCCAAGGATTTCAAGGAAGGCAAGGATATCAAGGAGAAAGAGGCAATCAAGGTAATCAAGGATTTCAAGGAAGACAAGGTTTTCAAGGAGAAAGAGGCTTTCAAGGTCATCAAGGATATCAAGGATATCAAGGAAGACAAGGTTTTCAAGGAGAAAGAGGATTTCAAGGATATCAAGGATTTCAAGGAAGACAAGGTTTTCAAGGTAGACAAGGATTTCAAGGTTTTCAAGGAAACCAAGGATTTCAAGGTTTTCAAGGAAACCAAGGATTTCAAGGTTTTCAAGGAAATCAAGGATTTCAAGGTTTTCAAGGTTTTCAAGGACACCAAGGCAATCAAGGAAATCAAGGAAATCAAGGCAATCAGGGACACCAAGGAAATCAAGGCAATCAAGGAAATCAAGGAAATCAAGGACACCAAGGCAATCAGGGACACCAAGGAAATCAAGGCCATCAAGGAAATCAAGGCAATCAAGGAAATCAAGGAAATCAAGGAAATCAAGGAAATCAAGGACACCAAGGCAATCAAGGACACCAAGGCAATCAAGGCCACCAAGGCAATCAAGGCCACCAAGGCAATCAAGGCCACCAAGGTCGCCAAGGACACCAAGGACATCAAGGACATCAAGGACACCAAGGTCGCCAAGGACATCAAGGACATCAAGGTCGCCAAGGACATCAAGGACATCAAGGACATCAAGGAAATCAAGGAAACCAAGGACATCAAGGAGAAAAAGGCGAACAAGGCGATCAAGGTGAGCAAGGTCAACAAGGCGAACAAGGAAATCAAGGAAGTCAAGGAAATCAAGGACTGCAAGGACCAAAAGGTGAACAAGGTCGTCAAGGAGTAAAAGGCGATAAAGGTGATAGAGGGAATCAAGGTTCTACAGGCCAACAAGGGCAACAAGGTCGAAAAGGAGATCAGGGCGAAAGAGGGGAAACTGGTCAGCCGGGTTCTAAAAATGCTATTTTGCCTGTTTATGATGGATCTTCTGAAAAATATATTGAATTGGCATGTATGGAAATGCCAGAAGTAAGATTTGAAGATTTAATTGTTGTTAATATTGGTAGAGAAGGTAAAAATAATGTACTTTCTGTTTTCAACATAGATGAAAATTTTATCAAGGTTTGTGAATATGATTCAATACAAGTTGTTAGCGCAATGCCTTCCAGACCAATATTGATCGGCGCTGAAGTTTCAAATAATAAAATATATGTAAGGGCAAAAGATGATTGTTTAATTGATGAATTTGTTTCTGTAAATATTCGACTTTCTGGCATTAGAATAGGCAATGCTGGTAGAAGGTTCGCACAACACACATATGAAAACATGATAAAGAACAATACATTCTGGGATAGTTGGAAAAAAAGCTGACTTAATAAAGAGCGAGAATAAAAAATGGCAAATCAATGTAACCAGTCGGGAACACTAAGAACAGAAGAAGAATTGTTGTGCATATTTGCCGACAATAGTGAAGGTGGCATTACCGCACAAGACATTCGTGACTTTGTCGTTTCCGCACAAGTTGACGCATCAAAACAAGGTCCACAAGGTAGCCAAGGAACTCCGGGAACAACAGGACTTCAAGGTCCGCAGGGAAGAGCAGGCTCGCAAGGAGCTCAAGGTTCTCCAAGTACAGTTCAGGGTCCACAAGGAAATCAAGGTTTACAAGGAATTGTAGGAGTTCAAGGCAATCAGGGTTTACAAGGAATTGTAGGATATCAAGGAACACCAGCAGGCTATCAAGGAGATCAAGGACTTCAAGGCAATCAAGGTGCTGGATATCAAGGTCTTCAAGGTGCTGGATATCAAGGAATCATAGGAAATCAAGGCGTTATTGGCCTTCAGGGATATCAAGGTCTTCAAGGTGCTGGATATCAAGGCGTTATAGGTTATCAAGGAATTGATGGAACTCAAGGATTACAAGGACTACAAGGTTTTCAAGGTCGCCAAGGAGGTCGTGGGGCACAAGGATCTCAAGGTTCTCCAAGTACAGTTCAAGGTGAACAAGGATTACAAGGACTGCAAGGACTACAAGGAGCAGGATATCAAGGATTGCAAGGCATTATTGGCCTGCAAGGAAATCAAGGTGATGCTGGACTGACAGGAGCACAAGGAACACAAGGAGCAGGATATCAAGGAAATCAAGGTAATCAAGGAAATCAAGGTGATCTTGGACTAACAGGAGCACAAGGAACACAAGGAGCAGGATATCAAGGATTGCAAGGCATTATTGGCCTGCAAGGAAATCAAGGTGATCTTGGACTGACAGGAGCGCAAGGATCACAAGGAGAAAAAGGCGAAGGATATCAAGGAAATCAAGGCCGTCAAGGTCGCCAAGGAGAAATTGGAGTTCAAGGAGAAAAGGGCGATATAGGATTACAAGGAAATCAAGGTCGTCAAGGTCGCCAAGGAGAAATTGGTGCTCAAGGAGAAAAAGGAAATCAAGGAGAACGTGGTTATCAAGGCAATCAAGGATCTCAAGGTTCCCAAGGAGTTATTGGCGCTCAAGGAGATCAAGGAGATCAAGGATCTCAAGGTAATCAAGGATATCAAGGATATGGTTATCAGGGAAATCAAGGAAATCAGGGAGAACAAGGTAATCAGGGGAATCAAGGAGATCAAGGATTCCAAGGAAATCAAGGAGATATTGGCTATCAAGGAAATCAAGGAAATCAGGGAGAACAAGGTAATCAAGGATTCCAAGGAAATCAAGGGGATATTGGTTATCAAGGAAATCAAGGAAATATTGGAAGCCAAGGAAGCCAAGGAGATATTGGAAGTCAAGGAAGTCAAGGAGATATTGGCGATACTGGACCTCAGGGTTCTCAGGGTCGTCAAGGAGAAAGAGGTGTTGGACAACAAGGGAGAGATGGTCTACAAGGACCAACAGGAAGAACGGGTTTACAAGGACCACAAGGTGAATTAGGAGATACAGGGCCAATAGGACTTCAAGGAAGACAAGGACATCAAGGAGTAGTAGGATCTAAAGGAGATCAGGGATATCAGGGAGAACAAGGATATCAAGGAAATCAGGGAAACCAAGGTTATCAAGGATATCAAGGTTCTGGATATCAAGGAGAACAAGGTTATCAAGGAAATCAAGGAGATATTGGTTATCAAGGAAATCAAGGAAATCAAGGTGAAATTGGACCTTCTATAGCAATAAGAGGTTCTGAATCATGGCAATATATTAATTGTGTTATTTTAGCGCCAAGCTTTGGCGACATGTATATTTTGATTGATACTGCAAATGCTGATTGTGGATCTGGTCCAGTACCTGCCCCAATTAGGGCAGATACCAGCCCAGCACAAGTTGGAGATGGAATTATATGGGACGGATCGCAATGGGAAAACGTAGGACCAATTCAAGGAACAAGAGGATTTCAAGGATATCAAGGTCAACAAGGATATCAAGGAAGACAAGGAGCAGGTTATCAAGGAGATCGTGGATATCAAGGTTATCAAGGCCATCAAGGCCGTCAAGGAGAGATTGGGCCTCAAGGAGAACAAGGACATCAAGGAAGTCAAGGACGTGTAGGAGAACAAGGATTTAAGGGAGTCCAAGGAGATACTGGCAATACTGGACCTACAGGAGTTCAAGGAAGTCAAGGAGAATTAGGACCACAAGGTCATCAGGGAGAACAGGGTCATCAAGGATGGCAAGGAATAGGAGAACAAGGCTATCAAGGAGATGTTGGAGAGCAAGGAAATCAAGGAAATCAAGGAAATCAAGGTGCAGGATTCCAAGGAAATCAAGGTAATCAAGGCAATCAAGGGTTCCAAGGATTCCAAGGATTCCAAGGTAATCAAGGAAGACAAGGGTTCCAAGGGCCAGCAGACGGATTCCAAGGAAATCAAGGCTATCAAGGTTATCAAGGTTATCAAGGAAATCAAGGTTATCAAGGTCTAGGTTACCAAGGAAATCAAGGAAATCAAGGACTTCAAGGACCAGCAGATGGATTTCAAGGAGAACAAGGAAATCAAGGTTACCAAGGAAATCAAGGAAATCAAGGACATCAAGGATTTCAAGGATTTCAAGGTCTTCAAGGTCTTCAAGGTCTTCAAGGTCTTCAAGGTTTTCAAGGATTGCAAGGATTTGGATATCAAGGAAATCAAGGAAATCAAGGTCTTCAAGGACCAGCAGACGGATTTCAAGGGTTACAAGGAAATCAAGGAATTGGAGATAAAGGTGGTGTAAAGTATATATTTAATCCTGATGTAACTAATGCGCCAACTACTCCTCCCGGTAGTGGAAAAATTCGTTTTAACGATTTTTCGATAGGTTCTGTTACTAGAATTTATATTTCTGCATTTGACGCTAATGGTATTGACCAAAGTTTATGGATTAGTTATTTTGATGATCTATATGATGGATCTAATTTTACAGGTTTGATTTATATCAATGGCAACAACGCAGGATCAACTATTTGTACAATGGCGGTTAATGGTTATTTAATAGATCATGGAGTTTTTTATGAAATTGTTGTCCAACCTCTTTCTGGAATAACACCTTTTAACGAAGAATCTTTGAGCATAATTTTTGTTCCAAGTGGAACAAAAGGATATCAAGGGGATATAGGATTTACGGGACCCGCAGGATCAAATGGCGCTACTGGACCTACAGGTCCAACTGGAGCTCAAGGATCTCAAGGAGCAGGATTCCAAGGTTCTGCTGGGGCAGATGGATTACAAGGATCTCAAGGCCCTCAAGGTCCACAAGGTGATAAGTATGCGATTCTTCCTGTTGTTACTTCACAAGGAACTGAATATGTTGAACTTATCTGTGTAGAAATGCCAGAAGTTAGATTTGAGGATATCGTCATATTCAAGGTTGGTGGATTAGGACATAAAACAGAAAATGTTTCAAAATTTATTGATGATCGGTTGTTACAAGTTTGTGCCTTTAACACAATAAAACCTGTAAGTGTTGTTCCATCTATGCCAGTTAGTGTCGGAGCTTATGTGAGAGACAATCTTATTATCATTGATGTGGAAAGTGATAAGATTATCGACAATGAAATTGAAGTCGTAGTAAGACTTTCTGGAATAAGGGCTGGCGCTGCACATAAGAGATTTGCAACCCATACCTACGAAGAAATGGTTAGGAATAATACATTCTGGAGTAGATGGAGAGAAGGCTAAATTTTACAGAATATAGCCTAGTATTGTTCCTTCAAAGTCACAACCAACAGAAACCTCATGAGTTACTTTCAAAACGATTGTAACTCCTTCTGGGACTTTGATTGGAGAATAGCTGTAAGTCAAATTGAGTGTTAAATTTGCTACTGAACTACGACCAGCTAATACTGCAACTCCATCAACATAAAGCTTAAAAAGAGCATTGGCATTTCCGCTAACAACAAATCCAATAAAATAAAATGTTTTGTTTGCTGGAACAGTATAAGTGACAACTGTTGTTTCGGTTGATGTTAAAACAAGAGCTACATCTCCAAACGTATTTGCTTCAGTTCCGGGGTAGCTAGGAACTATTGGTCTAGTTACTAAACCGAACTCATCTCCAACAGGGTTCGTCACTTGCGCTGGGACTATATCATCAATACCTTCCCCTGTAATGACAACACGGGGTCTTTTGCGATTAGTGGGAGACGATGGATAAACCACAAGTGATTCATCCATGACATCCCCGCCAACGCCGGGATTAAGTATTGTGTAATCATCAGCCATATTTGACTTTTCTCCTTATATATTTAGCACTTCATGCCACAAAACTTATTCTTCTTGAATTTTCCCAAAAACTCCTGTACAATAAGCACTTGGAGACCGTTCTGATGAGGTCAAAATCATGAAATTTGCTAGCATTGACATTGAAACAACAGGTCTTTCTCAGGAAAACAGCGATATATTACAGTTTGCTGTTGTTTTAGATGATTTGAAAAACCCAAAGCCACTTGAAGAACTTCCTCGATTCCAAGCTATATTTATGCAGGACAACTACAAGGGCAATCCATTTGCCTTAAGCATGCATTCGGAAATATTCAAAAAAATTGATATGGCTAAAAAGAAAAATATGGAATATTGTCCAAATCAAGACATTCATTTTATAGCGATAGACCATTTACCAACTGCTCTTACCGCCTTTTTTCTCAAAAATGGTTATAATCAAAATGATAAAAATGGCAATATTTATATAAATCCAGCAGGTAAGAATTTATCTTCTTTCGACATTCCTTTCCTTAAATCAAAAATTAAGGATTGGGGAAGCATTTATTTTCTAAATCGTTCTATAGATCCTGCTATATTGTATTTTGATTTGGAAAATGATGATTCTCTTCCTGACATGAAAAAGTGTATGGAAAGAGCAGGCATCGCAGGAGAAGTTGCTCATACAGCAATCGAAGATGCTTTAGTAGTGGTTAAATTATTGAGACACAAGTTGATAAATAAAGAATGTGTTGCGGAAGAAAAAAGGTGAAAAAGAGGAAGACTACAGGCCCAAGATCTGGGTTAATTAAGTCTCGTGCAAAAGAGCAATCTCAGGAGAAGTTAAAAAAAGATGACCAACATCCTCCGAATCAACAATGATTATTCTTTTTTCTTGTCTGATGATATGAAAATTAGAACAGAGTTATGGGACAGATTGCGTTTTCGTGATAAAAATTATTTTCACAACCGTGCTTATAAGATGAAGAAATGGGATGGCTTCATCAATTTTTTCGCATTAGAAACAGGTAAATTTTTGACTGGCTTGCTTCCTGAAGTCAGTGCTGTTTTGAATCATTTCAAGACAGAATATACAGTTGAAGACTTAAGAACTAAGAGCCTTTTCGCCTATCAAGAAGTTGACAAACTTTTTCTTAATCAATGGCTTCCAGAAACGAACAGTATTGGCGACAAGATCAAGTCTCTTGAACTTTATGATTATCAAGTTGAAATGATAAATCAAGTTGTTAAGCACAGAAGAGGTGTGATTTATGCTCCTACTTCTGCTGGAAAATCATTGGTAATGCTCGGTATCCTTAAAACTATTGCTCCTAATACACCTACATTGGTTTTACAGAACAGAGCTAGTTTGGCTCAGCAAAATTATGATGAGTTTGTTAAATGGGGATTGCCGAATGTTGGTTCATTATGGGGAGGAAGTGTTAATCCCAGTATGATCACAGTCGCAACTGTTCAATCTATTGCCAAAATGGAAAAAGTATTACCCAAAATAAAAGTTCTTATTGTCGATGAAATTCATGATATGATGAGTGCTTTACCAAAAGCTGTTTATCGTCGTCTCAAGTCTGCTGATATTCGTGTTGCAGTAAGTGCTACACCTTTCAAATTTGGTGGCAAAGATCAAGTTCAAAAATTTTATGTTCGTGGTTTCTTTGGGCCAATATTGAAGATTAAGTCAGCAGAAGGTGGAGTTCTAACTACTTCTGAATTGCAAGACCGTGGAATTTTGGCAAAGAGCAAGTGTATATTTTATCCAATCCGTGAACCAAAAATTCCACATGATATTTATATCGATGCAGTAACTCGTGGAATTGCCGAAAGCTTTCATTTTCATGATGTCGTGACTCGTCTTGCTAAGAGTCTAAGAGGAAGAACTCTTATTCTAGTTGATAGGATTGCCCATGGAGATGCTCTAAATAAGCTTCTTCCCAATAGTCTTTGGGTTCAAGGCAAGGATAATGCCGTTACCAGAAAGTCGGTAATTAAAGAATTGCAGAAGGCTAAAGGCGATTTAATTGCAATTGCGACTCAGCAAATTTTCAATACTGGAATCAACGTCCATCCAAACAATTTAATTAACGCTGCTGGTGGTCAGGCTGATCACATGATTATTCAGCGTATGGGTCGTGGACTAAGAACGGCAGATGACAAAGAAAGATTGAATTATTTTGACTTTGTTTTTGAAATTAATGATTATCTGGAAGATCATAGCAACAAAAGAATTGATATTTTGAAGAAAGAAGGCCATAATGTTGAAATTAAGGAGTTGGAATTAGGTGGTTGATTCATGCAAAAATTAGATGTTATAATTCTTTCTTACACGAAAGACTTGTCTTTTTATGGTCTTACACAAAGATGTGTCTCATCTTTGTTTCGCAACAATACTAATTTGTCGTTAAATGTAATAATTGTTGAAACAAACAGTTCTTCAGACAATGATTCTTTTTTCTATAATGGATGTAAAGTTATTCATCCTTGTGAGGATTTTAATTACAATAAATTCCTTAACATAGGTTTACAATATTGCGAGTCTGATTTTGTCTTAATGTGCAATAATGATTTGATATTTGGTCCTAATTCAGCAGAGATTCTTCTTCAGACCATGATTCTTCATAATATGAAGAGTGCTTCTCCTCTTGAGCCAAATCGTCATAAGGTAATACTAACTCCAGATGAATATAAATCACAATTTTTGGAAGGATATGAAGTAGAAAAATATTTAGTTGGTTGGTGTATTTGTGCTGAAAGAAAAATGTTATGTGAAAATAAAATTTTAGATGAGAATTTTTTATTCTGGTATCAAGACAACGATTATGCTAATTCCTTGAAAAAGTTGAATATAAAACATTTTCTTGTAAATGGTAGCCATGTTTATCATGAGTTTAGTGCCTCACATAGACTTATGGGCGACAGATTAAATGAGATGACTCATGACATGAAGGGTGTTTACAAAAAAAAATGGCAAGTCTAGAATTGAAAATCATATCGGTGTCGAGATAGCAATGGGTTAAATTTATCAATAAGGATTTTATGCTTGACAGTCCTGATTTTGAACCTGAATTTTATGATGAACAGAATCGCATGATGATGGAAAGATATGTAGTTATTTTCAAAAAATGGAAAATTCCTTGGAAGACATATGTTAAGGATGTTCAAAAAAGGCTTAGGAATAGAAAATATTGGTTTTGGTCTTACTTAGTTGGATTGGAGAAGTTCATTCAAGATATGGGTGAAAATGTTCCATCAAAAGAACTAGTTGAAAAAGATAAAGACTCCCGTATCAGTAGAATTGTAGGAGACTTCTACAAAGTCGAACAATATATCAGGAACCTATGAGCCAAGAACCACAAGGCATAAGCGATCTAGAGCCATTTATAATTGCTCTTGAAAAAATTGGGCATAAAGACCTTGCAGTTCAATGTCTTGATGCTTTTGCCGAATCAGCTTCACTATTTGGTCAACATGATAATTTATCTAAATGTTATTTTAAGATAAAAGAATATAAGAAATCAATAAAGCATGGTAAGGCATCTTTAATTGTTGCTCCAACAGCACAACATGTATTTGTAACAAGAAGCAATCTTATAAATGTTTACAACAGCGCCAATATGCCAGAAGAGGCAATGATATACATTGGCTTCAATGAAGGAGCAGGATCATCTGGTGAAATCGAACTTCATAAGTCTTATGCTCTTTATTTGCTAAACAGAAAACCTGAAGCTCAAAAAATACTTGAAAAAGCATTGTTGAGCGATGATATTCCTGAAGAAATTCGTGATAAGATTGAATTCAACTTGGGGACATATTATCTTTATGAAGATAAATTCCAAAAAGGAATGAGACAATTTCTCTTGGGTGGAGCCAAGATGAAACTTTGGAATACACAAACAATATTTGCAAAAAATAATGCTTTGAATCTGCCATTTTGGCAAGGTTCTCCAGATGTAAAAAACCTTGTTGTTTATGCCGAAGCAGGAATCGGCGATGAGATCATCAATATTCGATTTATGAATCATTTGAAAGAACGTGGCATTAATGCCTATTGGTATGAAGCTACACAGAAAAATAAAAAAAATGATAGACAAGGAATAACTGACCTTTTTGTAAAAAATGGTTATCCTGTCATTCAAGATTTGGAAGAAGCATTGCATATGCCTGATGTCATGTGGACATATTCAATGCAATTACCAATTTATTTGAATCTTGGATATGCAGATTTATGGAAAGAACCATATCTAAAACCTTGTCCAGAATTCCAGAACAAATGGAAAATTGAAACAGATAAGCCGAAAATCGGTATTCGTTGGAAGGGAAGTAAGAATTACGAACAAGATCTACATCGATCCTATCCTGTCTCTCAGCTTTATTCAAATATTGGTCATATTGATGCTCATTTCATTAGTCTGCAAAGAGATGATGGAGTAGAAGAAACTGTTGATTTCCCTAATATTGTTGATTATAATGATAAGCTAGAAACAATTGAAGATACTTTTGCCCTAATCAGTAATCTTGACATTGTCATTACATCATGCACAAGTATTGCTCATATGGCTGCATCACAAGGCAAAAAGGTTTATATTTTCATTCCAATTTCAGCATACTACACTTGGTGTCACTCAACAGAGAAAACCCCTTGGTATGGTGAAAATGTAACACTGCTAAGGCAAATAAAACCAAGAAATTGGGATGAACCCATGGCAAAGCTTAAAGATTTGTTAGGGGATTTGAATTGAAAACGATATTTTTCTTGTCTGGTCTTCCAAGATCTGGATCTACACTTTTAGGTTCGATCATAGGTCAAAACCCAGATTTTCATGTCACTCCAACTAGTCCTCTTTTAGATTTACTTTGTTTCACCAACCAAAATTTCAACTTGTTGGACCAAAAATACACTTATGATAAAGATGTGGTTTCTGCCAATGTTTATAAAGGTATTATCGAAAGCTTTTACAAGCATATAGACAAGAAATACATTTTAGATAAACATCGTGGTCATCCACGAAATTTGATTCCTTTGAAAAGATTTGTAACAGATGAACCTAAAATAATTTGCACTGTTCGTCCAGTTTCAGAAATAATTGCTTCTTATATTAAATTAATTGAAAAAAACAAACAATCTGATAACTTTATTGACAATCATTTGAAATCAAAAAAAATACCAATTAACATTGGCAATCGTGCTAAATGTTTGTGGGAAGAATACATCATATCTCCATATGAAAGCATGAAGTTTGGTTTGAAAAATTATAGAGATAATTTGCATATTGTTGAATATGAAAACTTGGTAAACAAACCTGATATTGTGTTGAAAGAAATTTATGACTTTTTAGGATTGCCTCATCATTTGGGTCATCTTTATGAAAACATTCATAATTTTTGCGCTGAAGAAAAAGATGCTGCTTGGGGATTAGAAAATTTACATTTGATTAGAACAATTTTGAAGAAGACAAGCACTCCTCCTGATGAGATACTTGGGCCATATTTGACTGAACATTATAATCAATTTAATCTGGTGTACTAATGCAAATATTAAATGAAACCCTTCATCCAAAATATGATTTAGCAGTGGGAAAAGCATATATCATCACCATTCGTGGTCATGAATTATCAGAGAGATTAGCATCTCGATGCCTTGAATCTTGCAAAAGAGTAGGTCAAAAAGCCGAAATCTACGATGCTTTTGATGGAACTGACCCTCATGTTGAAGGTATCAAAGTCCCAGAACATTGCCAAGAAGCCACATGGCTTAAATGGCTTCGTCTTGTAAATCACGAATTGACAAAGCCAGAAGTATGCTGCTTGTTAAGTCATTTCTCTTTGTGGTGCAAGTGCATAGAACAAAACAGACCTTTAATTGTATTAGAACATGACGCTGTGATGCTTCAGCCTTTTACAGAACATCAAGCAGTAAATGCGATCATTTATTTGGGATGTAATGAACAAGTAAGAAATAATTTTTGGAGTATCATTCCTCCTCATGCACAACTTAATCCAGATTATAGACACATACTCAGAACACATGCTTATAGCATTGATCCTTTTATGGCAAAAAATTTAGTTAGCCATATATTGGAAAAAGGAATATTTTCTTCTGCTGATGTAACAATAAGTCTAAATCGTTTTTCAATGTTGTGTTTCGGGATATATGCCATGGATGTTCCCAGTGAATCAACAATTCCAGAGAAAGGAAAAGAAAAGTGAATTTACATTACAAATATGAAATTGGAGTTGATTCAGCTTATATCATCTATTTGCCCGACAATGAAAAATCATGTCAGTACGCAAATGAATGCGCCAAATCATGTGAAGATGTAGGAATGTCTTACAAAATGTGGCCAGCTTTTGATGGCACAGGCGATGAAATAAAAGAACCAGAACACTTGAAAAGAAAAGATTGGCTGAAGTGGATCAAATGCTCAAATCCAACCTTAGATAAAACAGAAATTTCAATTTTTTTAACACACATAAGCCTTTGGGCAGAGTGTGCCGAACAAGATAAGCCAATTGTTATTCTTGAACATGATGCAATACTTTTACAAAAAATCACACAACACTCAGCAATAAACGCAATCATATACTTAGGAAGCCATGAGCAAGTTGAAAATAATTTCATCTGTAATCCTGTTCCAATCATGATGCAATGGCAAGGACTACGCTGTTTGTGCAGAGCACACGCTTATAGTATTGATCCCTTCATCGCAAGAAGGCTTTTATCAAGCGTTATCGTAACAGGAATAAACAAAAGCGTAGATGTTTATATGAGGTCAGATATATTCACTCAAATTCAAAATGGCATTTTTGCATATGACAAAAAGAATAGTGAATCAGTGATAAAGAGAAATAAATCCGCTGAAGATCAAAGAATTTGTGGCAAAATCCTCTAAATAGGTCATGATGTCATTCTTGAAAAAAATACCTTATTTCATCATGCTTTTAATTTTAAGTATGATTTATTTATCGTGTGGTTATCTAATAGGTTACTATAATGGATATAATCAAGCTCAAAAAGAATGCGTCGAAACAAGTGAATTTATTAAATAACGTATAGGAGAAAAAATGGCCTTAATCACAAAAGAAAATCCAATCATAGAGCCTGCAACAATTGAAAAAATCTATAATGTTTGGTGGGTCGAAAACCTTACTCTTGATGCAACACTCACCTCTAGCCCAGAACCAATTCTGGTTGTTGACTACAGATTATGCTACCTAGATGAAAATGGAAAACCAAACTTTCATCCAACAGAAAGAAGAAGACTTCACATGAGAGATCTTTTTTCTTACACCGCTACAGACGAAACTGTCTACAACGCCGTATGGAATGCAGTTGATGTTCTTGGTAATATTGGAAAAACTCAAGGTGTTCTTGACTAATGTTGAAAAAATTCTGGTCAATTTGGCGTAAAGCCATGGGTGACGACTTAATGTATGATGACATTGAATGTCACATAGGAGCCATCATTCGCACATTCTTTTGGATAATAAACATTATCACATGTGGTTTCGTCATGGCAAATTGCATCAGACATTGGAATTCTTAGTCATTTCAACATATATGCTAATTTCAGGGAGATAATCCATCGTCTCCCTGATTATCTGTAAATTACCTTCATTAAAATTCCTTCTCTCAACACGGAATCCAGCTTCCATTCCAATCTGCTCTAAACTACTAAAATCATATGCAATCTTGTGACCATCAAATAAGAATGACCATAACTTGAATGATTGCGCTTTATTTTGAGCAGCAGTAACATTCATCTGATCTAAAAATTCAAGATTGTTATCCTTATAATAACTAACTAATTTTTCTGCATCTGGAACAGCGATCCTTATGGTCGCATTTGGTTTCATAATGCGATTACACTCTTTAAGAAAATTCAATCCTTCATTCCAATCAAGATGCTCTAACATGTGACTGGAAACAATTAAATCAACAGTACTTTTTTCAAATGGAAGCGGATGCCTACAATCCATCTGAAGGAATTTGTATTGATTTTGAGCAGCATAATCATTCAGATTTACAATGTCTGTGTTGATCCAGCCATTATGTAACATCACCGTGAAGCTACCAATATTGAGTTTAAGCCTACCATCTCCAGCAGGTATATTCAGAGCAAGAGATCCTTCTGTTAAATGCTTGTTGTCGATAAATTCCTGATTGCTCCAAGAAAGATTTAGACTATTTGTGTTTACTCCATGCATTCCTCTTGAACAAACACGATTTATTTCTTTAAGAATAACAGGAATATATTCAGCTTCAATAAAATCAAAAAAACCATGTGACACACACAAATCAAATTGATTGTCTTCAAATAGCCAAGGTGTTTGCCTCACATCAAATTCAGCAACAGAATCACTCACTCTTGTTAGAAAACAATGCTTGGATATTTCTAATCCTCTGGATGGAACACCATTTACTTCAAGTCTTTTAAGCAAATATCCTCTACCACAACCAATTTCCAAAACAGAAGTTGGATTCTTCTTCATGATGTTATTGAAAACAATCCAATTGCTTGGATGATCACGATAGAATCCAGTATTCTCACCATAAAAATGAGGATTATCAAAATACTCTCTATCAAAATCAATTTTATTGGTTTTTTTGGTTGCTTCAATAATCATATCTGTTTGTAATTCCCCAAAAGGCAATACAATAACATTGGTGAATCCAGCATCAGTCATTAACTTAATTGCATATTTTGGACTGAAGCTATTGCGATGAGTGTTTTCTGGATAATCTTGGTCACCGAAAATAATACAAGAACAGTTGTCGTTCCACTCATCGTGATCAAGAACATATTGCATTTGCTTTTCGGTATTAGCTGTAATAAAAACAACTTTACCATTGTTCTTGAGAATACGATAAACTTCACTGATGAATAGTTTTACTTTACGCCAAGAAAGATGTTCAATGCAAAATTGACTGAATACACCATTGTATTCATTTTCTGGTATTGGCAATGGTTCATTAAAATCAGCAACTATGTCAATGCTTGTTCCTGAGCGAACATCGAGATTTGGACGGAAATATGGTCTATCTCCTCCTCCCAATTCAATTACTTTATCATTTTGACTAAATGGAAATGAATAACTCATATCATGCCCCGCCACAATTGGATGTATTGTTCTTTGACCTTGTCCCAAGTGTAATTTTTCGCTTTTGTTTCCGCATTTTTGCCAAACTCTTCACAAAGATTTTGATTGTTTTTCAATGTGTCGATCATTTGTGCAAGCTGCTTAGCATTCTTTTTCTCAAATACAAAACCGCAACCTTCAATGCAATCGGATGCTCCAGCACCATCAGAAACAACAACAGGTCTGCCAGAACTCATAGCCTCAAGAACTTCAATGCCAAATCCTTCTGTTGCGCTTGGCTGAACATAAACAGAACAACTATTGTAAAAATCTTCTGTCGATTTAACCCAGCCTTGAATATTGATATTGCCTTTTCCAAAATGTCTAATTAAAGGCAACAATCTGGGAGTTTGAATTCCTGCAAGATTCAATATGGCATCTTTGTAATTTAGAATAGACCAAGCTTCTAACAAATATCTCAATCCTTTATCAGGTCCACACTGACCAAGATACCCAACTGCAAACTTATTTGGAATCTTCTTGTTCCTGACGGGAACATGACCATGTGGAATTATTTTTGTATTGTTTATTCCATATTTATTATTGGTTTTTTCTGCAACCATTGATGGACATATTACAACATCAGCATTCTTGTAGCAGCTTATATATTTTTGAAATAAATTTGGATCATTTAAGTGTGGAAAATCAAAGGAAGCACCTAATCCTAAAAATTCTTCTCTGCTGATGTCAACATCATGAGCAGCAACAGTGTAAGTTATTTTTACGCCATTTGCTTTTAATTTGGTGGTTAGTTCTGGGAATGTGCCAGCATAGAAGTGTGCAAGCTTATACTTACTGAAATCAATTTCTTGAATAGACTTTTCTGAATCAAAAGGATTATTGGTTGGTGCGGGATTGATGACATCAACAGGACCAAGTTGATTTAACGCTTCAAATTCATGTGCGGTTACTTGACCGCCTCCTGTTTCTGAACCGATTTTATCATTTGTTACAAATAAAAACATGATTTAATCCAATGGTTTTCTTAATCTTACATAGCAAGAAACATGAGGTAATCCAATTGTATTCAGTATAGCCTCGTTCATTGATATTGGGCTTCCAACAGGAAAAACCTTACCGTTGATTGTTATTTCTTCACAAACACCAAGATTAAACACTTCTGTTCTAAAGTCTTGAACAATTCGTTCAAGTAGATTAGCCCAATCATAAACACGCCAATGAGGCTTGTGTACAACAAATTTACCACCGAAAGGTGTTGTCAAATAACATGTTCCTCCCGGTTTCAATAAATCATAAATATATCGCATGGCAATAACATCATAATATTCATGTATCTTGCCTTCTCCATAAGTATTCAAACCAAAATGTTCAATGGCAGAGACAATAACAGCAGCATCAAAAGTTCCTATGTTTTCACGAAGGAAGTAAGATGGTAATCGGCAGAAATCAGCAGTAATGTGATTATAGTTTAATTCTTGATCAGAATCTCTTAAATCAACACCTGTAACATGAAATCCACACTTAGCCATCATGCTGGCTATAGGACTATGTTGAGATCCAACTTCAAGTATTTTTGAACCTTGTGGCTCATCAAAATCAGCAAAAAATAATCTTGATTCTGGATCAAAGGTTTTATATTCTTGAATAATATGGTCAGGTATCCTCATATTTCCCACACTTTCAAACATATTGTTGCAAGAACGCAACCACCGGGGAAACTCGCAGAATAATATTTTTCATCATTAAATTCAGATACGCCAAAATAATTTAATATTTCTGCTGCTTCATTTTTTCCCATGTAAAAATCAAACTGATTTTCACCTTCTTCTATGATAAAATCGAAAGTTAAATAAAGCTCTCCATCCTTCTTTAGCATTCCTATCATGTTTTCAATACATTCAATTCTTTCACTACTACTCTGTATGTGTTCTAGAACAGATATACAATAGACTTTATCAAATTTTTCTTCACTTCTATAATCTTGAATTTTAGAATTATAAAACTCAATGTTTTTGAAACCAAGTCTTTTTGCTGACCTTATAGATTTGTCAAGATAGTCTTGATTCATATCAATCGTGACTACTTTGGCGCATCTTTTGGCAACTGCATACTTGAAAACAGCATATGCTCCACCAGCATCAAGACAAACATCGCTTGGCTTCAAATTACTATGCATAATTGCCCAAGGATATTCGTATTGTCTGCTCCAGTGCAAACTTGTAAAGCTAGTTGGAACCTCAAAGTTTAGTGGAGCATTTTCATGTGGCTCTAAAATTGTGCATTCTGGGCATTGAATGTCATAGCTCATCAATTCACGAAGAATTGTTTCATCAGGACAGCCATAAGTATAAGAAATATGTATTTTCACCAGCCACCTGTGTCTATTGCTTCAAAACAAAGATCTTCATATCTTTTAATCATGTTGTCATAAGAAAACTGATTTGCCCATTCAATGCAGTTTTCTGATTTAATTGTTGAAACAGCATCGTCTTTGATAAGTTTTTCCATTTCTTCTTGACTATTGACAAGGAATCCTGTCTCGCCATGCTTGATTGTTTCTTTGCAGGCACCATGATTCCATGCAATAACAGGCATTCCACATAGTTGAGCTTCGACTGGTGCAAGTCCGAATGGCTCACGGAAGTGTTTGTTGGGGTGTAGGAGGGCTTTATTTGTATTAAACCATACACTGCACTCATCACGGTTTTGATGCCCTACATACCTAAGATTGGGCGATACAGAGCATTTAGATTTAATACTGTTGAGAAGTTCTGGTTCTCCTGTGATTCTGTCATCTCCTACGAGATCAAGTCCAATTTTACAAGTATTGGCCACATCAACAGCAATATGTGGACCCTTGATTGTGCTTATTCTGGCGAGGAAGAGATAACGGTCGTTTCTTGTTAATCCTGTGTTTTTATAAAAATTAACATCAACTCCGTTATAAGCGACACGGGAAGCGACTTTCAGGTGTGCGGAGCAACCATCTGATTGGTCTTTGCTGATGCAAACAAAGCATGGGAATGGGACTGATGGTGCTGTGCTGTACATAGTGTCTACAGGAGCGTGTAGAACGCCAAGGATTGGTTGTGGAAGCTTACCTTCCATTTTCAGGATGTAGCTCCATTTTTCCCAACTATGATCGATGATCACATCAAAGCTTGGTAGTTTGTGCCAATAACCGCTGTAGGCTTGTCCTTCTGGTTCATATTGTGTTGTTTCATGAATTTCACAACTACTTGTTGATCCTCTTGGTGCAACAAGCATTACTTCATGACCTTTGGCTGTAAGCCCTTCAGCTATTTGCCAAGCCAGCATTTCTAGTCCAGAATAGCCCTTTGGGGGGCAATGTAGGACTGTGCTGGATATGACACAGATTTTTAACTTTTTCATTGGAGTTGTTGGCAAGTATGTAAGTTTCATCAGGCTCTGATCTCCAATGGTTTGAATCCGCCAATTTCACTTTGTCCCAATCCTGCATGTCGGCATTGCACACTGGTATCAACATAAATTTTGAATCCATGATTTCTGGCATGTTTGCAGAAAGTAAAGTCTTCGCTTGTTTTTTCAAGATGAGGAAGATCAGTTCTATCGCATCGCCATTCAAACCATTGGCAACGATTGCTGAGTGGAGGTAATTGTTTGATAACATCACGATGTATGAGAAGGCATCCTGCTCCTACATAATCGACTTCCAGAAGGTCAGGAGCATTAAATTCTTGAATCCATTGAGGACCATTTTCTGATTCTCTCAACATTACAGGGGCAAGTGGTTCGTATCTTCTGTAGTACAAGCCACTTACGATTGGTTTCTTGTGAGACATTAGTTTTATGATTGCATCAGGAGGAGGAATGACATCGTCATCGAGAAAGAATAGCCATTCCCAGCCGAGTTCGAGTAGTTTTAAGCATCCTGTATTTCGTGCATGGTCATATGGCATTCCTTGGAGTGCTGTGACTGCACCGGGAATTTGCAGGTTTCTGAGTCCGAAAGCCCATGCAACTGGTGCATATTCTCTCGTTAAAATGCAACATAGGACACGATTTTGATTGATAAGTTCCCATGATCCCGGCATAATTGAATCTCATTTATTTTGACAATGGTGTCATTGACATTATAATGTAATAGATTTATTTTTTCAAATGAGGCTTAAAAATGAACGAATTGACTACGATTGATGAAAGAGTAAATGAAGCAGTAAAAGCTATTGAGGAATTGGAACAATCATTTCTTGAGATCCAACAGCCAAGAACATCATATGTAATTGAAAAATTTGTAGTTGGTCAGCACGATACAATTGAAATGCAATTTAGCCAGTGTGTCCTTGAGATACAAATAAAAGTTGCTAATTTGAAAAGAGCGAAACTAGGAAAAAGAAGGATCGAAATTCAAATTAAAGAACTTGAAGACAAGGGAACTGAAATTGATCAGATTGATGCAGACTTGAAAAGAATTGACCTTCAAGAACAAGATTATGCCGTGCTAGGCGCTTTAAGAGAATTGGATGCTCTTTATAAGATTTATCAAAGTTTTCCCAAGAAATATACACGAGAAGAAATTGATAATGCTCAGGAAAGCTATTGGAAGCTTCGTCTAGATCGACAAGCGCAGCAAGATCTTCAGGCGACTGGAAGGGTTGGCGTTGGTAACAGTGAAGCACTACGCCAGATCAATCTTGCAGCGACTCCAAAGCTGGACCATATCAGGGAAGTTGAGAAAAAGTATCTAGAAGTTGGTGATGTCAAGATTTTAATTGTTGTTCCAACTCGTGAAAAGGCAGAGAGATTGCCTGTTTTGGAAAATCTAGCCATTCCATCAGGAGTTCAGGTTAAATTCCTGAATGTATTTGGGAGGACAACCGCAGAAGCGTATAACGATGCCATCCAGACTGCCCTGAATGATGGTTGCGATATGCTTTTGACTGTTGAGGATGATACTTTCCCACCTACTGATGGATTCCAAAGGCTTTTGGCTCGTTACCGTGAAATTGGTGATCCTAAGGCTGTTTTGGGTGGATATTATGTGAAGAAAGTCCCATATCCAGAAGGTGTTCACATTCAGGTTATTGCTGGCAAGCGTCAGGCATTGACTTTGAATAAAGATGATGTTGGTGTGCATGAAGTTTACACTATTGCTCAAGGTTTCACTCTTTTCCCTATTGAATGTTTTCTTCAGACAGAATATCCTTGGACAGTGACAACTGCTCATCTCACGCAGGATAGTTTTTTGTCTCAGAAGTTGCGTGAGAAGGGATTTAAGTTGTTGGTTGATGCAAGTGTTCGTTGTCGTCATGTTGATTTTGCTACTGGCAATTCATACGAATGAGGCGATTATGTTTAGAATTTTAGTTCTTGTTTTATTGTTTTTGTCATTGAGTTTTATTAAGGCAGAGGAAGCCTCATCTTATGATGAGGCTGTTAAGATTGCGAAGAAAGATAAAAAGAAAATTTTCCTTTATTTTGGTGCATCTTGGTGTGCGCCATGTCAATCCATGAAGAAAATGTTTAAGGAAAAAGAGGTAAAGGAAAAGCTTGATAAGTTTGTGGTGCTTATTGTTGATGTAGATGAAAATTCGACTTTGAAGAAAAAGTATAAGGTTAAGAGTATTCCAGATTATCGCATTTTGAATTCAGATCTTGAGGTTGAAAAGAAATTTGTTGGTGGCCAGACGAGATATAAGTTTTCAAAGTGGTTGGATGATTGATGATTAAGTGTGAGTTAGCATTTCCTTCGACGATATATGTTTGTGATTTGAATGATCAGGGTTACAGGCAAAATTTAATTGATTACACGAGATACCGACAGGCTTCTGATCCTGTTGGTGTTGAAAAAACGAATATGGGTGGTGGTTGGCAGAGCCAAGACAATTTTCTTGATAATCATGTTTGTTCTGAGTTGAAGCGTGATTTATCTGGTTTTGTTCAAAATATTCGTGAATCTTTGACTATTGTTGAAGAAATAAAAATTTATAATTCTTGGGTTAATGTTAATCCTTCTGGCGCATATAATGCGAGTCATACACATCCACGCAACATATTTTCTGGGTGTTATTATTTACAGGCACCTGAAAATTCTGGAAATATTATTTTCCATTCCCCTTTGATTGCGAAGGGGATGCTTGATGCTACTTATAAGGATTTTAGTATTGTTACTGCAAATAATTTAATTTATCCTGCAATAGCGGGAAGATGTTATATATTCCCTTCTTGGCTTATGCATAGTGTTCAGATGAATAGGTCTTCTGAAGACAGAATCAGCATGAGTTTCAATATATTTTTTGATAAGTTTTAAGCAGGATGATTATAAGGTAATGTGCCTCTGAATCCTGATCTTACAACTCTTGGACTTGGCATAACGAATAGTCCTCCGCTCATGGCGATGCCTATTTGTTGTTGCATGTCGCCTGATATGAATGGTGCGCCAGAGGATGCTCCACGCATTCCGCTTTGATTAACGATATTTCCGCCCGATCCGACATAAAGAGGTCTTCCTTGGAATCCAGAAATTCCATTATTTAGACCAGAGTTTTGAGCGAATGTTCCAGTTCTTCCAACATATCCGTAATAGTAAACTGCTCCAATTGTTCCGCTGTTGACAGTTCCGCTTGTAACGCCAATTGCTGGAAGTCTCATTCCACTTGCTCTTTGTGCCCTTACAACTCTGCTTCCAGATGCAATGCAAACTGCTTTGATGCCTGAACACTGTTCTTGGAAAACGAAATAATCAAACATTGGTCTGTTTGTATTTATTTCTGCTGTTTCTGAGAGATTGTATGGGAATGCTGCATTCTGTCCACTTGCTGTTGTAAGACCAATTGTTCCAGATGAAAGCTTGCTGCTTGCAATCAATTGAGAATAAGACACGCCACCATCAATTCCAGCAAAATCATAATTTGCTCCACTTAAATCTGCTGTTGTTTGAGCAGCAGTTGTTTCTGTTGAATATGTTAATTTATCTGCTGTTTTATAAATAATACTAAAATCGAGTGTTCCTCCTGTAAAATAACCTTTTGTAGATCCTTGGGATACACTTGATAATGAAAATCTTGCTTGACTTAAATTAGCACTTGTTTGAGCAACAGTCGTATCAGTTGAATATGTTATTTTATCTGCTGTTGTGACTACTGAATCTGTATCTCCGCCAGCAAAATAACCTTTTGTTCCTTCACCTGAGCATCCAACCACCCCTGATCTTGCTTGGCTTAAATTTGCAGTTGTTTGTGCCGTTGTGGTGTCTGTTGAATATGTTAATTTTTCTGCTGTTGCAACGATTGCTATTGATACTCCACCAGCAAAATAACCTTTTGTTAATCCTTCTGAAATTCCAGCAAGGTAAAATCTTCCTTGACTTAAGTTTGCGCTTGCTTGTGCGACAGTTGTGTCTGTTGAATATGTTAATTTGTCTGCTGTTGCAATATCTGATCCTCCAGTAGTTCCACCGGCAAAATAACCTTTTGTTCTTTCTCCAGAGCATCCCGCCAAACGATATCTTGCTTGGCTTAGATTTGCTGTTGCTTGAGTAATAGTTGTTTCTGTTGAATATGAGAATTTTTCTGTTATTGCAACAATTGTCCCGCCTGTACTATATCCTCCTGCAAAATATCCTTTTGTTAATCCTTCTGATATTCCAGTTAAAGCAACTCTTGCTTGGTTCAAAATTATAATTGAAGAAGTTGTATCTGTGGAATAATTTAATTTATTTCCTGTTATACCAAAAAATGTAACAGGAGCAAAATATCCCATTTTTGTTTGAAGTGAAACATCGATTGATTCAAGATGTACATTCCCAATTTGTCCGCTGGCAATATTTGTGTATGTTGTAGTATCGCCGAAGAATTCTGGGAATCTTATTACACCGCTTCCTATATTTCCTGAAAGTATTGTTTCATTGGCAAAATGAACTCTACCAACTTGTCCAGAGGCAATATTTCCGCTTCTTACTCCTGCGTTTGAGAAGTTATTTGTGGTTGCATCGCTGAATACAACACCAGAAACTATATTTCCGCTTAATACTGAACCAGATGCCAAGTTTGTAAAACGAATTTCGTTGGCTTCTGTTGTTGTTAGTTTTCCAGAAGTGACTAGGTAAGGTATGATTAAATAATTTTGTGCGCCATCAATTCCTGCTAAACTATTTCTTGCTTGACTCAAATTAGCGGTTGTTTGTGCAGCAGTTGTATCAGTAGAAAATAATAGCTTATCCGTTGTTGTCACAGGACCGTTACCGCCAGCAAAATAACCTTCAGTTGATCCTTCTGAAATTCCTGCTAATTCTCTTCTTGCTTGACTTAAATTTGCAGTAGTTTGAGCGGTAGTTGTATCTGTTGTGTATGTTAATTTATATGCATTAATTGTTATGGCAAATGTACCACCACCAGCAAAATAACCTTTAGTTCCTTCGCCAGAACATCCAGAAATATAGGCTGTTGCCGTGCTAAGATCCGCTGTTGTTTGAGCAGCAGTTGTATCATTTGAAAATGTTAATTTGTCTGCCGTTACTAAAACGGTGCTACTCTGCCCACCAGCAAAATAACCTTTAGTTGTTCCTTCTGAAATTCCAGTAAGGTAATATCTTGCTTGACTTAAGTTTGCACTTGATTGTGCGGTAGTTGTGCCTGTTGAATATGTTAGCTTGTCTGCTGTGTTTAAGCTGTTTACTTGATCAGTAGTTCCACCAGCAAAATATCCTTTTGTTCTTTCTCCTGAACATCCAGCCAATCCTTGTCTTGCTTGACTTAAATTTGCAGATGTTTGAGCGGCAGTTGTGTCTGTTGAATATACAATTTTATCTGTTGTTGCAACATGTCCAGAAAACGAAGATGTTGCTCCACCAGCAAAATAACCATTAGTTGTATAATCAGAAATTCCCGCCAATTCATTTCTTGATTGACTTAGATTGGCAGATGTTTGAGCGGCAGTTGTGTCTGTTGAATATAATATTTTGTCTGTTGTTGAAACATTTGCTCCTGTAGATCCACCTGCAAAATAACCTTGACTAATTAAAGTGGTTGTTGTTGATATTGATCCACTAACAATTGAGTTGTTATTGAACATGAAAGCGGTAATACCGCCAGACACATAAAATGCAGTAGGAATTGGCCAAAGTCCATCTGCAAGATTTTCACCAGTTACAGACTGGAGTGCAAAGTTTCCTGAAGCTAATGCGACATCTGCAAAGTTATAAGCAACTGTTGCATTCGCACCAACCATATTGAAAATAACTGTTCCACTAGGAACTGCACCACTTGTTACGGACGCAGCCCCCAAATGTGTATTTCCAATTGCGCCGCTTGCAATGTTACCGCTTTCAATAGCTCCATCAATAAATGGGGTAAAAAATATAGAGCCAGAAGCAATGTTTCCGCTCACGACAATTCCGCTTGCAAGGTTGAATGCGCCTACTGCTGCTCCGCTTGCCAGTTTCACAGTGCTTATTGATCCGCTCGCAATATTAAATGATTGGAATGCTCCGCTACTGATGTTATCTCTGGTGATTCTACCGCTGAGAATATCTCCACTACTTATTGCATTGTCACCAAATGCACCACTCCGCACGCCTCCTGAAGCTAAGTTTACAGTTGTTATTGTATTGCTACTACTTATATTTCCGCTGAAAACGGCATTATTGGCGAACTTAAATGTTGATACGTTTCCGCTTCTTACTGAATCAGAGTAAATAGAAGAATCAGAAAAATTAAATTGGGATACAACTCCTGATGCAATGTTTCCTGAATTAACGGAAGAATCACCAAAATTTCCACTGTTTACGATATTCGTTGCAGTTCGTATAACTCCAGATAAAAAATGAAATTGTCCAATTTGACCAGATGATATGTTGCCAGAAGTTATTGAATTGTTGCCAAATACACTAGTGAATTCTTGACTTGCTCCAGCCAATTGTGCTCTTGCTTGACTTAGATTTGCAGTTGTTTGGGCAATAGTTGTGTCAGTTGAATATGTTAATTTGTCTGCTGTTGCAACACTTGAACCTATGTTTCCACCAGCAAAATAACCTTTTGTTAATCCTTCTGAAATTCCAGCCAAAGATAATCTTGCTTGACTTAGATTAGCTGATGTTTGGGCAGCGGTTGTGTCTGTTGAATATGTTAATTTATCTGATGTTGCAACATAGTTGCTAGTATATCCACCAGCAAAATAACCTTTTATTCCATCTCCGTCACAACCTGCTAATCCTGATCTTGCTTGACTTAGATTAGCTGATGTTTGGGCAGCGGTTGTGTCTGTTGAATATGTTAATTTATCTGCTGTTAATAATGCTACACCAGATTCATCAGATGTAGATCCACCAGCAAAATAACCTTTTGTTGATCCTTCAGAAACTCCTGCTAAGTATCCTCTCGCTTGACTTAGATTTGCACTTGCTTGAGCGGCAGTTGTGTCAGTTGAATATGTTAATTTGTCTGCTGTTGCAACAGCAGCACCTGTGTTTCCACCAGCAAAATAACCTTTTGTTTTTTCTCCAGAACAACCAGCTAATATATATCTTGCTTGACTTAGATTTGCACTTGTTTGAGCAGCAGTTGTATCTGTTAAATATGATACTATATCTGCCGTTGCTAATGCTGTAGATGCGTCATTAGATCCACCAGCAAAATAACCTTTTGATCCTTCTCCAGAACAACCTGCCAAAAAACCTCTTGACTGACTTAAATTTGCTGTTGCTTGAACTGTAGTTGTGTCTGTTGAATATGTTAATTTATTTGCTGTTGCAACACCACCAGCAATATATCCACCAGCAAAATAACCTTTTATTCCACCTCTAACTAAAGCTAAATTATTACCCGGATTAAAATAACTTATATGAAATCTTCCAACTTGTCCACTACCAATATTTCCAGAATTTACAGAATTGTCGCCGATATTGCCTGATTTAATTGAACCGCTAGTTGGATACGAGAATCCAAAATGAATTGATCCAATTTCGCTTGAAGAAATATTGCCAGAAAAAACGCAATTATCTCCAAATACTGTTGAATAATTATTTCCAACACCTGCCAAGTTAAATCTTGCTTGACTTAAATTAGCACTTGTTTGTGCTATAGTTGTATCAGTTGAATATGTTATTTTATCTGCTGTTGCGATAGGCGTGGCACCAGTAGTCCCACCAGCAAAGAATCCTTTTGTTCCTTCTCCAGAACAACCTGCTAAACTATTTTTTGCTTGACTTAAATTTGCTGTTGTTTGGGCGACAGTTATGTCTGTGGAATATGTTAATTTGTCTGCTGTTGCCACAGGACCATTCCCACCAGCAAAATAGCCTTTTTTTCCTTCTCCATCGCATCCAGCCAATTGTCGTCTTGCTTGACTTAGATTGGCTGTTGTTTGTGCAGCAGTTGTATCTGTGGAATATAATATCTTATCCGTTGTGCTGTACTGGGTTAAACTACTACGACCACCAGCAAAATAACCTTTTGTTGATCCTTCTGAAATTCCTGCTAATTGCTCTCTTGCTTGACTTATATTCGCAGTGGTTTGTGCAGCAGTCGTGTCAGTCGAATATGTTAATTTGTCTGCTGTTGCAACAAGTGCACCACTAGATCCACCAGCAAAATAACCTTTTGTTCCTTGTCCAGAACAACCAGCCAATCCTTGTCTTTCTTTACTTAAATTTGCAGTGGTTTGTGCTATAGTCGTATCATTTGAATATGTTATTTTATCTGCTGTTGCAATAAAACCTCCTGCATTAATTCCACCAGCAAAATAACCTTTTGTTGATCCTTCTGAAATTCCTGCTAATTGCTCTCTTGCTTGACTTATATTCGCAGTGGTTTGTGCAGCAGTCGTGTCAGTCGAATATGTTAATTTGTCTGCTGTTGCAACATAATCTCCAGTACTTCCACCAGCAAAATATCCTTTTATTCCATCTCTTATTTTGGAGAGATTAGTTCCCACATTATAATCATTTATTTGGACTCGACCCACCTGACCTGATGCGATGTTTCCGCTTGTTACTGCATCATTTCCAATAAAACCAGATGTAATTGAACCACTTGTCAGAACAAGACTGGAACCACCTACTCCACTAGCTAAATTAAAAGCACTAATACTTCCACTGGCAATATTGCCACTAAAAATTACATTGTCGCCTATTGCACCACTGGTAATTTGGCCAGAAGATCCCGTCGATTGCCAAAATGTACCATTATAAGTCCAAGCGTTGAAGCTGAACTCATATCTTTGTCCAGATGAAGGCGAAGATGGAAAGCTGATTGGCATTTTTTATATTCTCTTAAACATCATAAGGTAAGTTGTTTGCAAATCCACTTCTGTGGACGCACAAGCTTGGCATAACAAACATTCCGCCACTAACATACACGCCGATTGACTGCTGCATATCACCAGAAAGTCCCGGTGCTGACAAAACACCACCAATAGTAAAGCCACTTCTGTTCACAACAATTCCGCCAGAACCAACATAAAGTAAGTTACCTTCAAATCCACTTGCAATCATCCCAGAAGCAGCACTAAATATTCTTCCGTAAGAAACAACAGAACACGCAGTTCCACTTAAAGCTCCACTCATAGTGACACCTATTGCTGGTAATCTCAATCCACTACCACATTGAGCTAATAAAATCACACCACCAGAACCGATACAAACAGATTTTATTCCAGAAATAAGCTCGCCAGCATTAAAAGTTGTTGTCATCAATCTGTAAGCCTGCAAAGCAACAGCAGTAGGAGAAATATGAACAGTGTCAATTTGACCTGAACCAATATTGGCTCCAATAATAGATGAACTCGCAAGATGGAATGTGCCTATCTGACCACTGCCGATTTGACCACTTGACAAGGCTCCTGAACTCAGGTGAACCGAACCTATAATTCCACTTGCGATTACTCCACTTATAAAAGTTCCACTTGAAATATGAAAACCACCGACCTGACCGCTGGCAATATTTCCACTTCTTACAGAGTTGTTGGCAAGATGAAATTGTCCAATTTGACCTGAAGCTATGGCACCACTTGTTACAGAACCTGATCCCAAATTTGTGTTGAAGATAACGCCTGATGCTATGTTGTTATTGAATATTTGACCTGAGGCAATGTTAAAATTAAATACAGCGCCGTCTCCAACCATGCCTGACTTAATATCGCCTGATTTTATATTAGCCCCAAGGACGACACCTGCCGCTAGGTGACCGCTACCGATTTGACCACTTGCTATATTTCCACTAAGAATAGATCCTGAACTTATTTTACCACTTGATATTGCTCCCGACGAAATGTGAAATTGTCCGATTTGACCTGATGCTATGGCTCCGCTTCTGACTGCACCGCTTGCCAAGTGAGGAGCGCCGATTTGACCACTGGCTATGTTTCCGCTTCTCACACCAGCGTTGGCAATATGAATCCAGTCGATATTTCCCGAAGCAATGTTTCCACTTAAAACTGCGTTTAGTGATAATTTTCCACTTATGACAGCACCAGACAAAATATGATAATCAAAAATTTGACCCGACTGTATGTGAAAATTCTGAACAGCACCTGAAACCAGATGCAAACCGCCGAATTGACCTGAAGCCAAGTTTCCACTTAGCACAGCGCCTGCCGCCAGCTTGCCTGATGTGATTGCTCCTGAGGCAATGTGAGGATAACCTACTTGTCCGCTACCTAATTGTCCACTTTGAACAGCGCCACTTCCAATGTGAAACGAGAATATTTGACCAGAGGCTATGGCTCCACTCGTCACAGAACCACTTGAAAGATGAAACTGACCTATCTGACCCGAAGAAATTGAACCACTCAGGACCGCATTGTTGCCAATATTTCCACTTTGAACTTGACCAGAGGAAACAGTAATGGCTCCACTTGATACATGAAATTGTCCTACCTGTCCTGATGCAATATTTCCGCTTAATATAGCATTATCGCCCACATTTCCAGACTGAATTTGTCCAGAATATAAAACAATTGCTCCACTTGCAATGTGAAATTGTCCCACCTGACCCGAAGCGATGTTGCCACTCAAGACTGCATTATTGCCAATTTCGCCACTTGTGACCTGCCCAGAACTCAATTCAAGTGTTCCACTCGCTAAATGGAAAAAACCAATTTGTCCAATTGCAATATTACCGCTAAATATTGCATTGTCGCCAATATTCCCCGACTGGACTTGACCAGAAGAAAGAACAATTGCTCCGCTGGCAATGTGGTACTGTCCCACCTGACCAGAAGCGATGTTGCCGCTTGTGACGGAATTGTTACCTATATTCCCCGACTGGACTTGTCCAGAGGTAAGGCTACCTCCGCCTCCACCACCTACTCCACTAGCAAGATGGTACTGTCCTACCTGCCCAGAGGCGATATTACCGCTGAATATAACATTGTCGCCCAACTGACCGCTTGTAATGCTTCCAGAGGCGTTAGTTGAACGCCAAAATGTACCATTATAAATCCAAGCATTGAAGCTGAATTCATATCTTTGTCCTGAAGTTGGTGATGATGGAAAACTAATTGGCATTTTTTATCCTAAATTTTTACTGGACCCATTGTGCTGTAGCACCATCATAAATATAAGTTAGTAATGTTCCTGTATTTGTATCGAACCACCTATCACCATAAAGTGGGCTAGATGGAGTAGATGCGCTAATTGTAAAAGATGGGACAAGACCACTTGTTAAACTGTATTTGCCTATTTGTCCGCTTGCAATCGACCCGGAAAATACACTTCCGTTGCCAATTGATCCAGAAGTGACAATGCCAGAGGCTAGTGTTGCAGTAAGCAAACCACCGGATGTAATGCTTGCTGTTGTTCCGCCAATTCTTATGCCTTTGGGGAAATTTATATTACCGTGAATTGTACCTGAAATAATTACAGAAGTTCCAATTACTAGGGTTTGAGAGCCTTCTGTTGTTGCAGCTTGACCAATAGCTATGGAATCGCTTTCTGACGGAAATTTAGGTGATGCAAATGCGCCAAGTAAAAGACAGTTTGATAATGAGGTAACCTTGCCACTCAGAAACGTATCTGATCCTGCCGATGTTCCCAAAATTGTTGTATTTATACCAGATTGAACATTAATTGCAGCACTGGCACCAATAATTGTCGCATTGTTTAATGTTCCAGACGAAATCGCAACTAAGCTACCAATAATAACTGATTGATTCAACTCTCTTTGATATCGAGCAGCCAATCCGCCAATGACGACATTTGCGCCTAGTCCAGAAGTGTAATTTCCAACTTCATAGCCAATATAAACATTTTGACCTCCAGATGCAGGATAAACATCAGTGTTTCCAATAACTGTATTTGTTTCCTCGTTACTTAGACCTCTACCAATTGAAATGCCGTTTATAGTTACATCGCCAGATGTAACTGCTCCTGAAACAAAGAATTGACCTGAAGAAAATGTGCCAGATGCCAGATGAAATGTTCCAATCTGTCCTGAACTGATATTTCCAGAGTTAACTGAATTATTTCCAATATTTCCACTAACTACTTGTCCTGAAGTAAGGCTAGAACTGCCTCCAACTCCGCTAGCAAGATGAAATTGTCCAATTTGTCCAGAGCCGACACTTCCGCTGACTACAGCAGCGTTACCTATGAATCCAGAAGTGACAGAACCAGAAGTAAGAGTTGATGGTTGCCAAACTGTGGCAATTGTTCCATCTGTTTTTTTAACATAACCTTTTTGATCAACTATGTTTATTGCTAATTCACCAATTTGAAGTTGACCAGAAGTTGGAACTAATCCAGAAGTTTCAGACCTTATTGGTCTAATGGGAACAGGTATGTCTACTAAGAAACTGGTAGCATAAGCTGCTGTTAATCCAGATGCGGTAAAACCTAGTCCAATAGGACCAAATCCAGTAACGCTTAATCCAGAAAATGTAGCAACACCACTAGTTGCAGATACACTTGTACTACCACCGATAGTACCAGCACCAGAAACAACATTTGCAAAAACTGTATTTGTAGCTGCACCATCAACTGTCCCACCACTTGTGAGAAGATTTATAACTGGTTGAGTTGGAATGTTTCTTGTTGAATAAGATCTTGTTGGTTGTGTCGTAACGCTAAGTTGTGTTGCTGATCCTCCACCGCCACCACCACTATCAGATTGTGTACCTGTGCCAGAATTATAGATGAATGCTCGTTCTGTGGCATCTATGACTTCGTTATAAATTCTAAGATCGTCTATGAATACTGGATCGCCATTTGATCCACCATTAAAACTAAAATCACTAGTAGAGTTATATGTTGTGGCGTTTGGTGTCCAACTTGAAGCACCTGTTAATGTTTGTGAGACATTATTTTTATAAACTGTCCAAGTTCCAGATCCATTTGTACTTATGATGTAATGAGTATAAGAGCCGCTAGTTCTGGGGAAATAAAAAGTACCAGATCCAGTCTGATAAACTCCTATTTCACTACTTTTTCCGTAAACTGCAACACTCATGTCTCCGACAGTGAACAAAAGAAGACCAGCACCACCAAAGTTTTCGTTCATCCAAAAAGCTATTGTAAATGCGCCAGATGTTGGCAACAAGTTATTTGCTGTGCTTGTTGGTATCATACCCAAGTATTCAAAACGAAAACCTTGATTAATTTTGCCAGAAGCGTCAATAGTCCCCGTTGTGTTTACGAAATTGTCGCTTCCAGTACTGTCATTAAACCCAGTAGCCGTATCAAATAGGTAATGATGTGTTTGTGCCATTTTTATTCCCCAAACTTGCTTAAATTAGCTTGAACATGATTTTGTGATTCTTCTACAAAATTTACATTTAATTTAGAGCAAATGTTTTTTATAGTTTCAAAAGTATTATTTTTAAGTTCATTAAAATTTACAATTATTTTTTTGTCGCTATCCCATGAATCATATGTTTCTTGGCAAATTTTCTTTTGTTTGTTTATTTCAGATGATAAATCACGACCACCGCTAACTGATGTGAACGAATCAATTGAATTTTGAGTTTGTCTGTCGGTTACTATCAACCAAGATTCTCTATCTTCTGGAAAATTTTTCTTATAATCTTCAATTAAATTGTTTTGAAAAAACAAATGACTTTTACATGCCCACAAATCAAATTTATTTTTGATTAAAAAATATTCTTGAAAGTCAATTTTTACTGGTATGTGGAAATGTTTGTCTGAAAAAGATCCGGTTGGATTAAATTTTGAATTTTCTTCTTCTGCCGTCTTTGAATTTGTGTCAAATCCTAAATGATGCATTACACCAGCAGTAACACTGGTGCCTGATCTATATGTTCCTAAAATTAAGACTCCAATTTTTCTCATTAGAAAGTCCCTCCATCTATATTACTAAAATATAGAGTTCCAGAATAACTTATAGCCAACATTTGACCAGCTATAAATCCAGATGCAACTGCTATATGCGGATAAGAAATTTGTCCACTACCAATACTTCCACTTACTACAGCAGCATTTCCAATATATCCAGATGTAACAGAACCTGAAGTAAGACTAGCTCCACCACCACCTACACCAGAAGCTAAGTGAAATTGTCCAATCTGACCAGATCCGATACTTCCACTAACTACAGCAGCGTTACCTATGTCTCCAGAAGTGACTGCACCAGAAGCTAAATGAAAAGAACCAATTTGACCACTACCAATTGCTCCCGAAAGTAATCCACCTGAAGCAATATGTAATGTAAATATCTGTCCAGAACTAATATTTCCACTGTTTACAGCATTATCACCAACAAATCCAGAAGTAATACTTCCAGAAAGCAATCTAAACACAACTCCACTAGCAATATTTCCGCTGGTTACCTGACCAGAACCAAGGGACAATGTTGTGATTAATCCAGAAATTAAGTGATTAACACCAATTTGCCCAGATGCTATACTTCCGCTTACTACAGCAGCATTACCAATGCTTCCACTTGTTACCGATCCAGAAGCATGATGGAATTGTCCAATCTGTCCAGATGCTATGCTTCCAGAAACAACAGCATTATCACCAATAAATCCAGAAGTAATACTTCCAGAAAGTAATCTAAATGCAACTCCACTAGCAATGTTTCCACTAGTTACCTGACCACTTCCTAATGTTAATGTTGTAATTAATCCAGAAATTAAATGACTAACACCAATTTGACCAGAAGCTATGCTTCCAGAAACAACAGAACCGTCAGCAAGTTTTCCACTAACAACTCCACCAGATGCAATATTATTGTTGAAAACTACCCCTGAGCCAATCATTCCAGAAGTTATAATTCCAGAAGTCAAAAAGCCAACAACAACTCCAGAAGCTAAATGAATACTTCCAATTTGTCCGCTACTAATGCTTCCAGACATTACTTGTCCAGAAATAAGATCACCAGAAGAAATAACTCTGAAACTTGGAGTTCCACTAGTATTTGCAGGAGCAGCTAGGAATGTATTTTGTGGTTGATATGCCCATGCAGCACTTAATGTTCCAGAAGAAACTACTGGATTACCACTTACAACAAATTGATTAGGTAAACTTAAATCAACATTAGTCACTGTTCCATAAGCACTTGTGTTCATGACCTGAACAGCTGTCATGATAACAGATGGGATGGCTGGGTGAATACGACCGCTAATTAATGCTTCGGCATACAACCTTAAATCTGCATCTGCTGAATACCAAGCAATTTCTGTATAATCGCCTGAAGAAACAGATAAAACCCAGTTCCATGCTGCTACTACTTTAGCATCATTACCAGTCAAATCAAGTCTTGTGCTACTGTTATCAACATTTGATCCATTTAATTTTAACCAAATATCAATTTGATCTAATCCAGAATCTGTTTTATCAAGTTGTGCTGAAAACTGAATATTATAAGTTCCGGGGTATCCAAATACGACATTTGATCCAGATCTAACTGAAATTCCATTTGCTTCGGCAACATTATTATATGTCATTAAATTGCCAGAAGCTAATCCTGTATTAGTTTGTGTCACATCTGAATATGCTGAAATGTAATATCCAAGAGGAACTTCACCTGTTGTTCCAATTGTAACCAGATTTGGATTATTTGTAATTGATATATTTCCAGCAGCAGCAAGTGTTTTGTATTCATTTGCTGTTGCTCCAGCATTGATTCCAAGAATTTGATTTGCTGTTCCAGAAATATAAGTCGGAACTAAAACTCCAGAAGCCAAATGAATACTTCCAATGCTTCCACTAGCGATACTACCAGAAACTACAGAAGCATTACCTAATGATCCACTTTGTACTGTTCCAGATGCAACAAATGTTCCAGAGAATACAGTTCCACTTGCAAGATGAACTAAACCAATGCTTCCACTACTGACATTTCCACTGTTTACTGCATTGTTACCAATGTTCCCACTCTGAACAATTCCTGAAGTTAAGCTGAAACTTGTCGGAATTACACCAGAAGCAATGTGGTTAGCACCAATTTGTCCAGAAGCAATGCTTCCACTAACTACAGCAGCATCACCAATATAGCCAGAGATGACAGATCCAGAAGATAAAGCAAAACCAGAAGGGATAGTACCAGACGCTAAGTGAACTGCTCCTATTTGACCACTTCCAACAGATCCACTAACTACAGCAGCGTCACCAATAAATCCAGAAGTGACAGAACCAGAAGTTATTGATGCTGGTGTGACCCAAGAAAGTGTTCCAGATGAATTGGTTGCTAGTATTTGACCACTTGTACCATAAGATCCGGGTAGAGTTATATTTACATTGCCTGAACTAACAGCACTTGGAGCTTGAACAGCAACATAGATTGTTCCAGACGCATCTGTAAACTTAACTGGGGCTTGATTATTTAGAATCAAGCCTTTTTTAACTACAAATTCATTAGACATTTTATTTCCTTTTCTTCACTTTCCAAAAAGAAAACTTATTTATTGTATTTAGTCTGTTATCATTAAATAACATTAGCTCTTTTGCTAACTGCTGCCAGAGTAGACAAGAAATCTGGAACTAAAGTTGCAATTTCTGGGTTTGCGAGTAAACTTTCTTCACTTAAAAGATCTGGAATAAAGTGATTTGTTCTTTTTTCGCTTAGTTCTGATGTTCCATCTGCATTAATTTTTCCTAATGTCCAGAATATTTCTGCAACAAATTTACGATCACCTGTTGCGCTTAGACGAAAATCTGATAGAAACCATGTGTCATAAACCTTTTCTGGAACTGGAACTGTTGTAACTGGATTCGTCGAAATAATTGGCTCAATATTCATAAATTCTCCTTTATAGGTTGTATCTACTTTTTAATGAATTATAATTCTGCAAAACTTCTGCTGATGACAAAGCACGACTGTAAACCATTCCTTGAGAAATATATGCGCCTAATGGTCCTATAAGTGATCCATGTCTCTTCCCCATTATTATTTTAGAAGCAAAGTTGTAATTTAGAGCATTATAAAGTGTTGTTGTAAGTATGTTGACACCGTTTCTGTATAGATTGTAATTTAGATTTGAATATGTTGCTGCTAAATGAACCCAAGCTGATGTCGATGTTTCTTTTACACCAGACCATGCTGTTCTCTGGAATCCGGTTGAACCAAAACCCCATCCGTTACTGGTTTCGTTATAAACTATAGAGTCAAAAGGTTCTCCTCCGCTTCCCATAATTCCAATTAAACCACCAGCAGTTTGTGATATTGAAGTTAATTTGCACCATGCCATTGTTGTTTTTGATGTAATATTTGGAGTGAATATAACACTTTCACTATAATGGTTGCTTCCATTAAATAAAATACTATCAGAATTAAATGTAGGGCTATTGATAAGTGTTATGTGCCTGCTATTACCGCTTAAATCAGTCCAAGTTGTTCCTGAACCAGAATAACTTTTTGTGTTTCCAGCATCTGCATGGAAAATCAATCCATCTATGACAATATTTGGACCAGAAATGACACTCATTAGTAAACACCCCACTTCGTATTGAGGTAGGATTCTAAAAATACTATATTATATGCTGATAATACTGAATTATAAACAATAACTTCTGCAATATCACCGTACCACGTTTCAGTGTTGGAAAGTCTGCCAGAACCTATTCGCACTTGAACTCCTGTCCCAATAGAAGTCGATGCATGAGATACACTTCCAGCAGATGCACCGTTCATTTTAGCCGCCGATCCAGTAAGCGTATTTGTCTGACTAATTATAAAATAATTAGTACCATTTCCAGTATATGTATATTCTAATCCAGGAGTTGGGCGACCGCCACCAAGACTGTTTGTTCCATTTCCAGCTTGTTGTATTATGTATTTAGTTGTTCCCGTTTGATCATTTATGTCATTGGCATTAAGTAAAATCGCTCCACGCCATGCAGATGTAGTGCTAGTTCTTTTAGCAACAATGAACATTGTGCGATCACTTGACTGTGGAGATAAATTTCCAGTTAATTTATCATTTGTTCCGTCAAATCGAAGTGTGTTTTTATTATTCTGTATTGTCAATTTCAAAGATGGTTTTAATGAAACATCAGATTGAATTACATTGTTGCCATTTCCACTTTTGTCTCCCCAATATCCTATTGGAT